AAATAGTAAAAATTCCTATCACAGAACAGAATAAAAAAGTATATTGGTCTAAAAATAAGAACAGTAATGCTTGGGAAAAGTTAGTAAGTGAATGCCCTTCTATGACGTCAGAAGAGTTTTGGAATAACGAATTGGAAGAATACGATAAGGGAGAAATGTATTGGTATTTTATCATCGGTAAACCTGAGTCGATAATAGATGAGTTGATTAATTTGAAGATAGGAGACACCGATATATCTTATCCATATATAAAGGAAAATAGACCTTGGGAAGTTGATAAAATGGATTGGTATGACCTTAGAGAACATGCTGATGCCATGAGTGATTTTATTCAGAAATTATATAACTACATTTAAAAAAAAATGCTTTATGAATGGAATAATATTTGAATTAGAAGAAAAGTCAAAATATACAGGGAGATACATGGATGAGGAAATCTCCTATAATGACACATCTATAGATTACATGGAAGAAATACAAGAATGTGACAGAAATAGAGAGATTAAGGATTTACTAAATGACCCTTGTCTTGGTAAAATATTTGACAAGGGGGAGATTGATGATGAAATTGTCTACAATGGTAACGTAGAGGATATAAAAGTAGACTGGATACGTGCTATACAAAATGAGGTAGATAAAATGAATGCTGACAAAAGTATGACTAAACATAATATTATTAATGCAGTAAAATATGGGATTTGTGGATACCCATATCGTTTTTACATTGATTCATATTCGGGATATATTGTAGAATACCCAATAACACTAATAGAATGGGTTCAAGGTTTAAAGCCTGGAACAGTCATTAAAATAGGAAACGTATTCAGTTATCATTATTAACAATATGCCTTATGAAAACACAAGAAGAATATGCCCGTGAGATTGATGAGATTGTTCTCCGGGATGTAGAAAGTTGCCAGAGTGATTGGTTTAAGATTGATAAGGAAATATTTATGCTTCCTGAAAACAAGAACAAGATATTTATTTTGGGAACCAGAAAGACCGGATGCGATTTAATTATGCCGGGTGGTACTAATTGTAATGAAATTACAATGGATAGAGTTTTTGGATGTCTTGGTAATGAGAAATTCTATGTTTGCCAACCAATATCTCTTTATAAAACACAACAAAATATCCAGGAAAGACCTGCCTTGTACGTTTTTAAAATAGCGACCGCATATTTCAGAGAGCAGGGTTTGGTCCCTGTATTTGAAGATTGTCATTGTAAACTAATGAAGTTATGAGTATAGAGATAATAACATACAGGCTTCCGGCTTATTGGGCTTGTGCTCTGATAAATGGTGATTATACTGGTTTATCGGATGAAGAAAAAAAGGAAATTAATAATTTCTTGAAACAAGCAGAAGGATATCCCGTAGATGTAGACTGGGAAACAGAAGGATTTTATCGGTGCAATGACGCTAATAATATAGCGGGAAATTGTGCCGATTTTATTTTTCACAAGTATAATGATTAAACTAAAATAATATGGAAACTGCAAACAAACTAATTTATTCAAGTACAAAATTCTTTACAGAAAACGGAAACGAATATAGAATACGAACCACAGTATCGTTGAACGACGATTGTCATAACAATATATGCGACTGGAGTATAATAGCCGATATTAGATGGAAAAACAAATATGGAATATACGAAGAATACTTGAGTGGTTGCTATCACGATGTGATTATAAAACACTGCCCGGAATTAGCTAAATTCATACCGTTGCATTGTTGTAATCATTATGGTGCTCCTCTGTATCCGGTAGAAAATGGAATATATCACGTTAAAAGAAGTGGTATGTCTGTGGCAATGAAGTATTTGCGTATATCAGAACAAGAATGCATAGAATTATATAAAGCCTATGAAGATAAGGTGTATTTCAAGTATATGCTTTTCAATCTTGGAATAGTGAATAGATGGAAAAGAGAATCAGAAGAGCTTATTGCGGAACTTGAAAAGTTGTGTGGAAAGAAATGGGTAAATCCATATATGCCGGAAAAGGAAAGATTTACCCTGACACTAACAGACGAGGAACGATCTCTTGTTGAAGAGTGCATTAAAGCAGGGTATTATTCCACAGAGAATATAGAAAAACGTAGGGAAGAGGCTCATAAGGCAAAGATGATGAAAAAGCGTGCTGAAATTTGTGAGCGATACGATAAGAGAATCAGACAAGCAGAAGCAGAAAAGAAGATAATGTTCTGTGTGTTTGATTATGGGTTGTCTACTGATAATGCTATATATTACCCTCATTCAAATACTTTATCTTTCAACTGGAATAATTGTGAAAACAAAATCACACAAAAAGAGTTTGATAATTTTGTAAATAACGTAAATAGATCTCAATTGTTGAAAGGAATCAAATTTGAACTTAAATAAAAACATAGGATATGAAAAGATTGGATTTTGAAACACTATTTCGTATTGTAAGATGGGATTATAATCGTTGTTTTAAAAATGAATCATTGGATAAGGATTTGTTCGTAGAAAAATACGGACGGGTAATGGGCGAGCATTATTACAACAAGTTTATCCATGAGTTTGACGGAAATATCCTGAAGATGATTGGTTACTTTAGAGGTTCCGAAAAAGAGGGACAAGTTTTCTGCGATATGATAATCGAACGAATTGAAAAATACGAAAAGAGGGAGCCATACAACAGAAATGAGTTAAACAATTAAAAAGATATTTATATGAACAATTCAATGGTCGCTCACTTATGGGCAAACGAAAAGCAAGAATCAGCGAATGGTAGTAACTTCTATTTTGAAGGAGAAAGTATTTACTCCTATGGAAGACATTTTGAGGCTGGAAGAATCGTGCGGAACAAGCGTGGAGAAAAGGCGTATTTGATTAATGATGGATATTATTCTTCTACTACAAGCAAGCATCAATATTATATTCGTGAAGCAATACCAACTGGCTCAAAGGTATTCAGTGTTGGATATAATATGTCAAATACTGGTAATATGGCATTTGTCACCAGTGGGTTGGAATCCATTAAAGATGCTATTGAAAAATACAAGAAAGCCAGAACTGAATTGCCTTATCAGAATGTTTGGGGAGCGTTTAAAAATCTGATGGGTTATATTGAGTTCTTCGATATGGGAACTCCCCAGCGTCTTCTTAAAAAGAGCGCAAACGAATGGTTTGGAAATAACCATGAATTATCATTGAAATCAGATAAGATTAAACGTGAACATGCCCGTGAATTGAAACGTATTTTCCAGATATTGTTGAATCATCAAGCACTGGAAGTCCTTGGAGCCGTAAATGTGATTGTAGATGAAGTTTGTGGTGAAGGAACATGGGCTAAATATACGATCAGATGCCAAAGATGGACAGAAGGTTGTGAAAAGAGAGAGGCTATAGTCCTTGAAAAGGCAAGAAAAGAGGAAGAGGCCCGTAACAAAACATTGGAAGAATGGATACAAATGTGGAAGTATGGCGAGATTTCCCAGTTAAGTTATTATTGTCGGTTTGAGAATGATCAGCCGAACGTATGGTTGCGTATTAAGAATGGAAAAATCGAAACCAGTAAGGGTATCAAAGTAGAACTAACTGAAGCTGAAAGACTTTGGAGATTGATTAAGGTCTTCCATAATGGCGGTCAGTTCCAGCACGATTTGGCACTGGATGTAACCGGTCACAGATGGGCGTTCAATCGTTATGAAAACGATATGCTGACTGCTGGATGTCATCGTATTGCGTATAGCGAGATGGAAAGTATTGCAAAACAACTGGGATGGGCGTAAGTAACCCATCCTATTTTATAACAATTAAAAACGAAAAGATATGGAAAATCCAATTGTTGTTCCGTTTGATTTAAATACGGCGAGAAAAATTAAAAGTGGGGAAATAGAAGGTTCGGTATTAATTAATAATATTGAAATAGAATTTGTATATGAGTCGAAAGACTGTGCAGATTCTTATAATTTACTTTTTGCAAAAAAAGATGGACGTGGAATAAGTGCTGTATATGCTAACACAGAAGGTTGCACTCTTGGTAACTCCACTCTGGAATTGAAAGTGGAGGCTGGAGCGTATTTTAAGGAAGGAGATATATTAACAAGCACTAAAGGATGTCAATTCATATATGATGGACTTATTACCAAAGGGGCAATGGGAAGTATATGCGGAATGGCAACATCTGGAGATATTGAGTTTGATCGTAGCACATTATGGACTGATGTGTATGACAGAGATAAAAATCGGAATGTAAGAAAGGCTATAGAAGAAGAGAAGAAATTTTTAGCAGAAAAGATTATAAAAGCCAAAGACAGTAGAAAAATAAATATAATAAAAAGATATTTAAGTGAATACGAGTATCTATTAGATGAGATGCCGAAACATGACTTCAAACCATTTGAACGAGTGCTGGTGAGAAGAACTAACCAAGAGAGGTGGAAATTGCATTTATTCTCCAGAGTATCAGGAACATATGACGAATATGAATGTTTGGGAGGCGTAACATTTAGTCAGTGTATCCCATACGAAGGGAACGAACATCTTTTAGGAACTAACAAAAATTTTTAGAAACTAAGGTGATTATACACCATTTTATATCAAAGATGAAAAATGATATACATTTGTACGAAGCATCATACTGGGTATCACCAATACCCTCTACCGGTTGCTCAAAAGTGAGATCACCGGATTCTTTTACCAAACAAAACGTTTTTGATTTTACTTACCCAACGAATATTTTTTTAGGGTAAAACCTTATATCAAAGACCTCTTTTACTCAGTCCCTTGTCCGAAACAAGGGACTGAGTGATTCGATTGAGTGAAACAAAGTTAGAAAAGAAGAATATGAAATTAATCATCATCCGTATGTTTTACAACATAGATGTCGTAAAATAGTATATAATTACTAAAACAAATAAGATTATGGAACATAAAATGGTAACAATCCCGTTTGATTTAGAAACGGCAAAGAAAATAAGAAAAGGCGAAAGGTTAGGTCAGATTGTGGCAGAGAAAGGACGAAATAGAGCAGAAATAGTATATGAAGATGATTTGTGTAATGCATATCCTTTATTGGTTGTAATTCATTCGATTCCTGTATTAGCGGATTGGTTTTCGTCCACGGGGAAAGCGTTTAACGACGCAAATCGTCTTCTTCTTGAAGTTCCAGAATATGTCACATTCAAAGATGGAGATGTGTTAAGCAACGAAGAAGGAAATTATATTTTTATCTTAAATACTAATGGGAAATATTTAACATCTTTGTATGCGAGTCTTGCAGCGGGAACAAGTCTTAATATATCGGATGATATTGCTGTAAACGGAAACAATATAGAACGTTATAGACTTGCAACAGATTCGGAAAAACAGATGATGATTTGCGCATTAAAGGCAAGCAATAATCCAAAGGCTAAGGAGTATCTGAAACGTTTCTTCGGAATTGAAGAAAAGCCGAAATATGATTTTAAGCCGTTTGACAAAGTGTTAGTAAAATATTATGAAGATGACAATTGGGAGGGCAATTTATTCATAAGAACAATTACAGACGATCAGGATGGGGAGACTAAATATGAATGTTTGAATGGGGTGGTGTTTGTTCATTGTATTCCTTTTGAGGGTAACGAGTGTCTTTTGGGAATTACTGAAAATCCAGAAAAAAAATGAAAACGGTAAAATTATCCGATTTTTCTCCTTATGACAGGAACAAAGGAGGAATACAAGAATTTTCTGATTGGCATCACTCCGATATATAAGAGACATTTGTGGAGCGAAGAAGTAAATGTTATAAATGATAAACAATAAATATGAAAACAAGAACATACGAAGGAATACGGCACGGAGACTGGGTAAGATGTGTCTTATGTGGAGCACAAATGCTTCTTCCATGTGGAGCTGATAAATGCCCGGAATGTAGCAGTGAAGGTACTTTAACGTGGGTAGATGAGAATAGGCAAGAAATGGATGCTAAACATCTGGATTGTCTTGTTCCAATACGCAAATTGGAGTTACAAGAATATCTGTCCCCAGATATTTTGAAAATAGAATATACATATGAAAATCGAATACATACAAAAATGTAAATGCAGAGCAGTCACTATCAATTTTGATAATGGTGCTTCGAATAGCATGTTTTGGGAAACATTTGAAAGATTGGATTTGGATGCTGGTGATGCCACATGGCTTCACCAGTCCTGCTGCTGCAACCACTGCGTCAACCATTAGGGGATCGACTTATGCGAGTGCGGGTCCGGCGAAAGAGTTGGCGAATGTGGCTCTAACCGACCACATGATATATTAGGAATCAAATACGATTCATTTGGAACAATATTGAAAAACTTTGGGTGATGAACATGGTAAGTAAATACACCGCTCTATTAGGACAAAAGAAACTGAAAGAATCATTTGTGAAAGACTTGGAACTTGCATTATCAAGGGATGGTCTTATTATGAAGCCTGGGAAGCTCAATTTTATAAGTTATTCAGAACTGAAGGATTGGAGCGTTAGAGAATTGATCGGGGAAGATCTGAAGTCAGAAGACCGAGCTTTAATAAACAAAGTGTATCACATGTTATTCGAGATACATAGCGACTTTGAATCAGTTATAAGAATGCTATATAGCTTTCGTAACGGACCTAAATCAGGCTTAAAAGTCGCAGATCCGGATGATAATTATAAATGGACTAATAAAGATGGAAATGAAAAATATTCTACCAAAAATCTACCAAAGGCGCATTTTAGATGGGATTGGAGAAGATATACCTTGTCAAAGGAATCTGTTGATAAAATAACGGAGTTTGTAGACACTATATTAAAATCATAAAAATATGTATGAGAATATTTTAAGTAACATGTTGGGATGTCAGACATATTGTATATCAGACAGTCCTTCGAATAGATACTGTCTTATTGGACCTATTGAGTGCAATGAGAAGTTAATAGAAGTGTTTAAGAAGGGGATAATAGTAAAACTCAAACACGTGGAAAAACGGGTCCTGGATACATTTACGAATAATGGAATTGATCTGAGTAATTACACTCACTGTATTATTGTGAAGCGGGATTTTTATCTCGCCTGGTAACAGAAAAACATAAATGACATGAACAATTTTGTAATAGATACTCCTGATAACTTCTGGCAAATAAGATGGCTTGACAAATACATGGAAGGTCATAAAGGATTTATAGCTGGTGGATGTTTTAAGAATATCCTTTTTGGAGAAAGAGTAAAAGACATTGATATTTTCTTTGAAAGCGAAAGCGATTTCCAGGAAGCTGTCGATTTGTTCAATGATAAAAAACACCAAAAAGAAGGATGGAAATTTAAGTACAAGAATGAGAAGGTCTGTGCGTTCCAGAAAGAGGGAGAAAAAGTATGGGTAGAGTTCATAGAGTCAGAGTTCGGTAAACCAGAAGAGATTCTTAGGAGCTTTGACTTTACTGTGGCAAAAATGGCTTACTATAAGGAGCCTAAATACGAAGAGAAGGAAGATGATTATTTTCCATTCTCATCTACTGATGTAGTAGGATACGAGTATAAACTTCTCTACCATGAGAAATTCTTCGAACATCTTCATATGAAGAGGCTGGTTATTGACGAAAATATTCCTTTCCCAGTGAGTACATGGGAAAGGTCATATAAGTATAAGGGATATGGTTACAACATGTGTAGGGAGACAAAGAAAAAGCTTCTGCAAGCTCTTAAGGGTGTGAATATAGAAGAGGAAGACGTATCTTTGTATGTTGATGGAGGATGGGATTAATTGAAAAATAATAGAATATTATGAATGCAAGTAAAGAATACAAAATAATAAGAAACTTCATATTAAATGAGCTTCACATTACAAAAGAAGACATAATCAAAAACATAGAACCATTATTGAAAAAACTTGTAAAACAGTGTATGAATAATACATATGGGAATAACAATCAAATAGAGTATTGGATCAGATGTATGGTTAACGACGAACTTAAACAAAGAGATTCTGATTTTGTAAGAAGAATATGTAAGGAGGTTATAAAAGATCATGTGTCGAATGAGTTGAACATAATTGTAAGTCCCAAAAATGAAAGATGCGCATGTGAAAATAGAGTACCATCAAGAAAAGATGGTTTGTATCTAATCTACGGAAACGGACACGCTGAGCCGTTTACTAGAGAGAATTTCAAAAAGAATGTGCGTTATATCGGATTAAAACACAAAGACGTATCGTTTGCTATCTCGCTGACGGAGCATGATAGAGTACAATTGCTTGACGATGATAGCCGTAAAGAATCCGGAAGTGAGACGTATTACGAACGTGAATGTGATGCGCTGTTTGACATTAATGGACGCGGCAATACGGAACGCCTTGTAGTCAGAAATCCAAAATTGAGAAATCTACTGAAAGATGGCGAATACATCCCTTCGTTGAGACAGCTCAATCTAATGGCGCATTACAAAGACAGTATAAACGATGCGCTTAAATACATAGGCGCAGAACCGTTAGCCTCGGAGTGGTTTTGGTCCAGTACTGAGAGCAGTCAGTACAACGCGTGGTACGTGTACTTCTTCATTGGCGACACGGGCAGCTACAGCAAGTACGGCAGTGGCAGGGTTCGGGCGGTAATTGATTTTTAAAAAGGATTACATATGATAACATCAGTAAAAATAAAAGACAACACAAAAACTCCATTTGAATATGTTTCTGACATAGAGGCGTTTGAAAATGGCAGAGAATTTATTTTCAAGCCAGGAGTGAATGTGATTATAGGGAAAAACGGTAGTGGAAAATCAACTTTACTTAACATCATATCAATGTATGCGTTATGTGATAAGTCCATGTGCTCTGAAATGCCGGATGAGGCGCTGGATTTTCCACCTATATTTGATGATGATGACAAGGTTCTTGATGGGATTGATATATCATCCGATTATATAGGGAAAGTATTCCGTTTATTGCCGTCAACGGAGACAAATCGAGATAGTGTATTAAAAAACATCAGCAATTTCGATTTGTATGCGAATAGTATTCAAAAATCTTATGGGGAAAAAGTGGTGTTATCACTGGAATCGCTTTTCAATTTAATGTTCAACCAAAAGGATTATGCGTTTCCAATGCAAGATCTTGCAGAATACAAGAAAAAATCAAATGCGTTTTGGATTAAAAGAATTGACAACCTGTTGAAGTATTATAGAAGGAACTGCATAACATTAACAGAAAGCAGTTTTGAGTACACGGTTCTCATGGATGAGCCAGACAGGAACCTTGACATTGACAACATAATGCAGATTCACAATGTATTGTCATTTCATAAACCACAAACACAAATTATAGCCATAATACACAATCCGGCATTGATTTACAAATTAAGTAAATTAGATTGTGTGAATTTCATAGAGATGACAGAAGGGTATCTTAATAAAACTTGTACATTTGTGTCTAACTAATTAAAGGTGAGATGAACTGGAAGAAATTCAAAGAGGAAAAACCTCCAGAGGGAGAAGAAGTGTTGGCCTATCACCCAAGTTGGATAGATGAAGATTTCAACCCAAGAGGTTTGACATACTCCCATAGCTAAAGCAAATGGGATTCTTGGATACAAACGTATGGAACCCCGGTATTTCTACCGCTGGAATTACCCATACTCTCCAATTCGGAAATGCCCTTCCGAAGTATATTACGGGCTGCAAGAACATCACGGTCGTTGACCGCGCCGCACGACGGGCATACCCACGTGCGGTCGCGTAACGACAGACCTTTATTAATGCAGCCACATTCACAAGTTTTGGAAGAAGGATACCATTTATCAATCTTGTGTATAGTCACTCCATACTTTGAAGCAACATACATTAGTTTATCAATAAAAGAGGAATGACTGAGATCAGAAACTTTCTTTCCCCACAAACGTTTCATTCCTTCAATGTTTAGATCTTCAATAAAAATATAATCATATTGTTTACACAAATCATGAGCTAATTTCCATTGAAAGTCTGATCGAAGATTGTTTATTTTACGATACGCTTGTTGTAGTTCAAACAGTCTCCTTCTTCTATTGTTGGATCCTTTCTTTGCATTAGAAAGCCGTTTGTTTAGTTTTCTAATCTTGTTTTGATATTGTTTGAGGAATAATGGAGAATCGATTTTGCTACCATCACTTTTAGTTAGATAAGTTTTCAGGCCAAAATCCAATCCGATAGATGCACCATCATGTGTCTTTCTATAAGAGTTTGAAGGATTATGATCTGTAACTATAATCAAACTAAAGCGGGAACAGGTTTCTCTAACTATTCTAATTTGTTTAACATTACCTTCGTAGACTCTACTGTATGAAAATCTAAATCGTTTCTTCCCTTTGTTAATTGTTAAACAATTACCATTCAGGGTAAAACCACCTTGTTTGAAAACAAAAGAATTGAATTTCTCCGGTGATTTAAACTTAGGAGGTCGTTTAGCTAACTTCTTAAAGAAACGATTATAAGATTCATCAAGACGTTCAAGTATTTCTTGTGTTGTTTGAGAATGAAGAAGATTTCTTTTAATTCTTTTGGTAAAATGTTTCTTCATTTTATCAACTGAGATATATTTTCCAAACAGTTTGTAATACCTACGTTGTAGAGCTAAAGCATGATTCCACACAAAACAACATTCACGAAGTATCTTGACAAGATACTTCGTTTTCTTCGAATGATAGATGTTGTATTTGTATGAAATCATTTTTTATCTGTAATTTTGATTCAAAATTAATCAAACCAATTCATCCACCTTCTAAAGTATGGTGGTTTTGTTGGTTAAATAATCATAAAACAAAATCACTTATAACAATGAGCTATTTTATATTAATGGGAAGAAGAATCCCAAAACAAGCCGTAACAGGCTTCAAGTTTCAAAATGAAACAGATAACATTCGTCCTTTCCTGTCAATCAGGATAAGAGGGAAGGAGGAAATTATACCCCTTAAAGATAAAAGAGAAATACTGTCCGTGAAAGTACATCTGTGCTCTGTCTTCTCCGGGTTTGTGAAAATAGGCGACTGGTATCTCAAGATGTCGGAAGTTAAGGAATATAAGCCGGTGACTGCCGAAGACATGAACCCCTACATCTTGTTTAAGACATCTAAGTTCGGAAATATAAAAGTTCGTTTTCCGAAAGATGAAGATATGAATGCGGAATTGTTGGTGCTAGATCAACTTTTTGACGTAGAATGAATTAGTAAGGTAATTATATACCTAAAATAATATAAAGAGATATGAGCAAATACAGAACAAAAGCCGGAATAGAATGCACGGAAGAAGAATGCAAGCTAATTGATTCATTTAAGAGGCTTGCCAAAAAATGGAAGAAAGATGGAAAACGATTGTGGATATATTCAGCAAGCGGAACATTACATGTAATGATGCATGGAGATACAAACTATAATCCTACACCGGAATTTACGCAATATGGAGGCAGTAACATTGAAAATAGTATAACCATCATTGATGGAATACCAAATGATGGCGGAGATTGGTAATAATATTCATTTTTAAAAGTTAGAGTTATGAAAAAAGATTTAACAGACAAAGAAAAAGAGGAAAGAATGAATTACCTTACCATCCATAAATGTAAAAACGAGGATGAACGTAAAGAGTTAAAAGAATTATGTGATTGGTATTTTAAGGATACCCCTACGTTAACTATGTCTTTTTCTTTAACAGAAGAAGATCTTTCGGGTAACAATGGAAGGGGACGTGGAGTTGTCGGCGGTAGTCGGAGCTGTGAAGCGTCAACACCTTAAGAAGAAAATTTGAAAGGTTATGACTGACAGAGAACTTCTTGAAGAAAACAATAAAATGTTAAAGGAAATTCTAAGTTTTGTGAGAAAAGTCGATTCTGTTGAATATAGGGATCATCAAGACTTTATGGAATTTCTTAGAAATGTGGCAGCCGATATATGGGTAGAATATACGGAGCCTGAACAAAGAAGTAAGTTGTTTAATTTAATAAATAAAGAAAAATGAAAACAATTTTTGATTTAAGCAGAGATGAGATTACGGCATTGACAGACGAAGACATAAGTCTGTATATAGACAAAGAGCTTGCTAATAAAGGTATTCCAATTGAAGCTAAAAACTGGAATATAAAGGACGAAAAAGAAGTCGCGTATCCAAGAACGGGAGTTCCAGTATTTATGTTAAAAGATATCGGCATCGGTTTTAGAACCATAGAAGGTGCAACTGAGGTGGCTAATTTGCTTGTCAAGTATAATGCATTTAAAACAGAATCAAAGTATCTAACAGGATCGTATGAACGGTTTTGGATCATAAAGGAGGGTGTTTGCCCGGCTGTTAAAGGAGAAACAGGATATAGCGAGAAAGAGTTTGATAAGATAGATGAGAAAAATAAAAACCCTGAATTGACAAGTATAAATACCTTCAATGACACCGTGAAAAAAGCCAATGAAATCAAAGATAGGGTATTGAAATACGTGTACAATATAAAACAAGAGCGTTCATATAACAACGACATGGTTGGCATCTTTGAGAGGTATAAGGATATAGCAGATGGCGACATGGAGGTGGCTATGAATTTCATTAAGGAGGCCTATCCATTCAATGAAGAAACAGAGGTATTTATCAGGAAAAAGTTCAACATGTCCATACCAGTTGAGCCAGAAGAGTAAAAAAAAAATAAGATAAATTAAGTTATTTAAAATCTTTTTTATTATTAAAAGATATATCTTTGTCCAAAAAACAAACAAGATGGAAGAAAAGGAAATAAAAGAAGCTATGACTGAAGCCCTGACGCATTTGGAGGGGTGTAAGTATTTCGTGGCTACGATAGTAAATGAAGAGGAAAGAAGGTTTGATATGAGCCAAAGAATGTCACAGCATCAATTGGCCTTAGTTATAAAAGGCATCTTATCTAATAATGAGATGATGATGATGGATGTTTTGCAGTGGTGCTCTGCCAGACTTAAAAATAATATAGATAAAAAGAAGTCAACTAATTAAATATTAATAACATGAATCGCTGGTTTGAAATTACGGTAAAAGCCGAGATTGACAATATCGAGAACGGCAAAAAAAAGAAAGTAAATGAAAAGTATTTGGTAGATGCCTTATCTTACACAGAGGCAGAGTCAAGATCTTATGAAATCCTAAAGGGGTTGTATAAGGTGTTTGATGTTGTCAAGATCAATCCTATTAAAGTGTCGGAAATTTTCTTCAACGGAGAAGCTGAGTACTGGTATAAGTGTAAGGTAAATTACATTACACTGGATGAAAAGAAAGGTAAAGAAAAGAAAATGCCATGCTATATGTATGTCCAGGCCGGCAATCCGAAAGATGCTGAGGCTGTGTTAACTAAAGGGATGCAAGGTACGTTGGGCGACTGGAATTGTGAGTCTATTGCAGAAACGAAAATCATTGAAGTATTTAAATACGATCTGCAAAAAGGTGTAGAAAAATTGGGAGAAAAGAAAACTGATGAGTGATGTTGTTTCCCGTGTAGCACTTGCGATAGCAATTGTATTATTGGTAGTAGCAGGTGCTACTTTACTGATAGTGATTAAGACAGAAGAGGTACCAAGATGGTTAATGAACTTACCATATACGTTATCTTTAACGGCAGTATCTTTTTCAACTATATCACTTGTATCGAAATATAAAAAGTGGAAAAGAAATTGTACATCTGCGAAAAATGCGGACGAAAAGTAATGATAAGAAGTCATGGTTTATGCCAGGCTTGCAGGAGCAAAGAGTTGAATCCGAAGAAAAAAGACAGAATTACATCCATTAAAAACAGCAGCAAGAAGAAAAAGTTAGAGAACCCGGATTTATCCGGGTTTTTTCGTCTTATGTTGGAGGAGTTGAGTACTATTCGAATGTCTATGACTGGTAAAGCTATTCATTTTCCTACAGTATGTAACGTCTGTCACATACTTCCGAAAAGGATATATAAGTCGGTTGCTACTTGCAGGGATAATATAGTTTTCCTTCATGAATCGGAGCATACGGTATTCGACATGTATCTTGACCGGATGGAATTTGATAAACTTGAAACAGAATTTCCTTTTGTGTGGAAGTATGCGGTAAAGAAGGTACTGGATATGGAAAGCAGAGGAATGATCAAGGAAAGAGGTAGGTTGATTATTGAAATAATTGATAGGTATGATAGAAGAAAAGATTAAAATATTAATAGATTTAGGGTTTGTACCTATGGTGGAAGGAGAAGGAAATACGTTGTTTAGAATGAACGATGTTGTGATGTCAGTATCAGATCCTAATCAAACACCGGAGCAATTAAAAAAGGAAGCTATGTCTTTAATAAAGAACAGAGACATAGCAGAAAGAGGCGGACAGGTTCCAGTAGTTGAAGAGCCGGCTTCTGAGCCAGAGCAGGCCCAGAAGGAGGAACCGGAAGCTCCGGCGGAGGAAGCCGATCCTAACCCTGGAGAAGAAGACTCGAATCCGTTTACAGAAAACCAGGAAACGTTAGAGCCGTTTTATATCTGTGATGAGTTGAAGAAGATTGAGACACCCAAATTTGTAAGATTGACATTAGACGGTAATCGTTTTTATGTAAGGAAGATGGATGATGGGGCAGCCAAGATATATGCTTCGGTAACAACCATGATTAGAGACGGATTCGTAGATGACAAGACGGCTCTTCAAGAATGGAGACAGGAGATGAGGATGATTGGTCGTAATCCAGAAGAAGTATCAGAATATGATGCAGATAAAGGAACGATCATGCACTACTTATACGGATTGTATTTAACTGGCAGAGATATGGTCTTAAATAGAAGTTTTATAGTTAAAACTGTACAAGAAGGCAAGCTTAAGATATCGAAAAAGAATCTTGACAAATTTTTTGGTAGTATAGATGACCTTGACGATATGATTGTCAGAGTTATGAAATTTGCCAAATTTTGTTCGGAGTATAAGGTTAAGCCGATGATGATTGAAAGAATATTGTCATTAGAAGACTATTTGGTAGCTACGCCAATAGATGCGATGGTTAAAATGACATTCAAATACAAAGAAGAAGGTTATTTTGGAGCCGTGTATCAAAGGGCTACAGGGCAGTTCAAAAAAGGTGATCCGAAGAAGGAGGTAAGAGAGGTGGAGAAAGAAGAGATTGTTATCTTAGACTTTAAATCAGGTGACATACGAAATGAACACGCTTTTCAATTGGAGGCTGAAAGAAGAATGGTTAAAAACTGGTACGGAATTGACGCGCGTATTATGAATTTTTCTCCAAAAAGCACAAACAGTAAAGGTTATACGCTAAAAGAATGGTCTGATAAAAATGCTGCTATGGAGAAAGCGGACTGCGTGTTCCAGCAAGGGATGTTGAATCACATTAGAAAAGACAAGAGGTTTAAAGTGAGAAAAGGAGTATTGAATATCAACAAGCCGTACAATGAAGAGGATCATATTGTTGTATATGATATTGCTGAGGAAATGTCTAAAAGATTCATAATATGAGCGATATTGTTATTCCTAAAGGAGATTATGTGGAAATCGTAAAACCGATACATATCAATCCTTTTGGTTATTGTTTTATTAACATCAAAAGGGGTTCAAGATTAAGATTATCGGAAGATTTGAAAATAGGAGATAAGTATGCAATATACATACTCGTATCTTATGAGAAATATGGCAAGACCGTTAAAATGATAATGCCTATACTGGCCAGAAATACAAGAAGGGTATGAGAAGAAAGATTAGGAGAACAGGAGAGATAATAGACGTAATTACCTTTAGCGGTTCAACTATAAGGAGTGATTATGACAAAATACAGTTCTATGATAGTAATGGAAGTGTGATAAATGGGAGTTTAAATTATTATCTCGATACCCTTCCTGTGGATGATGAAAACAAAGACGTAGATTGGGAACAACGTAGATTCGATCTTGTTAAAGCCTATTCTATTGAGTTTATCAAAATGCAAGATAGAAAAGGAGAGATAGATTGCGGGGTATATATACCAGATGTGGTGTCATGGTCTATAACTATAGCAGATAGAATCATAGAAGCAATGAGAGGAGTTAAAAATGCTTGATTTCAGAAAATACGAAAACGTACCTCGGTTTCAACTTGACCGCAGGCCTGGCAGGAGCCGGCTGAAGCTAACCTGCCCAGCTTGTGGGAAAAGCCGGTGCCTCACCCCTTATATTGATGTGGCAACAGGCCAGGTTGTCGGCAACGAGTTCGGAAGATGCGATCATGAACGGGCTTGCGGTTACGATAAACGACCTACCGGTAAGGATGTAGGCGACAAAGATCTTTGGATTTCGGGAAACAAGTGTATAAGAGCTTATCGTCCTCCTGTAAATCCTGACGTTGTAAATTACATACCTTTTAGCGAGTTTGAGAGGACTGTAGTCCCAGACGATAGAAACACCGTATTTAGATTTTTATCGTCTCTATGGGGAAAAGAAAGGGTATCTGATGTATTCAGAAGGTATCATGTTGGAACAATGGATTTATGGGGATGGAAAGGATGTTGTATATTCTGGCAGATAGACAAAGATTTTGTATGTAGAACTGGCAAGATCATGGACTTTTATATAAAGACCGACAGCCAGGGGAATGAGATTGATGTAAAAAGAGTGAAGGAAAAAGACGGTGACAATGAGCGGCCTCATGTTATGTTTTATCACTCGTTGCATGCAAGAGACTTCTTGTTTAGACAATGCCTGTTCGGAGAGCATCTTCTAAGCCAGTATCCGGATAAGGTGGTTAATTTGGTGGAATCAGAAAAGACGGCTATTATATGCGCTGTGAATAAACCAGATGAGTTATTTGTAGCTACCGGTGGGTTGCAGAATCTAAGGCCGGAAGTGATAGATGTTTTAAAAGATAGAAAGACTGTAGCTTTTCCGGACAAAGGACAAGCATTTGAGACATGGAGTAAAAAGATAGATGGGATGATGATGAAGTCAAGGATAAAAGTATCGGACTATCTTCAAAATGTTGAAAATGTAGGAGACGGAGATGATGTGGCAGATTTGATAATTAGTAACAAGATAAAAGAAAAATATCATGAGCCTGGATGTTTATATTAAGAACAAGAAGAAAGAAGAGGATCGTGAATGGGTTGCAAACATCACCCACAACATGAACAAGATGGCACAAAGAATATTCGTATCGGAAAATAAAGAAACGCTGTACGATTATGTTTGGAGACCAGAAGAATTGTATAAAGAAATATATACCAATGAGATGAAGAATGTACTTACAAAAGGTATATGTATTATGATCTCTAAGAGAAAAAGTCTTTTGAGATACGAGCCGGAAAACGGATGGGGGTCTTATGATTCATTTCTTAAGTTTCTTATCAAATACAAAGAGGCGTGTGAAGATCATCCGGGTTATATAATTGAAGCAAGTAGATAACAACATGGAAAATTATAAAAATACTTTAAATGAGGTAGTGGTGATCGAATCGTCACCAGAAACGTATTTTGTTTACGCTATTCGTAATGCTATTCGTATCTCTAAATGTGCGTATCCGACAGCCAAGAAAGTAATTTTCAAAAGAGAGGACGTAGAGGTAGAGATCTCAGAAATGGAAACTGAAAGCAGTTTGTATGAAAAGTTTAAAGAAAAACAAAAGAATAGGGTATGGAACTTAATGAGCGCCAACAACGGGTTTTAAGAGGCGAAATTTGTCCTTATTGCGGAAAAGAGACTGAGCTGGTCAATGCCGATAAAATATATAGCAGAAAAGGCTTAGGGATGGTTATGATGTGTAAACCGTGCAATGCTTATGTCGGTGTTCATGAATCAGGGCCGAATAAGGGAAAAGCTAAAGGCCGGCTTGCGGGGCCATCACTGAGGTCTCTTAAGATAAGAGTCCATGCCGAACTTGACAGATTATGGTCTACGCCGGAGGAACGGGAAAGGATGTATAAAGATTTATCTGAATTTCTATCTATACCGGAAGAGTACACACATATAGGTATGTTTGGCGAGAAGACAATGGGAAAAATCTTTCAGTTCTGTCATGTAAACAAAGAGCGATCAGGTTCGAGAATAGAATGGCATAAGCCTGGAGATAAGTGCCCTAATAAAAACAATCAAATAGTGTCAGGAAGTAGCGCATGTAGAGGATGTCCTGAGTATCTTCATGATGAGAAAGATGGGTATGTCTGGTGTGATCCTGATATGAGCTACGGCAGGTTGAAATAGGGAGCGAATTGCCTATCTTTGTGCTATTATTAATCAAAAAAAATATAAGCACATGGGCAGATCAACAGAGTACTACAGGACTCATCCCGAAGCCAGGAAGAAAAAGGCTAAAAAGGACAAGGAGATAAATGCCAGACCGGAACAGAAAGCCAAACGCCGAGAGCTTGGTCGTAAAAACTACGAAACGGACAAGAAGAAGGGTAAGGGCTGGAGAAAAGGAAAGGATTGTTCTCATACCAAGAACGGTCTTAGGTATAAATCAGTAAAAGCTAATAGGGGATCCAAATCGGATACAAAAGGTGACAAAAATGCACGAGGAGATAGCAAATAGGATAGATATAAGAAGGATATTCAAGACCTCTAAACAGGTTATGGAAGAGGCGTATGAGAATATCTTGAAATACAGGCGGGGAGAGCTTATCCCCGCTAAAACCGGATACGATTATATTGATGAGGCTTTGCTTGGAGGTATTTTTCCTCAGCATGCTATTGCTATAGGGGCCCGGCCATCTGTAGGTAAATCGTATGTGGCCCAAAAGATATTGGAAAATGTGATGAATCCGATGATCAACCCGCAAGCAGAAGATTATTTTCTTGTCAATTGCGAGTTCGAAATGAATCCTCAGGATCTTCTTCTTCGCAGAATGAGCCAGGATATGAAAAAGCGAGCTCCTGAAATATTAAGAAGGCAAGATTCTAATACAGTAGAAGAGATGAGGATGTTTGAAATCCTTCAAGGTGAAATCAGAAATAATATAATATACATCGATGCTCCGTGTACGGTAAAAGAGTTTGAGGCGGCTGTGTATCATATAGCTACCAAACACAAAGACAAACGTCTTATAATATTTAAAGTCGATCATATTGCTTTGATAAAAAGAATGGGATTAGATCCTAAGTCGGCTATAGATGATTTGGTGGCGGTTATGAACGAAGCTAAATTAGTATATAAAAACATATTTTTCCTCATCATATCCCAATTCAACAGAGAAATAGAAGGAAGGATAAAAAGCCCACAAGAGCAGCCTCCGCGTCTTTCTGATTTTTACCAATCCGATACGCTGGGTCAGTTATGTACGTTAATGATAGGTTTGCACAATCCTCGTAGGTACGGGCTGGATAAGTATATGATATTTGGGAAAGACTGGTATCAGACCCTTGATAGGTTTAAAACTGAAAACAAAACATCATTCAGAACAGCCGGACTGGTGTTTCATCATATACTGAAGGTAAGGCAAGTTAGTATGGAAGAGCTTACTAATACAATCCACCCGGAGATACTGCCGGGACATGGATGGATGTACGGGGAGGGCGGGACGAAGTTCGTGAACCCCAACCAGCCGCCGACGCCGCCCAAGCTCTATACTGTGGAAGACGTTACGGACAATCAGGAACAAGAACAAGAGACAAAAGAAGAACAGTCATTGTATTAAAAAAAAATAAGAACCATGAGACTGACAGTAGAAGAAAACGAATACCTGATAAGTAAGTTCCTTTTGGTTCTTACTGAATTTGCAGGGGATGAAAGAGAGATGTTTTTAATCAACTCCATACATGATAAGGCGGTGGCGGATATGAATTATCGTCTTCCGTCTTTAATAAGCAGAGAACGTAAAAGACGAGTTATTGAGCTCCTTAAAGAAGGAACCAGAATAATCAAGGACTTTTCCGGCTATGCAGGTGATATGGGTATGATTAACGAATACGATCGCCTAAAGAAAGAAATAGGAACCGTCCAAGACCAGCTTGGTGACGTAGAAGGTCAACTTCGGGCAGCAGGAGAAGTTATTAAAAAAGAACTTGATATGATTGCTGACCGAATCAAAGAAGATCTTCTTGACCGAGAGCTGGCCAAAAGTAATGCCGAGGCCGAAAGAAAAGCCAAAGTAGATCCGAGATACGAAGTAGCTTTAGGTGATTACAAGGAGATGCTGGAAGTGATTTTTACAACCAGAAACAAGTATTCTACGGTAGATTCTGTACATGACGATCTTCGACAGTCGGTATCTACCGGTAGAAATTCGATTATTAAAGAAGGGTACAACAGTTAAAAACAAGGAGGAAATATGGAAAAGAAGGAATTTAAAGTAGGAGAAGTATTTACTGCCGGACTTGTAAGATTAAAATGTGTGGAAGGTGATACATGCGATAGGTGTATATTAGAAGATTACGATTCTTGTTCATGTACAGACATAATTATTGGTCCATGTGGACATGTTGATAGACAAGATAACAAGAATGTTATTTTTATTAAAGCTGATTAGGCATGTACATCAATTTCAGACAACTTGCAGCATCAGACATGACTCCTAATGATCTTGCTAATCTTCTTGCCATAAGACAGAAGGATTCGGTTATGATCGAAGCCATGCCGGAAGAAGATGCTGGTAGATATATAGAACTTGGCCTGGTTGAGAAATTAAAATCAGGCGTGATGAGATTAACCAACAAAGGAACGTCTTTTGTAAATTATATAGAGACACCGGAAATGACAGACGAGGTTCTGGAAACGTTGAAGATTATGATAGGAATGTACGAATCATATTCAAAAGACATAGGTGTCAGTAGAAAAGAAGCGGAATCCAGATTGTGTTGGTTTATGGGTAACACCTCATTTAAGAAAGAGGTCATACTTCAGGTAACGGAATCTTATATAGCAGAGTCAGGAGATTATACAATGAGCTTATGTAACTTTATATGGAAACCGCCTTCTCAGGCTTTTTCAGTCCATATGAACCTTAAAAACTCAAAGCTCTTCGACTTAATAGCTGAAAAATTCAAGATCGCTACCGAGCCTTATTTGGAGTCTAAGAAGAATAAGGAAATGGATTGGTTGTTTGCCGTATCTAAATTGCCTACGCCGCCGGCTAAAGGCAATCCGGATTATTTGTTTACCGGAAGTTCTGAAACAGACAAAGAGAGATTGAAAAACATAAAAACGTATTTATTTAACAAAATTAGAAAGCAATGGAAAAAGTAGAAATCAGAAAGATTATAGAGGATATAATTATTACTCAGTTTCTTAATTCAGAAATGGATATAGTTCATGAAGAAGATGTGACGTTTAAAGAACTTGGATTAGATTCTCTTGATCAAATTGAACTTGAAATGATGGTGGAACAAAAATTCAATATTGTTATTATTGATTATGATATGGAGACCATCAAAGATATGTATGACTGATCTTGTTTACAAAATAATAACAGAAGGATATGGGAAGTGATATAATTTTATGCATGGCTTTAATAGCGTCATTTGCTTTTGTTATACAGTTTTTGTTGTCGATATTAGGATCTGATCTGGATACGGATATTGACATTGACAGTGCTTCTGATTTAAGCATGTCTTTGTCGGACATCATATCATTCAAGGGCATAACACATTTCATTCTTGGATATAGCTGGACTACTTACTTTTCGGGTTCCCATTTAGTAGGGGTTGTGATAGGGTCGTTTTTCTTTATCGTTTTGTTTTACGTATATAAGTTACTTCTTAAGTTAAAACAAGAAATGGCGTACGAATGTCCGGAAGATTTGAATGGCAGAGAGGTGGAGATAGTATTTAGATCAGGGAAGAACCATTATATGGTAAATATTTCGAAAAATGGAAGACAGGAGCAAATGAGAGTAAGATGCTTGTCTGGAAAAACTTACAAAAACGGTGACAAGGTGAATATAAAATATGAAGAAGGAGAATTAAGTATCTAATTTTTTTTTATCAACAATTAAATTTTAAAAGTTATGACAACAATCATGTACGTGTCAGCTATCTTAGCTGTAGTGATTATTTTAACAATCATCGGAGTCTTATCAAGGTATCGTAGATGTAAGCCTAATCAGGTCTTGGTCGTTTATGGTAAGACAGGTGGGGAAAAGAAATCGGCGAAATTATATCATGGTGGAGCGGCATTTGTCTTGCCTATTATTCAAAGCTATGATGTTTTGTCAATGGAGCCTATGCAAATAGATTGCAAGCTTACCGGTGCTTTGTCATCTCAGAATATTAGAGTAGATGTTCCTACGACTATTACAGTAGCTATCAGTACAAATCCAGAGATCATGCAAAATGCGGCAGAAAGACTTTTGGGAATGGATACCGAATCTACTGAAAATCTTATTACGGACATCGTTTACGGTCAGATGCGTTTGATTATTGCTGAAATGACAATCGAAAAACTTAATTCTGACAGGGATGAGTTTTTGGATAAGGCAAGAAAGAACATTGATAACGAGCTTAACAAGTTAGGTCTTTACCTCCTGAACATCAACATCAGTGACATTAGAGACGAAGCCGGTTATATTATGAACCTTGGTAAGGAGGCTGAAAGTAGGGCTCTGAACGAAGCACAGGCTAATATCGAAGAACAGGAGAAGCTGGGGGCTATTAAGATTGCTGTACAGCAGAAGGAGAAAGAAACGGCTGTGGCTAATACCAAAAAAGAACAAGAGATTCAAATTGCTTGTACTGAAAAAGAAAAGGAAACGATAGTAGCTGAAACGAAGAAAGAAAAAGAAATAGCTTTAGCTTTAACCGATAAAGAGAAACAGATTGGTGTAGCTCAAGCAGATAGAGACAGGGCTGCGGTTATCGCAAAAACTTTAACCGACAAGGAATCGGCGATCGTAAGATCTAAGGCAGAACTTGAAGTAAATAAAGCCGAGGCTGAAAGGATGGAAGAAGTAGGAAAGAATAAGGCTGAAGCTGACAAGGAAGCAGCTATAGCAATACAAGACTCTGAAGCTCAGATTAAGAAGGCTGAGGCTGAGAAAAATGCGTCTATAGGATACAACAATGCCCAGAAGGAGGTTGCTGTGTCAGTATCAGAATTACAGGTTATCAAAGCTCAATCAGAAAAGAGGGCTGGAGAAGAGAGGGTTAAGTCGGAAGCGGCTGTAAAAACGGCAAAAGAGCTTGCTGATAAAGAAGTGGAAGAGGCTAAGGCTGAGAAAGTTCAAGCTGCGCTTCGAGCTGAAAAGATTGTGCCGGCTGAAACCCAGAAGCAAGAAGCTATTTTGCAAGCTGATGCTGAAGCAGAAAAGATTAAACGCCGGGCTGCCGCTGAAGCAGCAGCCAATTTGGCAAAAGCAGAAGCCGAAGCAAAGGCTATTAAGATGAAGTTGGAAGCAGAAGCCGAAGGTAAGAAAAAGTCGTTGATGGCAGAAGCAGAGGGATTTAAGGCTATGGTGGAAGCAGCAGAATCCAATCCTCAGATAGCCATCCAGTACAAGATGGTTAATCAGTGGAAAGAAATTGCTGGAGAACAGGTTAAGGCATTTGAGCACATTAACCTCGGAAATATCACGGTATTTGACGGCGGTCAGAACAGTACCGGTAATTTCCTTAACAATGTTGTTAAGACCGTCGCTCCGGCATTGGGAGTCATTGATCAGCTTCCGATTGCAGATACTTTAAAGAAGCTAAAAGGAGATGACAAAAAATAAATACAATGGCCCAGGGTTACACTTGGGCCTAATTGAAGAAATAAAAGCAGCATTCATAGATTTCCTGCCGGCAGGAACAGTGCTTTACTAATTACGATATTTTTAACATGGATTTTGGACAAGATTTAGAACCAGAAGAACTGACCAAGCATTATGATCAGTATTATGGAATTGATTTTGAAACAGAAGAAGAGGAGGATGAAGAGTATGACTGACGAGGAATTTGTATTGGATAATAAGAAAAGGGTTGTTGTAAGAAAAAGAATATCTTATTTAAGCAAAGGGGATAAAGTGTGGATTGTGTCTTCCGACGGGTATCTGCTACACACGGACGTGGTTAGAGCCGACCGCGGCCGATCTTATGTGGATATAGACGGTATCCTGTATTGGAAACGAGGATTGGATGGCAAGCATCGTAATCGTAATAACTACATGCAGTTTGCCATGACACCAGAAGACGGTAAGAAGTATGTCGTATATTACCCGGAAGGATTTAAAGACAATGACTTATGATGGTCCCGGAAACGCATTTGCTATATAAGGAGTTTAATGGTGTGAAACGTCTTGCCATATCTTATTCCCAGATAGATACGTTTCTTACTTGTCCAATGAAATGGTATAAAACTTACGTGGAGGGCAAAAGGTCTACGGAAAAACAAGAAGCTACGTCTTATGGTACGGTTATTCATAAGACACTGGAATACTTCTTCAAGAACGGAAGACAGCCTTCTGGCAAAGACCTGGGGGAAGCTATAAGTTACTATGCTTACCAAGAAGACATACCTTGGCAATCACCGGAAAATATGATGATAGCCATGAAGCAATCTGGAGAGCTTCTTGCTTGGATTGTGGATCTGTTCAAAAAAGACGGCAATAGGTTTATGATAGCTGATAGTGATCTTAATCCCTGCGAGAAACTTATCAGACACGGCGCTATAGTTGGAGTCGAAGAAGATTTTGTGCTGCCGTACCGTCTTCCTAAGCCTGTTAACATAAATGGAGTAATTCATACTCATGTGTACATAGTAGGATCGGTAGACCTTCATCTGGCTATAAAAAGCAAGAACGTAGTTCACCATTATGTCATAGATTGGAAATCAGGTAATAAGGTTTTTGATTCTAAGAAGTTGGAAACGAATTTACAGCATCCTATATATTCGTTTTACATCTATAGAAAATATGGTGGAGTTCTGCCAGATATGAACATCTATTTCTTTACCAGGACCAGACAATACCAAAAGGTTAAGGTGGATGAGGAACGTAAAACAAAATCTATAGAGATGCTAAATGACACTTTGTCTAAAATGTATGATTTTGAAGATAATAGTGTAAAAACATTTCAGGCATACATCCAGGGAGCAGAAGGAGCCAGGTATAGCAAGCGGCGTGCCACCCTAAGCCAGCCTGTTCCGCAAAACAAGCTACCCTGCCCGTCAGCACTGTGTTACTATTGTGACTTTGGATTACATAACAAAAACGAATGCCCTTTCTCTTCGGATTGGGATCCGTCTAAAAAGATAAAACGATGAAATACGAGGACGTTCAAAAGTTAAGAACAAAATACCGGCAAGATCCGGAAGTTATAAACGTAGAATACATGAGAGACGTTGCTGTAAGATGTGGGAATTTCAAGAAAGCATTTGAACTTCAGGAGAAGCTGGAGGATATATGGTTTAACTACTTAAAGGGAGTCCAATGAAAGAAGATCTAATATGTGGAGTAGCGATCCTTTTGTATTTAGTTTTATTATACTTGCTCACGACAGCTTTCATAAAAACAGGTAGAGCAGTAGATCGTTATAAGATGAAGAAGAAAACTGACAAAATCAAAGTAGGTCAAAGATACGAACATAAGAACTACTTTGAGGATCCATTTGAAAGAGGCAAGCATGTGATTAAGATATTAGACATAAAAGAAGGGTACGTTCTATATGAGTACGAAGAAAAACCATATATACGTTCTTCTGTGAGTCTTGAAGATATTGTTAAAAAATACATTTTAATTACTGATGTTAAACACAAGTAAGTCATGAAAAAAGAAGTCACAATCAAGGAAGATATGGCTGTGTTTTATAAAAATACAGGAAAAGAACTATGGATTTATAACGGACTTTTCAGAAACAAGGTGTTGTCTATAAAAAAAGATAAAGCCATTATCATGTGTGAAACTGATGCTGAATATGCTGTACTGATAGAAGATAATCAGTTTATTGCCGTAGCAAAAAACATGGATTATGATTACTGCTGCGCATTCACATTAGGTAATGCCGAGGCTTATGGGGATCGTATGGGCATATCGTGCAGTGTATGCTTGCTTGAAGATAACGAAGATAAAGCAAGGGAGATGTTGAAAGAGGCGATAATAGAACTTTCAAAAAACAGTAAAATAGATTGCGATGGGCTTTGAACTTAGACCTTACCAAAAAGAGGCAGTAGATGCCGGGCTTAAGTTCCTTACAGGAAGATCTAAGAAGCCTGGCATAGAAGTCTTGCCGTGTGCAGCGGGGAAGTCTTTGATAATTAGCAAGATAGCTCATGAATTAAAAAGACCTATCCTTGTATTACAGCCATCTAAAGAGATTCTGGAGCAGAATTATGCGAAGGCTGTATCATTCGGTTCTAAACCTACCATATATTCTGCTTCATGTAAAAAAAAAGAGTTATCGGCTATGACTTATGCTACACTTAAAAGCATAAAGAAAGACGTAGCAAGGTTGAAAGATATAGGGATAGACACATTATTGATAGATGAGGTGCATAGCGGGTATTCTCCTGAAGAAGGTTCTGAATTTATGGAGTTTATGAACAGGTTCCCAGAGGCGAAGGTGCTGGGCTTCACCGCCACTCCCTGCCGCCTCCGAACCTACAGTTCCATGCTGGAAGGAAACTACAGCAAGCTCAATATGCTGACGAAAGACGAGCATAATTTCTTCAAGAAAATAGTTCATGTGACTCAAATACAAGAATTAACTTCTCAAGGGTTTTGGTGTCCACTTAAGTACGAACGATGGTCTTTTGATGAATCGGCTCTGATGTTGAACAGCACCGGAGCTGAATACACCAACGAATCTATTAAAGAAAGTATTGTACGAAATGGCTTAAACAACTCTATCTACAAGCGCCTTCTTCAACTTATGAACGAACGTAAAGCCATTTTGGTTTGCATGGATTCTATTGAATCATGTAATAGAATATCAGAGTTCATGAATGCCAAGATGGGAGCCATAACCGGTGTCGTAACATCGCTAACAACCAAAAAGAAAAGAGAGCAAATTATATCCGATTTCAAAGAAGGAAAGTTGAAGGTGGTTTTTAATTATTCAACGCTTGCTACCGGATTTGATTTTCCTGAACTTGATTGTGTGATGTTTGGTCGCCCAACATTCTCATATTCAACATATTACCAAATATTAGGCCGCGCCGTCCGCATCCATCCTGACAAGAAAGAGGCGCTGATAGTTGATTGCTGCGACAACATGAGGCGTTTCGGTCGGATAGAAGACTTGACAATCGAACAATTCCCTTCTAAGGGCTGGTGTATGTTTGCCGGAGATCAACTTCTGTCCAATATAAGGATGGGTGATATTATTACCAAAGACGAGATCCTTCGCCGGGCAGCCTCGCTTAAATCTGTGAATGGAGATGGTAGGAGAGAAGACGATCTTGACAGTATAATAATGTGGTTTGGTAAATATGAAGGGATTAGATTCAAGGACATACCGGTGTCGTATTTTAGGTTCTTGGCTGAGAATATGGCAGTAAAACCAGGAGATAGAAAAGAAAAGATTATCGAATATTATAATAGAATAAAGGCATGAACGACAAGAGAAGAAAAAAAATATTGGGTGTTATTAAAAACGTAGATAAGTATAAAACGGATTTTGAATACATCAAATCAAAGTTGTCAGAGTTGAAGCACAACATAAATTCAGCCAAAGATGATGTTGATATAATTTTAGACGAAGAGACTGAGGCGAGAGATAATATACCTGAATCGTTACAAGACTCAGAAAGATATTGGGAATCAGATCAGGCTGTAACTTATATGGAGGAGGTGGTTGATGACATGGAAGGTATTATAAATGATTTAGATGATGTGATTTCAACCATAGATGGGAGCATTAAAACTATAAATGGTTCTATTAAAGTAAATTTGGAAGGAATAATATAAATGGAAACAAATGAATTAAGGGAAATACTTAAATTGTATGGTCTTCAACATGATGTTGTTATCAACAAGAGTTCAAGAAGGTATTCTATTATCTTAGATAATAACATAATAGGAACCAATCACGACAAAGAGAGGGTGGTTGTATTCCGTCCTATACCAGAAGGGAAGAACACGTTCTGCATGGAACGAGATAGGTTCTATACGGAGTTTGAAGAGGCTTTTGATGATGATAAGGCTATAGAAGTCGTAAGACAATATTTTGAAAACAACAAAAACAGAAAGTCATGAAAGAAAACGAAATATTTAGGTTGAAAGGCAGAATCGCTATATCCAACCTATCACGTGAAGACAAGGATATGATAAATAGCATCCTTGATGGTGTCAATAAAAAGGATGAAGAGGAAAAAGGATATGTCTATACCGTGAGAGTAAAACTAAACAACGGAAAGGTTGCACATGCTACTTTATTTTTTAAAGACAAGAAAGGTCCCACATTTGAAGACTTAGAGAAGGAGCTTGATGATATGGGAGTTAAAAGTGATGATTATAGCAATAACGGCATAATTATCATTAACCGCATTGTTATGAGCGGAGAAGAATTTGATCGCTTTGCAAAAGAAAAATGATGGACTATATTATTATATCAAACAATTAAAACGACGATAAAACAATGGAAAAGATGGATGATATTATTATCCCAAAGGGGGAAAGAGTGGTTATTAACAAAGATGTTCATGCTTATAAAACATTAGTAGCCCAAAAAGGACTTAAGGTTGTGTGTGAAAAAGATATCAAAAAGGGAGATAAGGAGGCTACGCTGTCGTATGAAGGTCGTATGGAAATCGATATACCAATTGAATATATACTGAAGAGTAATAATATCCTTTTCAAAGAGGGAGAATTACTTTTTGTTAAAAAGGATTATTCTTTTAAAGATAACATTGTTCCTGGAGGAGCTATAGTTGAGTTGGCGGAAGATGTCTATAATGTAGATGTTATGGCTGTCATATATTATGAAGGGGGAAAGACTTGTATGCCATTAGAATTATTAGAACCTGTTAGTTCAGAAAAAGGCAATAGTGAAAAAGAAGGGAAATCAGTGAAAAATGACATCATTGATGATAAACTACGATGGGATTTGCTTCCGATGGAAGAAATTGAGGATATTGTAAGAGTCTATCATGCCGGAGCCAAGAAATATGGTCCTAATACTTGGCAGGATCTTGACAATGGCTTTGAACGGTACCGTGCTGCGGCTGCCAGACATATAATGGCATACCTGAAAGGAGAGAGAATGGATAAAGAGACGAACGTGCACCATTTAGCTGCGGCTGCATGGAATGTTATAACTATGCTGTGGTATGACAAACACGGAAAAGGGTTAATGCCTTTAAACAAGGAGGAAAAGAAATGACAAAAGAACAAATGATTCAACTGTTAGACGACGAGTTTGATGCAATGAACAAACATAGAAGTAATATTGAAAGAATTAAAAAGGAATATTTCGATTCTGTTTATGGGTTAAAGAAGGGAGATAAAGTGAGTGTTCTTTACAAACGTTCGAAAGAGCCTATTGTTGGTTTCTTTAAGAACGTGCAAATCACGAATACTGGAACAGTTATATTTACAATCCAGAAAGCTAATAAAGAAGGAAGACCTGGAAGAGGATCTTATTTGGTGTATGAAGACGATTTGAGCGAAATCAAAAAAGTAGAATAACATGATTAGAGCAAGATTTTACATTAGAAAGGATGACTGTGACAATGATTACCGTCCAGTCAAATGGCCTATAAAATATCCATATTGGTGTAGCGCAGAATCCAGTAATTCATTTGTATTGGTAGCGTATGCTGAAGATGAAGACAGCATAAAAGAACTGTGGCCGGAGGCGTATGATATTAATGTCTTAGAAAAAGATACCGAAATTAGATTCACATTAAGATTTCCTAAGCCGGAATGGTATGAATTATATGAAGAAATGTATGATACATTTGTGTGGATTACAGATACATGTCTGCAAGATGGTAAGATAAGAAAAGTAAAAGCTAAAATAGAAGATTATGATGGTACTTTATTAGCCGACACCCCTAATCGGTTCGCTCCTTATACGATAGGGTATCAAGCTTTTAAAAATAAAGAAGAAGCTTTGAAATATGCAGAGGAACAGAGAACGGATTTAATTAAGTCTCTTAAGTTACAAATACACGAACTTGAAAATCTAAAATTTGAATACGATGATTAACTATGCAGCAAAAGCCAGAAAAGCTTATTTGATAAACAATTTCGATAAGATTCTTAACAGCCTCAACACGCTTCATTCAACGGTTGAGACCATGACGTTGTTCGTAAATGACCAGGCTTATAATTACATTCTTAAGCTAAAGGAAGTAATTAAAACCAGTCCTATGTATAAGCACAATATCAAGCGTCTTTTAAATGATATGGACAAAGAGATAAAGAGGTACAATGCTTCTATCTACTACATAAATAAAGAGCGTAGTGAGGTTATAGCTGATATAACACAAGCGATGGAAGATTGCCTCATGCCATACATAGACGATCTGGCCGGCGCTATAAGGGCAGCCGTGTGGTCGAGGGGTGTGTCCGAGGAGCGGACGGAAGCGGCGGTCCTGGCCCTTATCGTGTCTTCCTTGGCTCTGACATCCGGAAGACTTATTTCAGGTGGATATCAGATTATGAAAGAAATGGGTGGAGGTCAAGGAGGTAACCCGTTTACGTTTATGAGCATTGATAAGATAAGATACTTATCTACATTATTATCTGATGCTATTACCAGTGGAGAGATTACTCTTGAAGAAAAAGAAGCCGATGAAATAACTAAGGCGATGGATGTTTTTATTGAGAAGATGTCCGATTCAGATATTGTTGACAAAGTAATTAGCATACTCGAAGAAGCAGAATCTAAAAATAAGGAGGAACGATCATGAATTACTTAGATGGGTACGTAGAAGAGGTTCTTTCCGAGCCGTATTATGATGATTACGGATCGGGAATTTTCAGGTGGTGGGTGAAAGTGTCTTACGATTGTTATGGCATGGGAGCCGTTACTACCTTAATGTTTGATACAAAAGAAGAAGCGGAAGCGGTAAAACCAGGTTATAAATTTTTGTGTTAATGATATTGGGATGTGATTATGAAGTACTTTATTTTATTGATAATGTTGTTATTGTCATCATGTGATATTGACAATGTTAATACTGGATGGGTTATATGTGATTTAGAACCTTTGAATGATGGGCGTGTGTTATACAAAGGAGAAGATAATGGCATTACATGTGTTAGTAGTACCAAATACATCAAATTCATTGGACGCCAAGGGGAATACAATATTGGAGATTCTGTTAAAATCGTAAAAATAGAATAAGATGGAAAAGAATTTAAAACTCGTATGTCCTAAATGTGGCGAATATCACAATCCCAACTCTATACATTCGATGGATGTATCGGATTTTGTAGAAGGGGATATTAGGACCATTATGGAAGAACGTGGGTGGTGCTTTCAGTGTGCATGCTGGCAGAATATATACAACGTACACAAAGACGATCCAGGGTGGATTAGAATAGACGGCGTAAGCTGGATTCTTAAACCTATGGTGGAAAACGTGCCAAGAGGATGGAATGGTCTTGGATGTGGCGGAAAAAAGATGTATATCAATATCGAAGGGAAAGGCATTGTTGCATCAAATAACTGCTGGTGTCAAGGTAATGTTCCGGATGTGTTTAAGGATCTTATACCGGATAATGCTACGTTGGCTACCAAAGAAGAGTTTGACAAAGCTTCTATGGTAGGATATATTATGAATGGCGTTGGTTTAGTTTTTACGGATAGGGTACATTTTTTATAAATCAATTAAGGTAATTATATACCTTAATCAATTACTTAAAAAAAACAGTTATGAAAACATTAGAAGAATATAAAGAAATGTTTAATCTAAGAGATGAAGAGATAAAGGAATTTGAATCTTTTTTGCAAGACAAAAACCAAAGTATATACTACTCCAAATTTACCAAAATAGTAAAATATAAAAATGGAGATATTGCTGGATATGGTTTGGTTCCGCCTGAAAAAAAATGATTTTATGAAAAATTTTGAGAATAATTTTTGATTTGGATATATATATCACACTCTGTGACCTTATCGAAAAATTCAACTCCTCTTTTGATTTCAATATTTTTAGTTTCTTTTATGAGTAAAAAATAAATTATGGCAGTTATATACAATTCTACATATAGACGACAGTATAGGGTCTATATGTAGAATTGTTTTAATTGTCGAACGTAACTGTCTCCGATGTTACCACATATTCACCTATACTTCCATGTGTTTTAGAATATAATTCAAGTTTTATATAAGCGGAATAGGTGGCATAGAAAGTGCCCTGACCCAACCTGGTTATAATAGGTCTGACTATTGATGTTAGGGTCAAATTTTGAAAGGATGCAGGAGAAGGCTCTGGTTCGATATTAGTTTTAACAAGTCCACAACCCCATGATGTATCTGAGCCGGTTTCGTAGATCTTATCTACAGGATCTCCTATTATCGTATCTGGGTACTCATGTTGCTCACTGGTGTAATTCATTACAATAGGATTATCATTGTTTACATTGTATTTTTTACCAGGAGCAGTATATGATATTTCACGATATGTTACATATTTCTTTTCTTGTTCTCTCACTGTAAACTGGTCCGGCAAATAAAGACGTATCAAAAAACCTAAAGAAGGAGATTCTACTCTACCTATAATAAGTTTAATGTCATCCTTCTCTACAAGCTCTTTCGTAGATTCTGTTTGTTCGCTGATAGTCTCTTTTGTATTAGATGGGACTCCTCCTTGGATACTTATAGAACTCAGACGTTGTTTTATAGAAAGAAAGGTAAATACACCACTTTGTGGAACGGTCCCAACTATTTCATCATCTATGATTACCCCCCCCCTATACAGTTGCTAACTATTTGATATTCATATATTTTTAATGATGTTTCAAATCTTCTTCTCATATTCCTTTTAAGTAAGTATCAGGTGCAACAAAATTACTTATTGTCTTTATTATATGTATAGTATCTATAAAATATTTATCAATATCCATAGAAAGCTGAGGACGAAGATCTGAATCGTTTGTCTTATCTGTTATATAGAAATAGTACAGAACATCCTCCAGATAAAATGTAAGATAAATATCCCCTGTGACATTTCCATTATTGAAATAGCAATTGATGCCGGAACCAGATGGAGTCATATGGCAATCTATACTCTGGGTATCTCCCATAGTACACACGTAATTGGAACTGGCAATATCAACCGCATATTTTCCAACATTTATACCACCACTTTCCCTCGATCTCGTGGTAAGTATATGAACGGCATTTTTCCAAGTGGAAAGAGGTGCAGATATACTAACAGCGAAAACGGGAATTATCGTCTGAAATAAATCATATGACAAAAACCTTCTTCTCATTATTTTATTTTTTTTGCAAGATAGCATTTTTTTTTCATAACAAAAGAAACCAGTTCTCTATCATCGCTGACTGAGAACTGGTAAGAAAACAATTTCAGAAAAAATTAAACCTACATAACCTTTAAAGTAAGAACAAACTTCGTCTACTTGTAGCTCACATCATCGTCTCCTTCCGAATCAGGAGTGGCACCGATGAAAAACATCATTGACTTGTTGTTCGTCTGCTGCCACCAGTTATAGGCGCGTGCTACGTCTTCCGGCGTCTTAATGTTATACCATTGTTTGATAAACGTCTGTTTAGCGAGTTGTCTAAATAACTTAGACTCACCTTTGTATGTACCAGATGTTACTTTATCAAGTGAGTAGTTCCTGAGATCTGTGAGATCCTTCAGTTTCCGTCCCATAACAAACGGGTCATTAATGATATCCACCACATTAAGCTCCATAATAAACGGCATCTGAGAAGCTATTTCATTTATGGTTCTAAATCCTACATAAGATCCGAATTGAGTAAGCCAGCTTTCCTCGTTTTCATCATCATCACGCCATCCGGCAAGAAGCATAGACACGACCTGCATGATGAGGAACGTGCCGGCATAAACACTGAGGCGTTTAAGATTAGTCTTTTCCACCTCACCCATCTTATCTTTATTTTCGTTCCAGGCATCTATGATATTTTTCATACCAGGCTCGGAAGCTAAGCTAAATGTTTTAGCTATCATATTCTTTAACGTAATTGACAGCCCTTCCTCTTCTTGCATTGTCTGGAAATTGAATCCCCTTCTTTTCCACAGACGTTGAGCCGCCAGCACCAGCCATCCTCGGTGGGCAGTCATGAACCTGGCTATCCAGTTGCGGGATGCGGCGGTCCGGTTTTCTTCATTCAAAGATCCGTTACATATCTGAGACAGGCTACGAACCTGATTTCGGGTTATAGCCATCTGAGTTTCAACCTCCTCAACAGTAACACCCGATCCTGGTTTCACAACCACCTTGCCGTCTACGACATCTACCATACTCCATAAAGTACGATCTTTTAATGCATCCCATTCTCTTTTTATGGTGCTCTGTTCTTTATTGCGTTCTTTTTCCATCTTGAAATCCTGGAACGTGTAGAACCGACCTTTGTAATAACGAACGTTATCCATAGTAGCGATCATAACCTGCGGATCAAGAGGGTAGTTCATGATTTTCATAAAAGCATACATCGGTGAACGCATTAAGGTCCGGGCCACCCTATTATATCCGGCACCATACATACGATTTCGGATATTGAATATCCCCATTCTCTCACCTATGACATATAATTTGCTTTTTCTATCTATGTCTCCGGTTTCTGCTATACAAGATGGCGCAAGACGTGAAAACTCAGCCGATGCATATTTAAGGGAATCTTTGCTTATATATTGTCCTACGGCAGATTCCATGATGAGGTTAATATGACCTGTCAGAGTGCCGGTAGCTGCCACAAACGGGGACAGCGCTAAGTTCATGACCGACATAAACCTTTCAACGGCCATCATAATTCTTGTAAGATCTATCGTGTATCCACCGATGTTAACCGTAAGTTTCTTGGTGTTCATCCTAATGCCATAATAATGGTCATTAAAGAAGTCTCTAAACATCTGGTATGCTTGAGTTGCCTCAGCTTTCTTACCGCCTTCAAATTGCTTATTCAGTAACATCTGCTCCAGTCCTTGGGCAAGCTCTATAGACTTCTGCTTTTCGTTGTATAACGATGATTGCATCATAAGCATCGAATAAGAATAACCAAAATCATGAGATACGTCATCTTGGTTCTCTAATTCATATATGTAGTATTTAGGTATAGACCTAATCCTATCTTCTGGATCATATACTTCCCCTTGTCTGGTTTTACCGTATAGAGAATCGTCTACTCTGTCCAGACAGAGATCTGATACAAAATTACGAACCGTATTTTTGAAGTTGATACCCAATCCCTCCATACGTTCTATATCTTGTTTGGATATCTGTGGAATAGCATACAAATTGGGGCTCTGCTCTTTGTATAAGGAAAGGGATTGTCTTTTTATTTCCTTAAGTTTTTGAATCATATTCCATTGCTCTACGTTTTTAGTAGCAATCTCATTACCATCAGCATCATATCTAATGCCGAAGTCATTGAAATACGATTCATCACGATACAGGCTCTTCTTGGGCATACGATAACCATACCCATGATCTTTTACATAATCTGGGTTACGACCGCTATTTTCAGCTTCAGATTCAGCCACCCACGCTCTTGCAGGGTCGAAAGACAGGTACGATATATTCATACCATAATCTTGTGTGGATGTCCCGTTCTGTACGTCTTTAACCATCTGTGCCACGTCTATCTCACCTCGACCTATTTTACCAAGCATAGCCGCATATCCGGTAGGAGCCATGCGTTTGTAATATGAAAAGACTTGACTTCTGGCAAATTCATTAACAATAGCATTAGCCTCTTCTATACCTGATTCTCTTGTGTTATTTAAAAACAAGCTGGCCATCTTAGTATTGACAGCATTCCTAAAATCTCTACCGTCTAATTCTTTGCTTATTCCAAGCTTTTCTGACAAGTAGTTGGTTTCAGATACAGTAAACAAATATCGGTTATCAGCAGCCTTAAATAGTTTATCCCTTAAGGCTTGAATCCTTTTTGCTTTCTTTGCCGTAGTATGACGTTGCACAAACTTCCATTCCACTTCCTTGGAGTCAGCAAGAGCATTTAAATAAGATTGATTGACTTCGTTTTCAGCCTTACTGCTTTTAGTAAGGTATTTATCAATATCTTCAAGACCCACCATCTTAGCATAATCTATTAAAATAGCGTAGTCGGTTTCAATAGCTTCAGATGCAGCCCTAAAAGCATCTCTTTCAGATGAGGTAAATGTCGCTTCATTGATTTCTCCGATGTCAGCCACATCGCGGTTATTCCCAATTATTTCCTTGATGATAGCCCTGTTTTTTTCTATATCTTTCACAATAGCTTCTACGTCTGTCGCATCTCTATCACTTGTCGTAGAATTAATGATATCATGCGCCATTTTAAGATACGAAGCCTTGTTGTTTGATTCGGTGCGTGCCGACTGATCTGACTCTATATCATTCCAAAACTGATCATTAAAAGCCAGGTGTCCTCCTAACATAAGCGTTCTCAGTGCAGCCTCCCCTCCAGACTCACGCTGAATCGTTCTCAATCTTTCCAAAAATGATTCTGATACGGCATTAGTAACATTATTTGATTCTTTTCTCCATACTTCATTTATAGCTTGTATTTCTTTAGCCATCTTGAGTTGATCACCGGTTTTATCGACTCTTCTGGTTCCTACATATATGTATTCTGAAGCTGCTTCCTTACGTTGTTTACGAAGCAGTCCTTCTTCTTCATAATTACTGCTCTTGAAGTAAGCAACTTCATCAAAATTACCATTGCTATCAATAAAAGGTTGCCTCAATATCCGTTTTTGCCGGGAAAGAGCATTAAGATATTCTTTAGTTGTTTGAGAAACCGGATACCCCAATTCTTCTTCAGCCTTTTTGTATATGGATTCCATTCTTGTGGCATAACTTTCACTAAATTCCAGTTCTGAATTTTCAGCATCCCACTTCTCCATCTGTTCTGTATAAATCCTTTCCTGCTCGATGGTAAAGATGTCGGTATTAACCCTATCAGAAGAAGGTTTGAATTTAGCGTTCTCAGTAACCGTATTTCCGTCCTTGTCAACTACTTCTCTTTTAAACACATAATTACGGTTATTGTCAACCACATCATTGATTTCTTCTTCTGATATCTCTATGTTCATGGCAGTTGCAAACGCTCGCATCTGCGCCAGCTTCTTATTACGATCGTATTTAGCCATATCAAGAGCACTACGAAGATAATTAGAAGTCTTGCCGTCTACTTTCTGAAGCAGTTTTTCAAATTCAGATTTATTGAAACCATGTTTTTTCGCATATGCCAGGAAGTCGGATATGGCTGGCTGGGCATTCACCATCGCATTATAATTGTCTTTGGCAATCATAGCTCCAAGAGCGTTATTAAACGGGCTGGAAGAATGTTCTAATATACCAAACCACCTACTTATCCAGGACACATCGTGTTGGACTTTATCAAAGAACTCTTTTACTTTCTTTACCTTATCTGCCGGCACATGAAGTTCGTTCATTAACTTGTCAAGCAACGTACTTTCATCAAGATCTTGTACTGATTTAATATCAGACTGAATACCATTGATGTCGGCAATGACGGTATTGATCCTATTTGTATAATCTTGCTTTTCACGTTCGTCAAATTCGGTACTTCTGTTACGGATATATCCTCGAAGATCGTTCATGATCGGAAGAACCTGATTGTTGATAATATCTACGTTCTTTCGATCATTGGTATTGAAATGAAGTTTACCGTCTTTGGTATCACCATGAAGGATAGTATTTACTACATTGCTTAAGTATCTGACCTGAGCTTCGGCTGTGGAGATCATGCTATTCATGGCAGCCGCCATCTCATTTTTGTCTATTTCGGTCTCTACCTTATTTATCTTATCTTCTATGGTCTTAAGTTGAGCAAGGGTCATAGATGTAGTTACAGCCCTATCAGAGCTTATCTGACGTAAGTCTCTCAATGTTTTTCTCAATGCCCGGATCTTAGACTCAAGAAACTTGTTCTTGTTCATAGAGGAAAGAGAGTATAATGTAAAATCATTATCCTTTAAAAGAGAAGTATCAAATCCTTTATCTATGTCGGTAATAGCAAGATCACGAATGTTTTTAATAACGTTATTCAAATCTTGTCTTTGGGTAGATAAAGCTGATTTAAGCCAGTTTACGATTCCAGAGAGAAGCTGCCGGACGCGTCCCAGGAAGGAGGTGGGCTCTATGGGCGCCGTTCTGTCCTGCATCTCCCTGGCAAGGATCTTTCCAAGAATTTCTTTCCTAACTACATTGTCAAGTTCAGTTCCTTCATATACCTTACCGTATGTATTATAATACTGATTTGCATACTGATTCCATTCTTCAGTGCCTTCTACGTCTTGCAAAACAGATTCAACAGCATTCTGATCTCTGTACGCCTCTACAAGGAAGTGGGCTGTTTCTTCTACTAAGTCAGACAAAGTAGCATCTTCACCGACTGCTATTACGTTATTGGCAATATCCGCCAATGCTTTAGCAGAAGGTTCGTGTCCGTATTTAGTTTGGTACTTCTCTATATAATCGGTCATGCCAACGACACTAACGCCCAGCGTTTTCAGTATCTCAACAATAGAATTTCGTTGATTACGTTCCTCTTGGCTATAATCCGATACTATCTTAGCTTTAGTATCAGCATAAAGATCATTGTCTTCTAATATAAATGAAACTACAAGCGCATCAAAGTGATCGTATTTAGCATCCAATTCATTGTATCTTCCAGACTTAAGATCGCTCTTTATCTGCTCCTTGCTAACTCTTTCTGTTCCTCCGGTGGCGAGTCTCATAGTCACCTTACTATTATCCAATGAATTTATGGTTATCATGCCTTGATCATTCATGGAAACATCAGAACTGAAATGATTACGAAGTTCGGTATAAGCTAAGGCTGAATTGAAAAGTCTAATTTGTCCTGCATGTCCTTCTCCTGTAAGATAATAGCTTCTTGTTTCCGGATCGAATATCTTGGATCCTGACAAAAGACCTTTCTTTATAAGGTAGTTTATTATCCCACCTTTTGTTGATAAAGAAGTGGAAGCAGAGGCGGTCATAACAGGTATAAAAGATTTGGGGTTGTTAAGGACATACTTTCCAGCCTTGTAAGTAATGTCTGCCACGCCATCCCAGGCAGATTCTTGAACGGTGCCAGATAAGAATCCTATTCTGATATCATTCCCGCCAGAGCGAAGAGCTTCTCCGTAATCTTCAAATAATTGATTACGATCATTCATAAAAAACAAACGAGGTTCTCCAGTCTGATACGTTACACCCACAGGATTAGAATCTGTTTCTGGTAGCTCTTCTGGACTAAATATCTTAAGACCGTCTTTTATAACCATATAATTAACATCATTATCCTGTACCATAGATACGGGAGTGAAGTCCGAAGATATAGCATCTTGTAGATACTGCCCTGAGTCTATTCCTGGTTCTTCCGGCACGGAGATACTTGACGGAACCATAGCATCCACCAACATAATATTATCACCCAGATCTTGGCTATAGAATCCAAAGCCTGATTCTTGAATCCCATAAGGTGCATCTGATTTCGACACAAGAATAGGGTTGCTCATCTTAGAAGCCTTATCCAGCACCCTTTCTCTATAGGTCTCTGGAATAAGGCCGATGTTAGATTTTACCTTATTGTAAGCCTGTTTGTTGATAGGCACATTCCTTCTCCAGTCACCAAAAGCCTTTAAGAACTTATTAGAAAATACGGTTTTAAAAACAGTAGTAGCCCGTTCCCTATTTTCCATAAGAGGAATAGATGCTATCTTATCGAATAACATAGACCTGTCCCCTGATCTGGTAGAGACAGAAACAACTTTCTTTTTATTATCTCTTTTAATAATACACGTTGATACCATGATAAAACATTTTTGTTATGAGACAAAGGTAGCCAAAAATCAAGCATATCATAAAAAATTAAGCCATCTAACTTCTCAGTCTGATGGCTTAAAAATAATATGAAAAAAAATTATAATCTGACGCAAATCGTCAAGTTACGCTTATGCATTGTATTTGTACCCATTTCTATGAATAAACCTTCCCGATTCAAAACGTTCAATATCTTCAGGGCAAATAGGGCCCGAATCTTCTCTCCTGGCTTCAAACCAAAGCCCTGGCTTGCGAAGTCGGCAAGTTATGATATAATTGAAGCAATTGTGTGTAAAATGGAAAACAGATCCTACAGGGAAATATCTATCAGCTTGAAATACGATTCTTTTTCGTTTGGTATCAAATGTGATATCTCCTACTACCTTAGCCACGTAATAGCTTATGCCATTTAACGTTTCATCTGTTTGTGGTATCCAATAATAACCTCTTGCCATAGCGCAAATATATAAAAAAAGTCGGACAAAACACATGTCCGACCTTTTTTTTACTTTGATTCGTTTTCAAACCGCTTTATAAGAGAAGCAATATCATCACCACAAATAAACATCATTCTACGTTCTTCTTTTGGTTTATGAGACGTTGGGATGGTTTTGTTTATTTTAATCTGATTCGCCAGACCTCTGCCTAAACGAATATCAGCTTTTTTACCTTTAATGTTGAACTTCATAGATTATTTGTTTAAACAGACCAATTCCGTCTATTATAATATGACCGCTTCGCATACGACCATTATTAAGATTGTAAAGGAAATTAAAACCACTTTCTTTTTCTTGTCTTTCAAAAGAACTGATATCCTTTCCTCTACGAGCTCTTCCAAAAGCCTTCTTGAACAACTTTCCTCTGAAGGTCTTGACAAGGTTCTTGGTAGCTTTATTACCGGCTATTATCGTTACTTTCCTTGCCTGGTTTTCTGAGACAAAACTGCTTCGGAAAATATACGATGCTGCTGCTTGTATATCTTGTTTAGTAATCATATGCATATGCCAAACATTTCTTTCAGAATACTGATCTTTATTCCGTATATCAATTTCATCTCATCTCTATCATATACGTCAAAAAAGGATTTACTGGGGTCCTTTGGATTTGCGTTCAATTGAATTATGCAATTACCAGTATAAACCTTAAGCCTATAATTATCGGAGTATATATCCTGCATGGTCTCAAATGTCTCAATTAAATTTTCAACAAGAACTCTGTTAAATGAAAAAGATTCTTTGCCATCACCTTTAAATGTGATATGATCTAAATTCTTGTTGTCAGATTCGTACTCTAACTGATTGCCGTCCATCATATCATAAAAGATTGACTTTCTGATTCTAAATCCCATATTATTTTGTTTTTAGTTAATATAAATCTTCCGAATACAATTGTTCTCTAATGGCATTCCTATCTACTACCATTTCTTGATTATTGTTTCTAACAAGTTCAGATGCTTCCTCTCTTGTTAGAAACCGGTTCTTGCTTGTCAAAAATCCTTGAATACTACGGTTTTTATGGGCTATGCCGTATGCAGCAAGTTGCGATATTATAGAACAGTGTCTCAATCCACAAAATACGGTTCCGGATGGTATATTTATTGGACCGTGAGGCTTATTCTTGTAATCTTTAACCCAGATAGCTGCGCATATAACAATTTCCTTATCACACATAAATCAATAATTTAAAATACCATTTTTACCAATATGCTTCTTTTCTTCTTCAGTAGGCCATTCTTTCTTGAACTTACCGTGCCACGTTCCAGGAACCACCACCAGTTGGTCTTCCTTATCATATTCAATAGCAGCACATTCAGAACAAAGAAGCTTACCTTCATATCCCTTTAGCGATTCATCGTAAATACGATTTATACAAGGTCTTATAAGAGCCCAGTAACAGGACGTGGCTGTATTATCTATACAGCCACACTTTGAACATACAAACAAACTCATCCCGCAATCTCCCAGTCATTAGACATAATATCATGTTCGGTTGGATTCCAATTTGATGCTACTTTTTGACCTGTATCTACCATCAATATATTTACGTCAGATTCTGCAATAAACATACAGATATACTTTTTACCCCAATCGATTCTTTTTATCTTACGACCTAATTTAAGCTGTTCTAAAGCCTTTTCGAATGTCATGCCATGACGAGGCAGTTTGAGATACTTTTCAAGCCTGTCGGCGGCTTCATTTGGTGTATGGCCATCATATTCGAAAGCGGTTTCTCTTTCAGGAACATCAAACAAATCCCAGTATTTGCTTTTATAGTGATTAGATACCTGACCGGTAGGCAGGATCGCCATCACAATAAACCAGTCATCAGAACCGAAGCATTTTTCTCCGTCGCTGTGTCTCCTTGATTTGCAAACTTCAACCTGTCCGTTTCTGGCTAATAGATTAAAGAAGGCGGCGTTGTACAACATGCGGTACCGATACAATTCATTGAAAGTATGGTATCCGTCAGAAACTTCTCCCATGTCTCCTGGTTCTGTTTTAGGTTCAGGATGATTAGGATAATAGTAGTCCACTGATGCTTCTAACACAGACTTGATGTGTTCTACTATCCTCGTAGCATCATCATGTCTTAAGAAATACTTGAATCCTTCAACGAATTTAATATCTTCATTGATTGTTGATTCGAACTCTTCTTTTGTCATTGCTCTAACTACATCTTTAAAATCTTTTAATTCCATAATTTGTTTTAAATTAGTTGTTATTATGCTTTCTTTATCTTACAATACAAATCCCACAAAAACTCAGCAGAAAAACCACCCCATGCATTATTCTGCCAAATATCTACTTTGTTAATAAACCAAGACCATGTAGGACCATCATATGAAGAATCAGATGATGATCCCAATCCGATTTTCTCCATTTCATTCGCCACATCAGATTGACATACTCCCATCGCTAAAGCAAATGGGATTCTTGGATACAAACGCAAGAAACCCAGATATTGCTATCGCTGGAATTACTCTTGCTCTCCAATTCGGAAATGCCCTTCCGAAGTATGTTACGGGCTGCAAGAATATCACGGTCGTTAACTGCACCGCACGACGGGCATACCCACGTGCGGTCGCGTAACGACAGTCCTTTATTAATGCAGCCACATTCGCAAGTTTTGGAAGAAGGATACCATTTGTCAATCTAATGTATGAAAATGTACGCTTTTCACAAAGAATCTGTATCCTGTTCTTTTGTGTGATTCAAGACATGGGATATAGTTCTGATACTTAATCCGGTTTGATTTCGTATCAGATTATAAATATAGGATTTTGAAACTACAGTTCTTAATTGACCTAAATCATTCATAATGTCTTTATACATAAGATGAATGCTGTTGTTACGTTTGATGGTACTGATTCTCATTTCCTACCGTTATTAGTTACGTTCCGTTCTTACTTTTTCCCTTTTTCCATAATCCCTTCCTGAAACTAATATTGCAAACTTAATGAAAATAATCCAAAAACAACGAAAGTCTGACTTTTCTTGTATGTTGCTGATATACGTGCATATATAAGAAAAGTGAGACTTTCACAAGCCTCACTTCCCAAATTATAACTATGAAAAAACTATATATATGTACAAAAATTATTTGCATTCTAATTTGTTAAGATCATCCAATTCAGACTTGCTTACGGTCATGTCTTGCGTCAGGCCGGATCTGTTTTGGTATGGAGCGTAATCGGTTTCTACTGTCTTAGCCTTCTGAGTAGAATCGTATTTCACCTCCGATTCGGTCCCTGTCAGATTTTGGTAGATAGAGCCGGAACTACTTTCGCTTACTTTAGACCAGATCTTGTTACCTACTCTTATAAAATTATCATAAATACCTTCGGCTGTTATAACACCATCTTGCTCTACGATATTAGGACCCGATTTTTCTTTTAACAAATACGGGTGCCTGGTGTAAAAATAGTGTTCAAAATCATTCCCGGCATACGAAGAGTCATACCTCTCTAAATAAAACAATTTTGATAAAGAAGGGTCGGTGCTGGTCATGCTATAATCAAACAACATCAATCTGTCTTTTCCAGATAAAGATAATTCTATTGATTTCAAAATATCAGGATCATCAGAAATAAGACCCAAAGATGGACCAGGTTTGAAGTCAAGATACTTATAGGCATTATCATATAATTTTGTTTTATGGAGTTTGTTGTCAAGGTAAGATTGGTATAAATCGAATAAGGATAATGGGTTTTCGCTATCTTGTTTTTTGTTCATGTACCGACTAAATTCCCGATCCACATCCGCGTAAGAAACATCAAGTACCGCCGGATGCCCAAACGCCATCCTGGTCATTACCATGTCCTCCGTGTTCTGAGAATCCATGAACGATCTGACGTATTTTTTAATGGAATCCATGAGCGTATTATCATCTACGTTCCGTACTTTCTCTTTATCCAAAACGCCGTTCTTAAAACAAGATTCAGGATATATTTTAGCAGGAAAGTGAGTTAGGTCGTGCTTGGCTAACACTGTTGATATTTGATACATCTCGTTAAGATCATCTTTGCTGATCCTTTGATATAGATTATCTCCTACCTTAAGCAATGAATGTTTCTCAAATGCCTCTACTGGGTCTATATCGGATTCAGAATAAACGATATTCAAATTATCCATATACTCCGGTAATAATCCAAAATAATAATCTGTGCTATCACCAAGAACATCGTCTATAGAAGATGCCAGCGTAGGAGCATAATTCACATCATTGTGCCTGGCCACATAAATATCAAGATCCAGCATCAAATTATCTATCTTATTCAAAGATTGTTCTGTGCCATCATAAGTTTCCGATGTCCCTATTATATCTATACCAAACCACGTACAAGCCTCTTCTATATCCCATATCATGCTTCTTAAATCAGATTCGGTGTCAGCGTTAGCCCTATTTAAATAAGCTGATATACGAGCTCTTAGAAATTCTATTTTACCGGGATTATAATAAGACAGGTCTTGTAGCTTAGATAAAGATCTTTTCTTCCCTTCTACCACATCATCACCTTCTATGTTTATTACCGGTATCTTTTCCATAGATGAAAACTCATCAAACATAGATTCAGCAAATTTTTTATCAGAAACAAATTTCTCGACCAGCTCAGGATACAGGTTCCTCAACGATTCAAAAGCAGATGAAAATTCAGAAAAGTTTTTTATGCCGCCTACTGTTTTGCACATAGCCCAATAAAGCTCAGAAGGATTATATGGTACTTTTTTACCAAATTGGTTAAACACTCCCTCCTTGTAAACAATAGGACCATACTGATAGTCAATAGACATAAAATAATTATCTTTTTCCCTATCATGTTCGTTATTGGAATAATCCAATAACTTCCTCATGGATGTCGAAACTTCATTAAGAACAGAAGGGTCAGATAAGATTCTACTTATCTCTGTTTCATTATACAAGCCTGATCTTCTTAAATTCTGCTCATTCAGTATCAAACTACCATCTACATAAAAATAATGAAGAATGATGTTGGATAATGATGGTGCCGTATAAACACCATAGGTAGATAAAAGAAAATCTCTTACATCCTTAACATCCTGAGCCGTTAGAGGATCGGCAAAATAAGTTTGACGCTTCATATACGACAGTACGTCATCCAAAAGAGGTTCGCCATTGGAGTCTGTATTAAACATATCCCCAGGGGCAGGGTTATTCCAATGACCGTAATACGATAAAAAATCAGGAGTGTAAGCCTTCGCCCATACCTGAAGAGCCCGCTCGCTATCTCCCAATACTTTTAATGCACTTTCATATAGAACGGAAGGCTCCCCGTTAGGAGCCTCAACCCGTTCTATTTTATTTCCCTTCTTTTCTATCTGACATTTGACACCCATAGTGATAAATATTTTAGACAAAGATATTATAAAAATAGAAATTATGAAACTTTTATTTCATAATGCGAAGCCTCTGTTTCAACTATCAATCTTCCCTCTCCTTCGAACTCAACACTGTCATTTCCCGGACCAGTAACAAAAGGGAAATCAGATACGGATGTTACATAATCTCCAGAACCACCAGAAAAAGACTGACTTTTACTTTGTTTGTAATTGATAGTCAATTGTGTTTTACCTGGCTGAAGAGTTCCAGATAAATTTTTAGTATAAGTGGTGGTAGTCGTAATATTCCCATTTTTATAGCAATACATTATAAAGGTAGTAACCGGACTCTTTTTAATATTACTATCTGGACCTTCATGATAAGATTCATTTCCTCCAAATATGCTATTAATATGACAATAAGGACCAACTCTTTTATTTGAAGTTTTAGCCTTATTCTCTACTCCCTTCAAAGATATAGTAACCTTGCTCTTGTATTCAATATCCCTCCAGTTGCAAACTCCTTCACTTACGTTTCCAACAAATCTGTCATCAACATAAACCTCTATATCCCCCTGCTGATTGGTCTTCAACTGGTAAGAAACAAGACTTGAAGTATCTTCGTATCTCCTTCTCATACTCAACACTCCTTATTTAACTCATTTATAGAATCTGAATTATCAGAATTTTTTACAAGATTCTTATTCCTGTCTATCTCTTCCTGACTCATGTTTCTTATCATGTTCTGTATTTCTCTTCCAGATTGTAATAAGGAACGTATAAATTCACTGGAACTTATTTTAACTCCAAGATCGGGTTTAGCCCTGAACGCCTCACCGGTGTTGATGTTGTACAAATCATACAAACCTGAGTTCATGTAGAATTTGTATATCCAGTTTCCACCAGCTTTTTTGTATCCTAATTTGGTTAGCTCAGTTACACTCATGCCAAATTTAATGCCATTACGAGCTATTATCTTCTCTGGTATAGATTCTACCTTAGCCGGAACAGATGTATATGCTTCGTTACCGCCATACAAGAAATAAGGAGATGTTACCCTTGATATCGGAGGAAACACTTCTTCGGCTATATAAGGTTTATCTTTTACAGCCTTAGACTCTTGCTTTGGATTGGATATTCTAATAAAAGGATTGTAAGTCATAAAGGTTAAACCGTATTCCACCTTATATCCCGACACGTTATTGAGGCTCCTTATAGCTTTAACTGTATGATTATGGGCAATAGTATCTATCCCATATCTGGATTCCATATCAGTCATGATATTATTAACCTCATCTCCTTCTACATAAATCTCATCTCCTTCCTGGATAGAGGTTATGCCGGCAGCCCTTCTAAGTAACCATAAAGTAACTTCGGCAATATCAGAGAACTTATCTCCGTTCTTCCTATAGTTATCTACTCTTCCTTCTTCAGATCCAGGTAAATAGACATCTCCCTCAGCTTTGCCATCATCTCTGGGTTGTCCTTCGCTTTTTCCATCTCCCTTTTTATCGCCATCTTCCTCAGTGCGTACTGCACCGCCTTCTGCACTTCCTTCTTTCCCATCATTTAAAATATTATCTGATTCTGACTCTATAGACTCCACAACAGCATCATACTCTGGAATGCCGCTAAGAAAATCTGCTACGTTATTCAAAAACTCTATTTTTTCCTCGTTTGTCATATCAAGGCTTTCCACGGGCCCCCATATGGCAGGCAAGTTGTTTGATTCTATTGCAGTAGAAACATCTTCTACAGTTTGGTTATCCACCGTAGACAAAACTTCAGAAACCAAACTATTGATGTCAGATTCCATTTTTTCCACTTCCTCTTTTGTGCCATATTCTTTTAGGGTATCCATGCCATTGACTCTAAGAGAATAATTCAAAGCCTTGCTTGGAACAAAATTAATATATTTCAAAAAGTTTTTCAACTCTGATATAATTTGTTCGTCAGATCTTGGACTAACATAATCCTCTACTATCTGATCTGTTTGAGAACGAAGCCAAGAAACGTATTCTTCTAAAGTCTTACCACCTTTACTGGAAGGAGTGGATATTTTATCACCTACTGTTCCTTTAGGTTCTAATCCCATTTCCTCTTTAAGACTTTTTGGATTACCTCTCTCACGAAGAAACCTCAAATCGCCTCCTACAATCTTCCTTGCTATAAAATCAAAAATATTAGCATAAGGCGGCAATCCTTCTTTTTCTATATGAGATTCTATTTCGTTTAACATAAGAGAGAAGTTTTTCCTGGAGGTACGCTTCTTGCCAGGTAAAGACTGCGCAGCTTGTGCCGCAGGAGCCGGCTGAGCTGGTGGCGCCGGCCGAGTCCCCCGGACAGGGTCTTCCTCTGGCATTTCCTCTTCGTAAATATCCACATCTTCCTTGGAAGTAACGGTCTTACCCTCATCGGAGAAAGGGAGATCATCTTCTATAAGTGATTTAGGTCTGGAAGATGATTTACCAAACTGAATCCTGATCTTAGGAGCAACAAACATCTCACCTTCGAAATCTATTCCAGATTCTACCTCAGACGTCACAATGTCTTTCACACTCCTACTTTCATCTTCTACCCACTTAACAACATCAGGAACCATAGATAATTTTTCTATAGCCTCACGAGCTTTTCTAAGCCCTGAAATAGGATTCAAATACGATACTTGATACGAAGCTGGATCAAGACCTAACTTGGTTAGATACGCATTAAGATCTTGTATGTCATCTTGACCCATCTGTAACAATTCAGAGTCACCGGATTCAAGCAGCATATCTATAAAAGAAATCCATTTCTTTCCTTCCTCTGATTCCACAGAACGTAGACTAACCGGGAAAAGATAATTAAGACCGTTTTTGCCTTTGATGACAACTACCGGAACTCTTACATTTTTGTAATTGTTTTTCTTATCGTTTAATATAGAATAAGCAAATGGGAATCCTGTGTATTTAGAACCGTTCTTAAGCACGACTTTGCCATTTAAGACATACCCCACATCAGATACTTTTTCAGCTCCTTTTTCGGTAATAGGGAGATTTTCTACCTGACCATATCCTTGACCGTTTACTCTCATGTTAAACACCGGTCTTCCAGGAAGGGTCTGGGCAACAACATGCGTGCCGACGCCGATGGTAGCTGACCGGCCGGCGTCCTTCTTCCACTTGTTAAAAGCCGTTCTTCTTATTTTACTTATACCATCTATGCCCCCTGTGTCAGCTTTTACAACAGAAACGAATCTGTTTCCACTCATAACCTTGATAACCATATTGGATACCAGCTTATTTTCAGCAGATTCTATTCTTTTTTTATCACCGGACTGAACAGCATCATTGTATTCGGCAAAAAGAGACTGATTATAGGTATCATTTGCATCTATCTCAAGATTAACCTTATCTCCTTTCTTCAAAGAAGATAATGCTTCCTGATCTATTTTATCTACTTCATTCTCTCCGAATCCAACACCTGTTCTGTACGGAACCAATTCGTCTGAATCAAGACGCTTATAAACCAAAGAATATGAATTACCCACGTCCTGAATAGACACATCTGTGTAACGGTTAAGAACACGAGCCGATTCTTTATCTATAGACCATCTTGCATGATAAGGCAATTCCATTATATTAGCTGTTTCTCCACCTATGTTAAGGGAATACCTTTTAGTGCCATTAGCGTTCGTTTCAGAACTTATTTGAATAGGAACCAATGATTTTATCGAAGATACAAATTTGTCAGCTCTAAGACCTGCAATTTCATACCTTTCATTGCCATCATTGGATATTATTCTTACCATCAACGTCTCTGGATTCTGGGCACTATCTATGTTGGCTCCCGGCGTATTATCGGATTCGTCTAATTCATTTACAAGAGAATCTATATTAACATCATCTTCCCCAAAATTACTCAACGTAGATTCAGAGATACGACCTTTATCAATAATCCTGTTTTGTTCGATATAAGGAAGAAGATCCGTGATGTTTCCAACCTGGCCAAGATCTTCTATGGTAAATACCGAATCGGCAAGCTTATCTTCGTCAACTTTCTCCCCTTTGTCCCGTCTGTTCATTATATCCACATACGAAGAAATAGCATCATCAAGTTCCTGTCTTTGATCTGGTTCCAAATTTGATTTAGCCATATCAATAACGGTCTTGTTTTCCTCATACACAGATCTTGGACTTGTAAGCCTATCAGCCCTTTCGGATAATGATTTTATGAGATTAATAGGACTGTCACCTAAAGACGACACATAATCATCAAAATCTTGTTTGTGTTTATCATACACATCTTTTTCCCTTGCAGTAAGAAGATCAGCATTTCCTGTATATAATTTATCAATTATAGACTGCCTCACGACTGGAACCATAATAGGGTTATCCATAGCAGCTTCATAATCTTCATCCGATACAGATTCCGTAAGCGGCGACTCTTTTATATTATCTTCCGCTTCCTTCACCCTATCTTCTCTTACTTTATCAAGTGCGTGCATAAATGCCTTGATAGTCCAAGCTTCGTCTTCCGAAATCTTACCTTCTGACATAGCCTGATCTACCACCTCGTCAGTATCATATTCACCAACTTTATTAGGCTCTGCAAAATCAGGAACCTTGTCATCCTCCTTATAAGGAGTAGACCATAAAGAAGACAACGCTTTTAAAAATCCTCTGTTTTCCTCGGCTAAGAATCTTTTATCAAGCATCTTAGACAAGAAGTTATTCATATTCCTATAGTCTATCAAACTCCTACGGTATTCATTTACCAAGGATCTCATGGCTTTATCTTTAGCTGTAAACTCCTTTTCTTGTCTTGATTTTACATTGAAATAATCATCAAAAGCCACGAGCGTATCATAAGCCTCTATTACATCTTGTGAGCTTATAGGAGAAAGAGGTGATGATAAAACAGATTCGGTTTTACTTACCAACTCTTCTATCGAAAACTCTTTTCCTATTAACGTTGATAACTCAGACAACGAATTATTGTAATTGGTTCTAAGATCTTCCAATTCTTTGGTTTTTCGTTGTATAGATTCAGCTTGTGGGTCTTTTCCATCTACGTTACGAGGACGGGTGGCAAGATCTTCTATTTCGGATTCAAGTTCTTCTATCCTTGATCGTATGCCACGGATAGCCATCGCCCGCTCCCTCGCTCTGTCCGACAGCCGGGAGAACGTACTTAGCGCATCTGCCACGCGAGGCTGTCCCGAAAGCGTTTCTATGACAGAAGCTATGTCTTTCATCCTTGATTCTGATTGAAGACCAAGGAAGGCATTACGAGCCACGTATTTCCTAAATTCAATCTTAGAGTCATCACCTATAAGATCTTCAGCAAAACTCTGAGCAGATCTGAAATCAGAAAGACGATTATTATAATTATCAATAATAGAGTCCTTGTACTTCTTTGCCTCTTCTAAAGACATCCCATTAGCTTCAGCTATTTCTGAAATAGGCATCATATCAACCATCTGCCTGAAATTCTCAGCCGAATCCTCTAAGGTCCCCATTTGATTATCAATAGACATCTTTTCAAACATAGCATCATCAAGTTCCTTACCGGTCATAGACTGAACATCAGAACGAACTTGCGGACCTAAACTCATTGACTTCTTCAACGTATTCAAAGCCGCCGTATTAAGATTAGAAGATGCTTTGTTGTATTCATCCACCTGCCTCTCCAGTAATATCTGACTATTACTATACTCTTTTACCCCAAAGAAGCCTTCTCTCATGCCGAATAAAGAACCGATAATAGCACCGATTCCTATTTCAGTCCATCCTTCTTTAGACGTATATTGTTTTTTAAATCCGTCAGAAATAGCATCAAGAACATCGACGGCTCCATTCATAGCCACATTGTCATATCTTGACTTAACATATTCTTCAGCCGTGTTCTGGACAGCACCTTGAGACCCTTCTTCCCATAAGCCTTCAGACACCGGTCTTTTCATGATATTGAAAACATTACCAGCTATCTTCTGTCCTATGTTAGGGTTGGTTATCTTAATAGCCATCTCTCCTGGCTTTGTAACTTCCGTCCCTAATCCAAATAGATGCTTATTAAGTTTCTTTTCCAGTCCTGGTATAGCCTTTCCTCCTAATCCTATGTATTTACCAAACAAGAGCCAGTTGGACAATCCTACTATACCCATATTAGCTGCAAATATCGCACTACCTACATCAGCATTAGAATTACGAAAAACAGCCATTTCCTCAGCATTAGGATCACGACCATAAATTTTACGATAATAATCCTTGAAGTCGGATTCGGATTGTTTCATAAAAGAATTTGCTTCAACCGATGACTCAAAGCCGGCACTGGTAGCCAACAACGTCATGGTCTTAGCAGCCTCTCCTACATTCCTCCCGGTAGCAACTCCTTTCCTTACATAGTCGTTAAACACACTTTTGAGACTTCCTATACCTCTATTGGCAGCTTGTCTTGCTGCCAGCTTAGCTCCGACTCTTCCACCTAATTTTGCGCCTATGTTACCTAATGAACCAACTCCCAGTCCTCCGGTCATGTATGCTGATATCATGGCTCCTACGGTAAAAGACATTCCGTTGCCAAGGACGTCATTCCATAAAAAATTACCAGTATCCTTAAAAAGCTTCTGACCAAAATTGTAATCTTCTACTTCTTTCTTGTAATAATGTGGAAGAAGCATGTCTATTCGCTGATCAAGATCACCAACAAACTTATCCATGTTCGTATTCAAAGCTGCCTTATAACTTCCCTCAGATGCCATATTAATAAGCTTGTCGGGTAATGATATAGTTCCCTGGGCCCCATACAATGCAGACTTTAAGGCAAATTTACCTACACCATTCCAAAACTTACTCCAACCACTTTGCCTTCTGGCATAATAATCCTCATTATTTATACCTGGGATATAATTGGGATATTTTGTGCGCCATACCCCATCATTACCCATCTGATGACTTTCACGGATACTTACCTTCGGTCCATAGGGATTAAGAGGCGGCGGGGCAGGTGTAGCCCCCCTGTAGCTGTTACGAGCCAGTGCCTCCGAATAGCTGTTGCTTATCTCCTTGGCTATATACGGTTCTTCGTATTCGGCAGCAGCTATCCTTGATGCATAATCTGGAAATTCAGGTTGAGCATACACGCCCTCTCCCGGCATATAATTAGGAACCAGAGGCGTTGTCGTCTCTGGTAATGTAGCCGGAGTGTAATTTTCTTCTTCGGCTAATTTCCTTTGCCTTGCCACATCTTCGTAAGTGGTTTTAGCAGCAGGATTATATCTATTTACATTACTGTCTGTTGCCATAAAGCTTTTGCAAAAAATCGTTCAACTTACTAAACTTATCGTTATTGTTGGGCGTAATATCCATCCCTCTCATGTACGGATCCCTCATCTGATCAAGACGCTCCTGAACAGCTTCCTTCACGTATTTTACAAAGAAATACTGAGGACACTTCTGGTGAATGTTATTCCAGTAATCCGCATACTCATCATTACCTGGATCCAAAGGAACAAAATCCGAGAATAACAATGCAGGATTTTTAGAATTTTTAGTCCTTTTGTCATAGAAATTGACCGCTACCTCTCTCGAACCCCTATCATCCATTCCTTCCAACTGAACTGATATATTATCAGACATGTCAATAAAATTATCAACAAGGGTTTTAACAACATTCATTTCTTCTGGCTTAAGGTAAGAACCATGTATTTTTACTATATCATAAAGATCATTCTTGACATCAGCCTTAGAAGCCAAACGGGGAAGACCATTACGTATAAGATACTTATCATAAGAATAACCTTCCTTCTTTCCCGTATCTACAAAATCACAGGTTCCAAAACTTGATTTGTAACCATCTACCGGATAATTGCGCTCTTCAACTGAAGGATCTATGCCTGCCTTAAGAAGCTCATCATTCGTAATCTCTACCCTTTCTGTAACATAAGAGTCTCTACCGGATCCTACTTGAGCAGTCAAAAATCTTCTGACAGTGCCATTATCTATCTCGGCGTCCATGTTGATGGTATTAATAGCAGTAGGATCCAGATTGTTTACCTTTCCTGCCATGTAACCAGACAATCTTCTAAACTGAGCCTTCTGTAAAGACTTTTCCGGTGAATCAGCATTCCAATTGTATCTTTTGTAAGAATCAAGGTAATGATACTGAGATAACTTATCAGAAATCTGATCGGGAGACACGGACATTTTTATCTCATCCTGCATCTGACCTGCTATCATATCAGACACCCTACTGTTTTTCTCAGCATATCTTAGCTGGGTAATAGTTAACGGTTCACCTTCCTGATAATCTTTTAAATCTATATCACCGTCCTTATCTATGGTCATATAATCAGATATATTAAAATCAGGATCGCCATTGAGTTTCTTCATTCCATTAATAAGAGCCAATGTACCAGTAGAAGAACTATTGCCCTCGCTTGTAATAGCATCAGATATGTTTTTCCCCAACTTACCGGCACTCGCCTTAGCTCCTAATGACGGAGATATAGCACTAAGAATGTCTATCCCTCTTGAAGGATCCATCATATATTCTCTAAACCCTACGGCATCGGATACACCAGTTGTTATGGCTGTGGCGAGTAGGAAAGCTCCAGCCTTATCATCAGTATCAGTAAGATTCATAAAAGAATTTCCTTTCATGAACTTAGCATCACGAACTTTCCTGATAATATCCTTATTTTTTTCAGTAACTATATTATCTATTTGATAATCAGTTATATTATTTATAACCTTCAAAGCTCCATTTGCCTTAGAATCAGAAACCAATAAAGCGTCATAAGCTTCCGATAATCTGTTATTGCCTTGTCCGAAATATCCATTTTTCTGACCTCCATTATTTTTTAAATACGAATACACTCGTTCTTCGGGAGTCATATTAGCATACAATCCTGGGTCAGTCTTTTCTTCTTCGTATGATGCTGCAACGATATTGCTTCTGTCTGTAGGAGATAATGAATTATATAGTTTCAATAAATTTGCTCTACGCTCTGTGGAAGAAGATGTGAGTTGTTCATAAGGGATATTAGCCAAATTAACAGATCCTATCTTACCCGTTCCAGAATTGATAGCCGTAGGCCCGTCCATAGGAGCCATCGGCACTCCTACACCGCCTGCTCCTCTTGTGCCTCCGGATGAGCTTTCAGTGCCCATCTTGGAACCGTAAGTACGCATGTATTCGGTTTCAATCTTAGCCTGAGCAAGCTGCTCATTCGCCAATGATATTTCAACCATAGACTTGGCATTGTCAGTCAAAAACTTTTGCTGAGCCCTATCCTCTGCCAATCTTGCAAAATAAAGATCATCTTTCTTCCTTTCAAAACTTGTATTGTCGTATCTCCATGCATCAGTCATCTTATCGAAAAGATTATTGGTAACAACAAAATTAGCAGCCGCTACCGGATCTGATGAAGCTATTATCATATCTGCCTCCCTCTTGGCTTCTGCTTTCTGATTTTTAGCTTCCTGTATCTGACTATCGATACGATCAATAATATCCTTATTATCCCCTACTGATTTCTTTTTTGCTTCCAATGCTCCTATATGCCTATCGTATCTTTCGACATAAGATCCAATGTATTGGCTAACCAAATCCGGATTACTGAATACTGGATTGGTAGCTGCCATGTATGATGCTTCTATTCTCATCTGATTCCTCATGTTTTCAGATAAGTTAGCAGACACGAAATTCCTTATCTGGGAATCAGTAAGTTCATCTACGTTGACTTCTATAATTCCACCAGTAGGTTTACCCTCTACATCATATTCTGTAGTCTGAATCTTCCTTCCTTTATTGTTTTCCCTAAAATCACTAACCAATTTATTTATTTCCTTAGTATAATCAATATAAGGAGAATAATGAAGACCTCCAAGCCTCGATCCGGCTTTACCATCTGATCGCCATTTATAATAAGGATCCAAAGCATGCCATTCATTAATAGGAGAATAAAGTTCAGGATGATTCTGTTTTATAGATTCTATTTCCTTCATAACCCTCTTACCTTCTTTGGTGCCGGCAATCGCGTTAATGACCGTATCATCCAACACCGAACTTATTTCTCCTTGTATGGCTCTCGTAACACCATCAGAAGAAAGATCCACGCCTTTGAATTTTTGATTGATGTTAGCAATCACACCTGACATCTTATCTTCCATATAAGCACGGGCTTCAGGCTTATCTATCTCTTGACCCATAAGATAATCTACCTGGGTATAGATCTTTTCACGAGCAGCATCAACCTTCTGCTGTTTGTACATCATAACGTCCTTAACAAGATCTATGTTGTAAGGACTAACATACGGGGCATATTGCCTTAAAATACTATACTGTGAAGCCACTATTTGGTCCTCCTTCTTCTTTTAGTTTCATCATCTTCTTCATTTAAACTTCTCAAGTAAGGTGTGGAATAATCACCCATATTCATCACATCCTGATCACCTTGAACGTAAATAATTTGACCACTTGGAAGCATTCTCATATTCGGAGCTATGGAAGCTATGGTGTTCAATGAAGTTCTAACATTAAACTTATTCTGTATCTCGCTGTTTATACTGTCATAATAACGAGCAAGATTTTCATCCCTTATAGCCATAGCCTTCAATAATCCGGATTCATAACGTTGCCTTTCCGCTATGTTCTTATCATCTGTTTGAACATAAGCCATTTCGTTAAATCTATCAGCTTCGTTTATTTGCCTTGCGTTATTGAAATTTACTTCGTTAATGTACTTGGCTATATTGCTTCCGGCTATGGCGTTCATATTAGCCAGAATAGCGGAACGCTGAGAGTCGGGCACGTCACCTATTGTGTCCAACTGAGCCGATGTCGCGCGGTTGAGCTCGTTGATATACTGATCAGCAGATTGAAGAACCGGATCTATTCTCGGAGCCTGATGCCTTTCCAATCCCTCTATCTCTAATCCGGTATCAAGCATCCTCAACATCTCAGGGAATATAGGGCCTGATAAAGCAGGGCCGACGCCTTTTCTTCCGTTTGTATCATCTTCTTCCTTTTCTTCCGTTTCTACAGTAGTATCAATAACAGGATTTTCTTTCTTCACTTCTATCCTGCCTGGAGAACCTGGGTTGGGAAATTTAGGATCGGTTCCTACAGGTTCAGCTTCTATAGGTTTTGATGCTGGGTTTACGGCTTCCAATACGAAGTCCATTTCCGACATCAAACCACTATCTCTTAAAGCAGCAAACTTATTATAATCGGCACCCAGAATCTTCTTAGCTGCATCAGATTTATCACCAAATAAGTCAACATAATTCTTTATCCCTTTTTCATTCAACAATCTCTTTTGTTCAGGAGTAACTACATCCAATCCATAAAATGATCTGGTTGCCGTAGTTTGTCCAAATTTGTCATCTACGGCAAATGAGTTATATGCCGATTTACTTCCTTGGTCGTACTTACCGGCATCTTCTCCCCAAAATCCGTATTCGTCTCTAAATTTCTTGGCTTTTTCGGCATTGGCTATAGCACCTGATTCCGCCAAAGCCCATAGGCTATTTAGTTGGCTATTGTATCCAGTCTGGAATCCTTCTGTATTAAAATCACCATCCGTATTGTATTTATTAGCCCAACGGTTAATATCAAGCAAATTAGAAATAGCCTTGTTATTTACCCTACCATAACCGGCACTACTTCTATGTTGCAGATTTTGATTAGAATTTACACCAGAATCAGGATTAAGAATCTGCTCTCTGTCCGCAACATCTACTATAGACATATTAAGAGTACGTCCAAACTGCTTCATTAAAAGCTGCTGTACTTTCTTACCCCACTCTATCTGTTCCTTGGTAGGACCGCCTTCAGCCATTTTCCTAACTCTCTTTACATACTCATCATATATCCAATTTTTAGCATCAGATTCAGATACGTTAAGAGCCTTAGCTTGTTTTCTCACAGCATTTAAATCAACTTTTCCGCCATCTCTAAAGAAAGCATCTATCTTTTCTTGGCGCTTGGATTCCTCTTGCTTGTTATAAACGATGTCAGCAAAAGACCTGAATTGCGCCTCAAGTTCGTCTATTTCCTTTTGATTATCATTTACGTACTTAGAAAGAATGGACTTATTTAACTCAGAAGTGTTTTTATCCTTAACATCCTTATTCTTTTCCAACCTCTTGAAAACACGTTCCTGATCATCATACTTTTCAGACAATCCTATTTTTTTCTTGTACCTATCAAGAAGCGTAGCATACGTATCTTTTTCCGTAGCTCTAATGCCATAATTTTCCCTTATGTAAGAAGCAAAATCATCATCGATAGTACGGTAATCTGAAATAATATGAGCTTCGGGTAAATCAACAGGAGTGCCGCCGTCTTCATGCCTGCTACCTTTTGCCTCCATAGGGCCAACATCATCCGGAGTCGAAACATATTCTCCTTTTTCTATCTCAACATTGGCATTATCCTCCATAGATTTAGGAAGAGGATAAATATATTCCCCTGTCATATCAGACGTATCTATTCTCTGACCATTTCCAAGATTAATACCTCCCCCTTCACGCTCCCATCGGATAAACTGCTGACGGCGATTCTCGGCAAGTTTCTCTCTTGCCGCTTGTTCGTCTCTACTGGCGGCATAAGCCTCAGAAGAAGCCCCCATAATATTACGGGTAAGACCCATCCCAAGACTAAGACCGGATAAAGCCGCCTCCGCTATGTTAGCACCGGTTTTGTTTCCAGCCCTTATTCTTCCCAAACTCGCACCAAACATCTGGGACCTACCAGCAAGATCAGAAGAATAATAAGGAGCAGTCATAGGATCCAAAGGATTTCCATCTTGTGATCGCTTTTCTTTAGAAGAATCAGCATCAGAGCCACCTACATTCATTGCATTATTAACAACTGATTTCTCTACGTTTTTAACCATGCTCCTATTATCAGCAAGATATCCTGCATATCCTGCATCATGATTTTCAAAGAATGGATCAGATGTAGGCATATTGCTAAATGGATTTATCTCCCCCTCCTCTGCTTCTAAAGTCACATCATAAGGCATATATATATTCTGAATATCAGATTTACCCCATTTATTAACAGGTGTTCCATAATCAAGAATAGGCTGAGTAGAGGATACATTAATATCCTGTTTTTTATCCTGAACACTACCACCAGGAGCGAATACCGGACGATTTTTTATGATTCGTAATTTCATACTTATCTTTTTTCACAAAGATAAGAGAAACAAACGAGAAAATCCAACGTTATGGGATAGGTTTAAAAATCAGGTATGTATAGCGGACAAACCTCCTGAATCGGGATCGTACTTGAGTCCGTATGCCCTGCGATAAGCCTTGAGTACTCTCTTGTATAAAAACAATACCGTCTTGGAAACTATTTTCTTTATAGACTTGGTTAAAACCTCTTCTGTTGAAACAGACATAAGACAGCCATTCAAGAACGACCTAACATTGGAGCCAAACAAATTCTTGACCATTTTCCTAAATAGTCTAAAAAGATATGATGCTGAAAGAACCTTTAACCCATTGCGAACCAATCTTTTGTTTAAATAAGAAACAGCCTTATCAGATAAACAAAGCCTGTTCTTCCCTTCGCTGTCTACCTCTGATGAAAACCAGGAATACAAGGTGGTAGGATGTTTCTTGAGATGGTTAATAAAAGAAGTTATAACCACCTCTTTTAAAGCTCTTTTGTGAGCTACGCATGCGGCAATCTTCTCTTCTCTTTTTAAAGAGCTGTCAAGACATCTGAACACCGTCCTATCGTCTCCGATAAAATACTGAGGACATTCTTCCTTGAACTTAGCCCGGTATGCAGCATATCCTTCCTTACGAAGCATATCTATTTGAGATCTAATGTAGAACCTTACACACTTTTCTTCAGCTTCTTGCACACTCTTAAGATAAGGAACTGACTTCCTCCCATATCGGAGATAGTCATAGACCATAGCCTCTATGAAGTCATTGTACGGGAAGAATCTCCCAAAACCAAAATTCCAAACTATAAAACACCTCACCCTATCTTTCCAATAATCGGATATCAGAAAATTACTAAAATATCTCAACTTCTTATCCTTCTGATAAAAATGATGAGTATTCTTATCGTAAAACAGGTTAAAATATCTCAAATTTCCTAAACATTGACCAGCTGGGCGGCGTACCACATTGTACCCTAAATTACTGAAACTATTGTAGATAACTTCTATCGGAGAGACTTGCTCTTTCTTAAAGAGTTCGTCGTGTAACTTGTGAGGATCTATTATTTCGATTAACTTTGTCTCCATAATTATTTGCTTTAGTGCAAAGATATGATTTTTCATCATATGTTCAAATAAGAAAATGCACGGCCTTGTATCCGGTTTGAGAGAAATAGGATACAAGGTTTTTTATTTTATGACGGTTTAGATAAGAGACAAAAGAACGGCTCGAAACGTAACCGACTGATCGTCAGTGGTGGGACAACAAATCTTGAACTAAAACTACGCCTATAAATAGTCTCCGTTTTCCTTAATATTAAGACCATTTTCAATGATCTTACTCATTATATTATTTATATTATTTTATATACTTTACCATTTATTCATATAATTGTTTGCAGTGAATGAACTTAACGACCGAAGGGAGTTAAGTGAGTGAACGGATTGACAAATTACTTTTTCCGTCTATTGTATTGTTTGCCTAATTGTGTGAAAAGATTGAGTATCGTGACCGAAGGGAACGATGCGAAAGAACTTATAATATTTAAAAACGACTGAACCTATCGACTGAAGGGAGATAGGTGATGGAGTGACGTTAATAGTTATATTAGGTAGCCAGTGGAGAATTAGGCAGGGAGTAGGCGAGACGAGCGCCCATGCCCGTCAGGACAGTGAAAGTACGTAGGTCTGTTCCGTCCAACCAAGGCGATGACAGTTCCATCCTTCACGAAATCGCACAAAAAAGCCGGATTATCTTGATATCGTTCTTCAACCTTTGGTATCCGCATAACGAGTCTCAAATCCGGCTTCGCTTTATTAATATGAGAAATAAAATAATTGTTCTAATTATCAGTGACGCCTTTAATGCGAAGCTGTATATTGGGAAGCACGGCATTAATCAAAGCCATTTTCTTATCCTCTTCGCTTTCTTTTTCATGCTGTTTATACATCATGCTGTAATCACTGTCATCACCATCCTTTTTCCCGTCTAACGTCAGTAAATGATTTATGATGTCCTTACCATACGTTTCAGTCCATGTACGGAATCTCTCTTCCTCGGACTGTTCCTCCTGGGACGGGGCTTCCGGGTTAGGGAGGGCGGCTGCCACTTCTACCTCTGGAAGTGTTACTGATGCTGCTATTTCACCATCATCTCCGAATCCCATTTGACCATACAAAGATACTGAATTTTCTTCAATTTCCAAACCAAGATTTTTAGCAACTTCCATAGCATAGTTATAACGGTCATCATTTCTTATAACACTCTTATGAGGGCGCCCTGCTCCTTGGTTCCAAGCTATTACAGCATCTTTAAGGTTATCGGCGTTCATAAAGTCCTGCCGGCTGTAGTTGTAATACCCTGGTCCTTCTTTTCCTTTTCTTGTGTATAAGAAATTAGAATATCCGGTCTTTCCTTCGTATTCGTCAGCCAAGAACTCAAGTTGGTCTTTGAATGTTGGTGTAGAATGACCTTTCTTTTTAGCATGCTTGAACAATTTATCCATGCGCTCATTATGCCATTGCTGTATGCCGTATGATGTTTTGTTGTCTCCGTATATGTCATCTTTAAGGCCGGATTCAGCCATGAGATTACCTATGATAGCAAGCGCCTGTATCTTGGACATGCCGCGCTTATTAGTAAAGTATTCATATGCTTCACGCTGCTTGCCAACTACGCCACCTTCCTTCTTCATGTTGGTATTGTATCTCTTTCCATTCCATGTAAATTCCTTAAGACCTCTTTTTCTGGCTTCTTTAAAGGCTTCACCTCTTGTAGTGGAAATAGAGTCTTGTAGCTCAAGATCATTTTTTATTCCAAGAATAGCATCAACAATAGTATTATCATTATCCTTTTTATCAACATTATCCAAAACATAAGATTGGCTTATCAAATTTGATACGCTCTTTCTATTTTCATAAGTTCCTTCTTTATCTGATGGAGCTTCAAAAGCATACACAAGTGGATACGAATAATCCGTATCTGGATCTTCTGACATAAATTCGCTTACTGCATGAATGGCTTTATTGTATTTAGTATCCTTTATACTATACATCCCAGCATCTTGAACATGATCATAAAATCTGTCTATCATGTAATTGATATATCCACGCTTATCCCCCTTAAATCGCTCTTTATCTTTCTCAAACTCTTTGGGTAGATATCTTTTATCAGATTCTTGGAAAAGTCCCTTAAACCCTCCATAATCAGACACGGCATAGGGATTACCACCAGATTCTTCAATAATATTTCCAAGTACGGCTTCTATCTGGCGTTGATTGAAACCTTTATCATATAAAGCATCATAGATCATATTCATTCCATCTACGTCCATAGTGCGGTGCGTACCCTTGCCCACGCGCTTCATATTTTCATATTTTGATTTGAATAAATCCCAATCTATTTCCGGCTTAGAAGAATCCCCTCCTTGTTTTTTGGATCTTATCTCCATCCTTTTATCCAAATCATTCTTTGAATCAATAATAGATCTAAGCATGATCTTGTTTGGATCACTCTCTTCGTATGGAATTTTATCTTCTACATAATCCCTTATTTCAAAAGGATATCCTATTGTATCAAGAGTCTTAGTAACAACCCCAACACCAAAAGGTTGGTCATCTCTATAAAAATCGTACTTATCTTTCACAACCATCCTACCTCTATCATCACGGTACATGGTAAAACTTGACAATCCTGATAAATCATTTAAATCGCCGTAAGCATCCGGTATAAAATTATATTCGTTAAATACCTGATGTTCCCCAGTTCTGGCTTTTTTTAAGAGATCTATACCCTCTTCTACCATTCCAAGTTTCCTACTTGTTACATCCCTTAACTCCTCCAAATCAGATACGTCCTTGCCTGCAACTCTTCCATCAATTATCTTATTATCTAAGGAATAAAGCTCCCTTCCATATTTTTTAGCCATTTTCTCCCATCCACCATTTATCCTGTCAGATATAATGGATTTGATATTGTCTGGTATTCTAACAATCCCGTTTTCCTCTTTCAGGTTATTTGGTTGGTTTAAGAATCTAAACCAAAGATTCTGACTAAAATCATCTACATTGGCTTTCGGAACATCTTGACCAAAAAATTCCATTATTTTGGTTTTCAATCCTCTTTCGTTAGCATACACATCAGGTGTTATATTAGATGCCAGATATTCTCTAAGCTTTACAAACGGACCAATTTTATTCCATAATGTTTTTGGTTGTTTGTCCTTTACATAATTTTTATTTTTCTTTGCCATCTTTTTCTTCCTCTAAGAATCCAAACATTTCACCTGCGCAGTTACCAACAAATCCAGCTATGTAAGCTGCGTGTTCATCTTCTCCCACTTTAAAACCAAGAGACATATTACAATGTTGGCATACCGACATAGCTGCATGAAATGATTCATGACATATGTTTCGCATAGTCATCTCATTCTCACTTTGAAAGTTCCATAATAACTTAAAAGCTCTATCATCCCCCTTATCACGAACAAGATTCATAAAAGAGACTTCTGAATCTAAATCGCCTTCATCTCCCCATTCTCCTTCATGATCCAATTCTGCATTCTCAAAACGATCACACAATGTTTTGTAATCTAACCCTATGGTGATAATCAACTTTAGTGGATATATCACAAAATCAAATTCTTTTTCTTTCATTTTTCTTCCTCCTTCTTAAATTTGTGGTAAGCATCACAAACCTTGTCAACCAACCATCCCATTAGATAGGCAGCGTGCTCATCTTCTCCGGCGTCAAAACTGTAGTTAATATTAAGATACTTACAATAAAGGGAAAGACCGTGCAGACATTCGTGTCCTATGGTTCTAACATCCATATTAGACAGTGAATGAAACAAGAAACATATTTCTTTCCTGTGATTGGTTCGGTTTCCTACGAAAATAGTTCTGCCACCATAATCATCAGTCCACCCCTCCCAGCTCTGATCTTCTACTTCCAGGTTGGCGAACGTCTTAACTATATACTCTTCATCTGCCCCAAGCAATACCCTTACATTATAGGGGTATATGTCATTTTTATATAATACTTGTTTCATAACAAACTGTTTTTCAACAAAGATAAACAAAAAAGCCGAAGATATACTCACGTACTTCTTCGGCTATACCCATTAAAACTTTTTATTATGAAAAGCTACAATTAAAATAGAAATAATAATCAAATTTTTATCTTCTTAATTTTCTCAACCATATTCTTATATCCACAGAACTTGCTGTTAATAACATCGAAGATAGATTCTGACCAGCCAGCTATGTTCAAGATATTAGATCCTCTGTAAAACATCTCACTTCCATATCCTTGAATAGAAATAGAAACGATTTTGCAATTTGGATTCACTTTTTTAAACCCTTTCAAAAGTTCGGCGAATTTACCATATTTATAATTGGAACTTTTCTCCCATACAACAGATTCACCGTCTCCTATCTGCATATCTGAAATAACGTACAAGTTATCTACTTTGATCTTATCTTTAACGCACTTATTCAAGAATGCAAAAAGACCGTTTTCAGTGGCACCACCGCATTCTCCTCCGGCAGTAAAAGATTTTTTGTTATTCCATAAAACACCTTTACTTCTATCATATTCGTAATTGATAAGTTTGTCACCAAACATACCAATAAATACGTCAGGAAGCACAGAAGCAATCATACAGCCAAACAAGTTGCCAATGACAGCCGTACTTGTTTTGCTAAAGGCAGACACCTTAGAAGATCCTCCCATATCTCCACGTACAGAGCCAGAGTGGTCAATCAGGATAGCCGACCGCCCCTCCAATACCGGCAGGTTCTTGCAGGAGATGGTTATGGCTTTCTCCAACGCATCTAAAATCTTATCTTTGTTACGCGCTGTTAATTTAGCACGTTTTTTATCCGACTCAAATACAATATCATTATCGGAACCATCAGTGCCTATATTTTCAACCTCTTTGAAAGCTGAAGCAAAACGGAAAGGAAGCATCTTCGAATTAAGCACCTTCTCTTCTATTGTAAGCTGCCTACAAACTTCATCTATTTGATCAGGCGCGTATTTGATTATGTTTACAAGGTTACGAACCATATTAAAAATAGGCATGCCTTTTACATTAGAAACCACGTCCCGAATAGCGTCACCTAAAGCTTCTTTCTTTTCCTTATTGTCTTTCTTATCCTGTCCGGCTTTAGACATTTCTTTTTCAAGAATCTTGCTTTCGTATAATCCAGACAAAGACCGACCTTCTATAAGGTACTGGAAAGCCGTTTTGTTAGCCTGATTGCCTTTAGGGTGAAATAAGTTTACGAGGTCAACCATAGTAATGACCCTACTGTCCATCTTGTACTTGTCAATCCGATACGGATCAAGACCTTCCAAAGCCGTCTTAAATCCTTTCTTAATAGCGCTGGATATTCCTCTTAACTTCTTTGGATTTTTGTCGTTAAGAGCCGCATAACAGCCAAGGATTTCGCTCATATCATCAGGACGCATAATGATCTTGTTATAGAACCTTGAAGCCCATTCCTTACCCGATGCTTTGCTGGCAAGGACAGAAGCCATAAGATGCGTTACCGACCTAAGCTTTCCTTCTTTCCTGACATACAATGCTGTTTGTGCTCCGAAATACGGATCTACCTGATCCATAAGGTTCTTAATTCTTTCTACTTTATCTTTTTCTTTCTCATAATAAGAATCGGATAACATAGTAGTCATTACCGTAGCTACCAACTCTTCTTCTGCGTTAGGCTTATACGCCTTCTCTCCCATGTGATTCACGATCGTAGGTTTAACACCTTCATCCTTTTTGTTAAACTTTCCCATTTGTTGTTTTCTTTAAAGTGTTATACAAAAAAAGCAGTGATATTACTACCACTGCTTGAAAAAAAATATATCAAAATGAATACTCAATGAGGGAAAAGCTGAAGTTAGTGTAAACAATGAAATAATGGATTTGAACCATTGACCTATACTTTAAAAGAGTATCGCTCTATCCATCTGAGCTAAATTCGAAGTAACTAACCCCATCACCACTCATTAGTTTTTATATATTTCAAACAGAGGAAAAACGGAGCCGGATGATTAAAATGAAAATATTGGATTCGAACCAATGAAAAGTATTTTTACAGAATACCGCATTATCCACTATGCTAATTTTCGAAGTAACCGAACTCCTCACCATCTGTATATTTTATTAAAACAGGGAAAACCTGGAATGTGTTTTGATATGAAAGGAGGTTTTGATCTACCAACTGATCTAATTTTTCTTGCATGAAAAATATAGGACTCGAACCTATGACACAAACCGAAGTATCACCTTCCATCACCACTGTCTTATATCATAATCTCTCTTGATTACGATGCAAATATAAAGACTAAAATCTAATTATCAAATTAAAATATTTAAAAATACATTAATTTGAATAAATCATCTATTTCTGATTTTATCCTCAGATATTAGCCACTGAAAGATAATTTTCCTATCACTAATCATCTTTTTTATTCTCATCAACATCCAACTACCACGCAATCTATCCAGCCATGACCGCCTGAAATTAAGAGCATCAGGATTAACCGACTTATCTATATCGTTTTCATCCTTGATCCAAATAGGAATCTCTGATCGATCATCATCAACTCTATTGAAGAAATCGTTTAGCTTATGTCTTCTATACACTTCGGTATCCATAACTTCAGTATGGTCGCCTACGATCTTCGGATACGATATACGTTGTGCTAAATTATTCTTTTCTTCTGGGACAAGATGAATTTCACCTGAGTTGTTTGTGTCGTTATAGATAGTTATCGTATCCAAACCTATTTTCCTGTCAAGTATGTAATTCACATCATCAACGTACTTCCGTGCATCAAGCTCATATTCTACAGAAGCCAACGTAGAGCCATTATATTTCTCTTTTATCGGCACTTCTAATATAAATGGGTATGTTGTTCCGTAGAATGTCTGGAAGCTCTTATTCGTCAACAAATGACTCCATAAGCCACCTTCCTCGTCTAATGCCGGGAAGTTTATTCCTGTCTGGAAATATTGTTGCTGTTCTATATAATAATCGGGACAAAACGAATAATAAGAAATCCATTCTTGCTTCAAACAAGAATATCCGATAGTGAATGACACATCCTTGAAATATCGCTCATCCTTTAATGATATCTCTGTATCATTGTACAAAAACCTACCACCATCATATTTATAATATGCCGGATTCTGTACTGGTATATAATCTTTTTTAGTAATAAACACCCTCTTATACCTGTTATCCCATCCAAGAGACAGACCAAGACCAATAAATTTATTATCCGTATCTTCTTCTGTCATCTCCGTACCAGTTAAGATATTAGTTATTCCGTATCTAAGGATCTTAAACGGAAGATGACGCTTAAGCCAATGTCTGATACCTACACTAAGTTCCTTAAGATTGCGTCCATTTGGATCGGTCATAAACACCTGTGCTCTTTTAGTATCCACCCAGAAGTGACCAAATTCTGAACTAATTATTTCAGTACTCTGGGTTCCAGAATAGCCAAGGTCGGTCGTGTTGTACTCCAGAGGCCGGGACGCGAACAGACCGCCGGTGCCCATCTCGGCCTGCCCTGGGGAGGTGCGCTCCTTGATTACGTCTATGGCGTTATGGAGCGAAACCTGATCCTCGAATCTAACAAGAATCTGATCGGATTCAATACGCTTCATGTGAATAAGCTTCCCGTTGCTGGTTGGGAACTCATGATAGTCCATAGGCTTGTACGTCAGCCACGGATCTGTTTGACTGTTTTCAGATACGTCAGCCCTACTCCATATAACACCATTAGGACGCTGATAAGCACAATCATAAAAACGATGTTCGTATGTTGCCGGCAATACATTAGGTGTCAATGTCATTCTTGATGAATAGATAGGACTTATCTTGTAATCATTGTCCCTATGGATAGATACGTTCTTTTCTTGTGTCCACCAAACAAAATCTCCTACTTTTGGATAGAATAATTCATGAGGCTGAGGGCCCTCTAATCTGAAATTACAATTTATTTCAGACTCTACAAGGAACTGAGGAATACCATAGAACCATGTATAAAATCTGCCATCTACATACTTACCGGAGGTATCACCATTCAATTCATACAAGCTCTTCCTGTTTGGGTAAAAAGCATATTTTCCTTTATTAGATGATGTCCAACTATTGAAACGTTCGTTATCTATCGTCTCAAGAGCATCTTCCCCTGTATCATAATTAACAAAATATCTTGGATATCCTACATTTCTATAATCCATGTAAGGGAAAGGTATCATATCTCCAATACCAAAAGCACTATTATAAAAAACAGGAAATTTTCTCTTTAATGAAAATCTGGTTATCACCGTATCACCACCGAACATCAGTTTCTTTTCATTAGTGAAAAATCCACATCCACCTATGGAAATCCATTTTATATCTTCTATTTGACCATATTGATCCGGCCTATATCTCATAAGCCTCATATACGGAGAACAGATGTATGAAACTGATTTGGATTGCTCGAATGTTCTTCCTGCTACAACATCTCTTCCAGCAATAACCGAGTCATCTATACGGCTACTGTCGTAGTTGTAGACATAGTTCGGATATTCCAATAAATATTTCGATTTACCATCTCCTTTTTCACCTGGATCACCAAATGATAAAAATAACGAAGATTCACGATCTATATTATTAACAAATAAGAATCGTCCCTCATTATCGTTTTTACCGGTTCCCCATTTAGATGACATACTGGCATCCATCATAGGATATACACCAGACTTCATGTACTTAACAGAAGATAAACCACGAGCAAAATTTCGTTCATACTTATCCTGGTCTGTTATACCTATCATTGAATTATATAATCCTACAGAAGTATAATACCATGCATGATTACGTCTCGGTCCATTGTTTATAAACGTATTAAGCCAATCATAACGGTACTTACCGTACAATATCGGGCCCTTAGCAAGAGTTTGACTGATGGTTGACACCATTGAAGAAAACAGCATGGCCGCACTCAAATTCGTTAGGAATCCTCCTCCGGTAAGACCTGCCGACCCTCCTATGTATCCAGACTGAGCCCTTATCTGAAGCTCTTCTGCTATCATAGCGGCTATTGTGGCACTTGATTCAACTGCGGCAAGTGACGCAGCCATCGTATAAGCGGCAGGACCTAAGATAGTCCATTTTGGATGATCTTCTACAGGCACAAAACTGCCTACGGACATTCCTCTTTGGAACCCGTCTATACATACTTCATTTGGAAGTTCGGGCTTGTTAAAATAAATATCAGGAGAACAAAATGAATACCACACGTTTCCTCCTTTGTCGAAAGGATGGGATATAAACTCGTCTCTTTTGCCAGACGTATAATTATATTGATCTTGTGATAGGTCATTATATGGGTAATTAGGATAGATATTTACATTACCATCGTCTCCTATGTATCTAAGCATATCGTAGGCCAATCCTGAAGCCACAACCGACCTATTTAGCCTCCTATCTCCACGATACAGTTCATATCCTACAATCGTATCTCTTTGTTGTTGCGTAATCAAACCAGAATCCACCGCAAAATCCAAAAATACTTGTATGGTGTTCTCATCCACCATAATACCTACCGGATATATTTCAGAAGCTATGTCATATCCACGTTCATCACTGTTCATAAAAGGTATATGCTTGTTATCTGGGAACCGGTAATGACGTATAGGTTGTTGGCAAAATACGGTAGAAGTATCTACTCCTCCATAAGAATGGCCCTTGAAATAAGATAATCCATTTTTGTCTGACAAAGGAGCACCATAATATTCTGTTAACTTATTCATAATATTAGAATAAGCTTCTGTTTTTTTTGGATCATCATAAGATCTACCTGTGTCTATTTTCATCCTACTACTATCATAAAGTTCAAAATTAGCAGGATATTTCTCAGATGATTCCCAATATGCAAAATCCCCGTATTTATAAGGACGAGGCTTGCAATTAATAGGCCTATCTCCACATGTCTGACATTTAGATGCAAATACTACCGTCGATCTTAATGTTATTGAATCAACAGACAAATCAACCTTATTTATTTCTTTTTCTCTTACACCAAAAATATAAGGATATATGGTTTTACCTGTAGCAAAAGCGACTCCAAGAATAGCACGGGAAGGCTTCTTTCCTTCTTCTTCCTCTTCTTCTGGGGTATCATAATTTTTATAAGAACAAAATTGAATTTGTCTAAACGTCATTATCCAAGGAACTGCTACAATAGGAGATTCTATTGTAACATAAAAATAATTTTGACCTATAGAATCAAAAAACTCTTCATTTATTTCTCCGAAAGCCGGTCTTGCTATGTTAACAATAACGGAATGAGATGATTCATACTCAGGTCTATCAAATTCAACTGGTACTATTCCAAGAGGGGACCATGTTTCAACATCCTTCCAAAAAGAAACACGAACGTAATTGGTAGACACAGCATCCATTATGCCATCTACCTTTCCAAGAGCTTCAAGATAAAGAACTTTGTTCTCGTCTTTATAACCTTCTATGTCCCACTCTTCTGGTCTATTAATCTTAATAAATCTTGCATTTGTCATTACATTTCTGACAAACTTCCATACCACAAATTCAGATGCGAATCCAATATTAAGCTTATCCCCTGTAGGATTATTAAATGTAGCATTGTTTACATACCCTTCAAATTTCCAATCAGTTTCATCTATACCGGTATCCGAATTTTTATATATCATATCTTGCAACTTCTCAGAAGCTTCAGGCCAAAATTGCTCAATACAATACCTGGGTCCGTTCTTTGATCTATACTGATTATTTATGACTGTACTGGTAGATCTACCGGCTCGCCAATCTCCTACATCATTTATCTTTTGGCTCCATCCATCTATATGAAGAATATAACTTCCAAGAAGATAATTATAATTTTGAAAGTTGTTATAATCAGTTCTTGACACAGTAGGATCAGAGCAATAACTCTCAATATAACATCCGCATGTACAAGGCATGGTATCTAATACGTATATAGCATCAGACACGGTTTTTAAAACAGATCCAGGTTGTAAGTATGGATAAAACTCAGAACAAAGGTGTTGATTGCCATCACCTGATATGCTGCCAGCGCTATACCCAAAAAATGCTTCCTCCATCCATTCAGATAAAGAATCCATTGTCTCGTAATTAAACAACACAGAATACTTATTCTGATTTTCTCCTCCTGTGGTATATAGATAATCTGTAGAGACGTGTTCCATTTCGCTAAGAACCTTATAGATATAATCTTCTACAAGGCCTGTTATTAGTGGAACTGGAGCTGACAATATAGATTCTTGACGATGAGGTACTTCGCAGTCTCCTTCCATTTCTGGTAACCTAATATGATCAATTGGCTCCATATAATCCTGTGTTCCATCTTCTCTGTATTTGGTAGCTATATCACATATCTGTCTTTCATTGTTTCCATTCTCCTTATTATTACAAGCTACAAGACCTATATTTTCAGACAAATAATTTATAGGGGTTCCTACAATATCATCATAATCGATAATAAATCTTGATTTCCCTTTAAAAGTAGCGAAATTGCTTTCCACTATAACAGTTTGACCTACAGTAGCCGGGTTGTTACACTCTTTCTGTTCTTCATCTATAACAACCGCATCGTCGTCAATCAATACCCCATCTCCTGCCGTATTGCTATACTGCCATACATATTTCCTATTAACACCTGAGCAATCCGGAGCATATGCGTTTATAGACTGGTATGGGATACTGTCTTTGTTCATTTCCTCTCTTGCCTTATCAGAAGGTGGGGGAACAAGAACGAATGCTGGAGTTTTATAACCAGTAGATGTCTTAAACGAGATAGAAAACGGATACACTTCATTCCTCATATATCCCACATACAACGAACAAGCATTACCATCCTTATATAAATCTTCGTGGGCTACAGACGCCTGCCATTTCAAGAAATGACCCATGAGGGAAACTACAGGCTGTAAATTCCATTCTTTTTCTGCCGTAAGACCATATTGAAGAAGACGGTTACCGACCGACACTATGCCCCTTGATGTATTATATATGGCTCTTTTTAAAGAAATGTGTTCGAATGTCGTTCTTTTGTTGTTAAGATCAGAATAATAGTATATGGTCTTCTCTGTAATAGGATGAATGCCTTCTATAAAATAATCAACTACAGGTTGCGTTTCACCATTGTATCCTACAGTGTTTTGGATAACAGCTACCTTGTAATGACTAACTTGCCTATCTAAGTTAGACACCTTAAGTCTTATACCAAGATTAGTTCTCTCTCCCCATTTACCGTCATTGATCCTAATATATTGCTCGTCAAATACATGAACAGGGTTAGTCAATGAAGTATAGTTAGTTTTCTCGTTACCAAATTCATCGCACAAGGCCACAGCAAACTGATACACGCCCGCACGTAGGCTGCCCCCGTACTCTATCTGTACCGGCTCTACGCATGGCTGGTCCAGTAGCGGAAACACCCTAAGTTTATCACATGCCAGAAAACAACCATTCTCCTGCATGAATTTGTCCCTATCGTATTCTTTATCGCATATCTTATACCCATGATAATGATACCATATATCACCTTCATCATCAGGAGTCAGAGCCTTGTCTACAATAACATACCTGGGAGGATTATAATCGTCAGTCCAGTAAATACATTTCCCACATTTCTCTGTCTTTATTTCTATGGTTTTTATAGGATGGTAGATAGAGAACTTAAGGCACGGATCTTGCTCGTTGTCTTCCAGCAAGGTCTTCATGCCCGAACATAATGATTCTGATCCTGATACCATAGATTCTATATCGGAATCAGACAGGATACTTGTATCAGATTCAGGCTTGAAATAAGTTATTTTAGATACGCCCGTCTCTGGATTAGTTATAAAAAAATAGATATTACCAGACGTAAGATCATTCTTGTATCCAATAACTTTAAACCCATCAAAATCTATACACTTAAGATTACTATGTTCATTTGATCTCATGCCAACATTACCATCTTCGGATTCTATGTTGGCATTCAAGGCAAACGTATAATGCTGCTCCGTAAGGCTTGACGGATGCAGATCACGGTTCATACCTGTTTGAGGTATCGCTATGTTTCTGTTATCTTCTGCTGCCATTTTAATAACTGTTTGTCACAAAGATAGCAAAAGAGAATTAATCATGCATTCTTTAAGGTATCAGCGAAAATAACTATCTTTCGAAAAAAATACATCATCATACAATATGAGAAGAAGATTTAGCAATATTATGTCAGCAAATTGTCTTATCCCAACTTTTGTTGGAACATATGATTTCAATAGATCAAGCATATTAAACAATGTATCACTTTTTAAAATATGCAATAGAGAAGATATGTCCAGTAGCGCAAGTCTTGCTACTTATTTTGCCCAGCAAGCTAATGCAACATACCAATGTACAACCCTTGACCAACCCAAAAAAAACGTAAATGCCCTATTTGGATATAATAACAACATTGTATATGTCAACATAAATAATAATAATCAACTTGATTTTAACATGAAATTAAAATTCAGCGTTGATGATATATTCTTCTACTTACTCATTCTAACAAAAAATGGAGGTTCTCCAGATCACCGTTATGCATATATGCAAGAACTAAGTAGAGAAGAATACAGTATAACACAAGTATATGAATATATAGAGTCAAGTTACACCGATTTGCCCTATATTGTTTTATGATTCAACGGTACCAAACGTACTCACATAGACACTTGGATATATCATATACCCTTCTTCACTAAGAGTCAATGTTTTCATTGATTTTGTAGTAGTAGGAGTAAGTTCTATTCTATCCATTGTAAATACTTCATTTTTTGTTTCAAGATGAATATAGAAATATATGTAACTAAGCCAATCCCCATATTCTAACAATTGAATTTCAAATTCAACAGTCATATACCCATATTCACTTGCGAGTCCACTTCCAACTTGATCGATTATTTTGCGATCTTCCAAGTCATATGTCACAGTAAATTCCGCTGTTTTTATGCTGGTACATGAAAGGCAACGTTCTGTTACTTTGTACTTTATAATTTTATGGGGGGGGTGAACCAATATCAAATCTTCTTCTCATACCATAAACTTTTTTTTAATCTCCAATATTATCTACAACCCCTACATAAAAATCAGGGATAGGATTACCAGTGAAATTCGTACTTATAATAGCCTGATAATTATAAAAATAATCAGAAAAGGAATCCATTACCGTTACATGATTTTCTAAAACTCCATCTTTATATGAATATATCTCTTGAGAATCTTCATCAAAATAAAAAACGTATCTTGATAATTCTTCGTATTTCATGTATTCTAATGTTAAATTCTCATTAAACAATTTACATTCTTTATTAATGTAAATTTTCAACAACGAGAAACTCGACTCAAGTTTGGATCTTATAGATATTTCACAAGTATATATTAAAATCTTAGATGAATCAAATTGACCAAAACTCATCTTGAATTTTTTTTTATTAGATGCCGTTACGTATTTTGAGCTATTAGGAGTAGCTTCAGACCATTGAAATTGACTCCCTTCCATTACAGGAGAAAAACAATTACCCATCACCATATTAACATTTTCAAATCTTCGTCTCATATTTACTCTTTTGAATAATATCTTAAAATTACGACGCCATCGCCACCATCTCCACCTTTTCCGGATCCATATGGTGAACCTGACAGTTCTTGTATGCCGCCGGCTCCTCCTCCGCCTCCGTACCCTCCGCCTCCTTCAGACGCAGGATAGGTGTCATTTGGACTAGACCAATTATCTCCATCTTGCCCTCTACCAGTGTAATAGCCTTCTGATTCATGGGGATAATCCTTCCCTTTACTTCCATAGCATCCAGAGGTTCCTCCGGCAGTAGGCAAGAAATCAATTTCTCCAAAAACCCTTGTCGTATGTCCTTGGCTATCTCCTGGATGAGTACCATATTTACTTGTAGGATAATGACCGTCACTGAATGATGCAGAGGCCGTTGTATCCCATCCTCCTGCTTCAGAGGCTCCGGTTCCTCCACTTGCACATATAGCATACCCATCACTGTGCTTTTCTCCTTTATATGCTTTTCCTCCACTTGCATACAAATGCTCTTCAAAACTAAAATGAACATAAGTCTCTTCTCCGTCACTTCCATATTTTGGTGTTCTTCCTCCGGTCTTGATGCCTCCAGCTCCACCCTTCCCGACATATATCACAATCTCTTGTCCGGGCTTAACCTTAATAGCATCTCCATCTTTTACCCAATCATTCCAAGATCCAGAAGATTCATTTGACTTTTTATAAGTTTTTGTATATCCAGATCCTCCTCCGGCTGGGGATGCATACCCGTTTCCGCCTCCGGCGCCTCCACCAACAAGAAATACATCCATTTCATAACATCCTTCAGGAACAAAAAAACGATAATCTCCTGATGGATGAAACTCCTTCAAATTTAGAACTAATTCTTTCTTTTTGTTTGAAAAACGCCTTCTCATAAAAAAATATCTCCATTAGTAAGAGGTTTTACCCCCCCACCTATATATAATAACTTACTGTAAATCATATAATTATATTTAAAATACATAATCAAATAAATACAAAGAAAGAATCATTATGATATATACTACTCTCTTTCGCAGAAGTAATACAATCAACATCTTCATCTGCATTATTAACAAAATCCCTCATTCCATCGTATCTATTAGAAAACATAAAAACATACTTCTGATCATTTATCTGAAACTTGTATATAATACTCTGTTTTTCACTTGGAGCAGGATATGGGTCAAATTTAATCCATATTGCCATTGGTTCATAACCAGTATTACTTTTTGAAAACGAAAAAGAAACTGAACTCTGAGTATGAATATTAAAAGCTGTACCCTCTCCAAGCTGATTCAATACACTATTTATCTTATCCTGGCTAATTGTACTGGATTCGATTTTATTCATTAAATCAAATAACCTAAGTCGATCTCCAGACTCGATTTCTGTTTCCACATAATGATAAATAGCTCCACCACCAGATCTTTGTTCCTCAAAATATCTTCTCCTACTCATAATAATACTCCTTCCGATAATAACCGAGAAAACTAAACCCTTCCGACTCCTTCCTCAAAACATCATGCTTGTTCCAATACTTTTCTAAATCAAAAGCTTCTCTTTCAAATACGATGTTATGATATGCCTTGTCATGATCTCGATATATGCACAACCTAATCAGGTACTCAATCAAATACCATGCATAATATAAAAATATCGGAATAAGAGACAGCCACAACATCCACCACCCTGCATTACCGAATAAAAAGCACAATCCTATTGTGAGCAACGATATAAACATACCAAAATAAAATAACGTATGATACTGATTGCAATGTGCTTCCTCATGATATTCTGTCCTCAATGATATAGCATCACTTTCGGTGAATACGGCTCCAAACAGCATAATCGTTTTGTAGCCGTCAATGAACGTAAACAACTTAGCTATTTTTGATTTATAGTATATTTTCATTGTCAAAAATCATTTTATACCAATTGCATAAAATCAAAAACTCAATAGGAGAATTAACTCCATCCCATTCCCATTTTTCAAGATAAGATTTTAACTTACTTTCATCAACATCTTTACAGTCTTTAAGAAAAACAAGATGCGGCATAAACAATTCTCCCCCTTCCAAAGACTTATTAAATTTCTTAATTAACCTCTTTTGGAATTTAGGACCATACCATGATTTTTCATTTGTGGATCCAAGACAATAGTAAGAGTTGTTCTTAACCTTAATACCGAACCATTTACATATGTATGGATGATATACCCTATCTGCTAAGAATATAAATGGCTTATACCATAGGCAGTGCCAGAATGTACTACACTTGCCACCAAACTTCTTAAACGCCCATCTGAACCCTCCAGAGAAGTACCAGTTATTAGCACCTCTCTTAACCTTAACTTTGTATTTAAGATTCTTATTCCGGTTACTAACCCTATCCCACGGCTTGACCTTATCAGTATCCATATCAGGAAGAAACGTCCAATGATGAAGCAAGGCACTATAATAAGGATTATATATTTTATGACTGTTTCTAATAACATACTCAAAAATATCATATCCTGCTTGTCTGGCTTCTTCAAATCCATCATCTGCCAAATAAGCCAATATGGGAGCCAGATTCCATATTTGATCTTGTGATGTAAATGGGGAGAAACATGGATCTTCGTCTTTTAACTCTATACCATTAGTATATCCAGAACTTATCTTAGTGAGACCGAACTTATCGGCATCTTCGCTATGGATATCGTCTCTTAAGAAAAATCCTTTTTCGAATTTGAAATAAATACCTTTGTTATTATTAAAAAATAGATCATAAGTAGTATCGGCAAGACGGGTAAGTACCAGTATAGCATTACGAACATCATCTTCTGTCTTATTACCAAGAATCATTTCCGTATATACAAACTGAAGGTACTGAGCCAGGTTAATGGTTCCGTCGCCGACCCAACCTACCCCGTCCTTCACCGACGACAGCGGGATGCACGAGGCCTGTTCTGTGTAGCTGGAATCATAAACGAAATCCCGGTAAAACACCTCCTTGATCTTATTGTATTTATTCAAAAGACTTTCCATATCTTAACCTATAACAATAACACAATCACGCTTTTCCTTATTATAAACCATCGTACCCATCTTAGTGTACAAACCTTTTATATTTTGGTAATTGGTTTCACCATGAGCTGAAACGTTGGTAGTGATGCTGTCGGAGTAAACTTCCGTACCTCCTTCATTAATGAAATTAAATCCTTGTTTAACCATCTCTCCTCCAAGGTAGGCTGTAAAAGATACAACAACATTTCCTCGTCCTCTATTTCCATACCAATTACCATAGATGTCGGCATTGATATTAGGTTCTGACTCGTCCATACCTGGAGCTGACAACAAAGTCTTCATCTTAATAAGCGCTCCTTCAAGACCGGACTGCATGTTATCACCACCATAAATAAGGTAATCACCCACCTGTTGTTGGGTGGTAGCCCACTGCTTACTCCATCCCACAAACTTATTATCTACTTCTGATATGCCTGTATTTGTAAAACCAGTTGCAGTATCAAAATCGGAGCCGTCTTCTGATTCCCATCCGTACCTAAGAACAAGATAATCGAACTCAGGAATTACAACAACCTGCTCGCCGGCAGCTTGTGTTATTGTGACGTTCTTGCTCTCTCCACCGGCTGTCACCTTAGCTACGCCTCTACGATCTTCGGCTACCGGATTAGGTCCGGCTGTAAAAAGGATATTTGCCGGTCCTATGCCTCTCATTTTGTCGGCAGTGACTATTTCGCTTGCTTTAACCTCTAACATCTTATTTAATTTTAAATATTTCAAATACATATATCCAGCTCAACAAAAATACTATCGGGCAATACACCGTCTCTACCAAACTCGCATCTCCTTTAAATTGCCTGATTGACCAAACAATCATAGATGCAATAACGCCAGACAAGTATATAAATAAAACTACCTCAATCATACCAATTTAAGTATATCATCAATAACTGGATAAGCCTTAGCATATATCTCAAACTCGGCACGACGCCGCCTAAGAGGTTCGTACATGCCTTTTAATGTCATACCCATCATCTTAAGTTCGGTCTTAGCATTTTTCAGCTTAACCAAATCTTGCTGCGCATACAACTTGAACAAATCGGCGGCTCCTTGTGCCTCACCATTATACATCAGTTCCTCAAAGAATCTCATCTTTACAAAATTATCTACATAATCCAAGACCAGACCTTGAGGCGTATCTGGTATAATTATATTAGATTCTCCGTCGAAAGGAAGAGACCGGTACTGCATGTAAATAGGGCCATCAAAATTAGCATACAGGAATCCGTTTACGATATTTATCTCATACGGACTATCCTTGACCACCTTATTCCGGCATTTACTCAAACAAGAATCACGAAGCATAGGCTTGGCAAGACCTAACATCACCGGACGGTCATAATAGCAACGAACTTCATGATCGCGATCGTGAACATTGATATAAAATTTTTCAACTATCACTTTCTCACATTCGTCTTTACAACATTCATCACAAGAACACCACCTATAACTTCTTTCAGTGCGTTCTTTCCAAGCTATTGTATTTTGAAGCTCTGGTATTACCTTATCACCTTCCGGCACCTCATACCCTTTAAAATCACATTTAAAAGCCAGAATAAGATCAAAGTAATCACCAGGCATACGAGCCTGCCCTCGCTTGACATCCACTACCGCTTCCTTACGCATAGTAATATCGCCTCCAAGCTTCTTCAGGGCGATTTCTACCCATTTATAGATGGATACCTCATCTATCAGATCACGCTTGTCAAATGATCTTAAAGACGATTTTAACTCTATGATATAATCTTCGACTATCATTATTTTTTTTTAAAAAAAATGGAGGACAGGAAACGAACCTGACCTCCACAAAGATATAAATAATCTGTCTAATGCCCTATTTTGTATTTTCAAAAGTTAGGATCTTCAAACTTACCATACTTCAAGAAAAGACTCCTACACTTTTCCTTTATCCCCTTAAGTGTAGCCTCATATCCGGCTCCTGTCATGTAGATGGTTTGCTGATTAACTCTTTCCCCAGAATACTTATCCACAAAATAAGATCGATAAACACCAAATTTGTTTTTAACAATGTCACTGTATAACTCCCATCTACCCTGCCCATTCCTGAACATGAACTTGACTTCCTCAAGAAACAAACGGAGATTCTTTTCGGCGATGATGATCCCATTCTGCTCAAGCCTCTTTGAGACATCTCTGATCAACCACATGTTTTCATGATCAACTTTCTTGAACGACTCCGCAAACTCCACATCAGGACGCTGTTCTTCTATGGTCTTTATTGCCTGCTGTCTCTCCGCCTCTGCTTGCGCTCTCTCAGCTATAGCTTTGTTCTTAGCTTCAATTTCATCAGCTAAAGCTCTTAAGGCAGATGGATAATCTTTAGGGGTTATAGAATAAGAACCTGTTTTTCTTATAGAAGGAAGAACTTCTGATGTTACCCATTTCTTGAATTTTTTAGCAAAATCCATCTTTGACCCAAAAATCAAACTATACAATCCAGACTCATTGATTATCAGTATTTTAGTATTAGGAGTGTATGGGCGGAACGTTTCGTTCCATCCCTGAGTATCAGGCACTTTCATTATCATCCTATCGTCTTCATCAACGTGATCTCTTATTGCTTTTCTTGGATTCGTATATCCCAAAAATGAAGCTATAGGGGACCCTATAAAATACGGTTCATGATCAATGACAATAATTTTTAACTCTATAAAATCTGAATTTTTGAAAGATGATATAGTTTCAATCTCTTTACTAAATTCCATTTCGTTGGATTCTGACGTCAAAATAATGTTACTGTTCTTCGCATTGTTTTGAAAATTGTTTATCTTTGTTCCCATAATAGGAATGATTTTTTGTATCCGCCCGCTTGAGAAAGTAGACGGATATGCAAAAATAGCGATTATCCTGTATATAAAAAGGACAATCGCTATTTTTTTTCTACGACTTTCTATATCCTAAATCCTTGTCTTCGAAAACTCTCTTAATCTGGAAATCTTTAAACACCCTTCTTTTGGCAAGTATTTCATTGTACATAAATCGGTATCTCCATCCTTTATTCATTTTAACTCTTAGCTTCTTTTTCAAGCTATCTTGTATTACAAAATGGTAATATCTTTTAGAGTCTGCGAAATCCATAGCCAAGTGGTTATAGAGGTAGCCGTTGGTGCCAAGCCTGCTCACGATGTCCAGGTCCCGCCTTACGGGAAAGCGCTGACCGGGTATAAGCACATGGCATAAGTAACCCACATTATCTATATAAACACCAGCATCAGCTTCCACATAATGCTCTGATACGGTTTTCCATATAATAGACAACAGTCTTAAAACCTCTCCTCTGTCTCTTATCATGCCTTTCTTAAAACCATTCTTTCTCTTCATAAGACGATGGTAGTAGGCTGCAAAATACGGTGATTGTATTGATGTTTTTCTTATCATTCAAAAATGTAATTATATATTTTCAGATAATTAGCGTTAGAATATATTATTGTATCAAAATACTATTCTACATTTTCAAAGTCTACCGATCCTCACGGACAGGTAGACTTATATTGCAAATACAAAAAAAATTATAATAAAATCAATGAACAATTTGACTTTTTTGATTAGAATCAAGATTCGGATTTTCATCAATAGGAATCTGTAGCCTGAATGCCACTTCCTTTATTGTCTCTGCCACTACGTATTCAATCAATTTAATAGGGCAGATAAATTCGTATTCCCATTCAGACTCACACCCTTTAGGTGTAGGATCGCAGGCCATTAACTCCAGCGCCTTCTTTCTTCTTGTTGTAAAGAACTCTACGTTAATAAGCTCTATATGGAAATCCGGTATATAAATATAGTCGTTTTCTACATAATAAAAAGGACGACGTTCTTTAACGTATTTAGCATACGGTCTTTTTTGTTCATTACGATACGACTTTATTTCAGCAAACTTAAAAAATATGGTGTTATCTACGTTAGTCACCTTGGTAATAGCCGGTCTAAGGGCAGAATAAAGAAGTCCTGGAAGTTTATGCTTTGACCGCATAAGCGTATTACATAACGCAAATTCGGCATCGCAGCAAACTATTTTATCAACTTCAATCATCTCCAGGCAAGTAACGTAAGTTAGGAGCCGGTGGTCGCCAAGTAACGTTCCGTCATCCCACCTCTGTGCTGTATAAGATTCGGCTTTAGTTCTACCGATATTCAATATCCATCTCCGACTAACATGCGAATCTTTGTCAAGGGCATGAATACCGTTTACGACTCTTGATACAAATTCACCATTAGTGATCATGCTCCCCTCCTTTCTTTTGCTCTTGATTCTCTTGATTTAGCATTCAAGATCCTCATATAAATATCTCTTTCACTCATACCGGATATGGTTTTTATAGCCTCATCCAACATGACTTTCGTATATAAAGGTTTAGGGAATCCCTTTATCTTAACCGGATCAGGAACTAACTTAGCCTTACGATATTCATAAAATCTTTTAGAAGTTACATTAAGATAAGAAACAGCCTCTTCTCCGGTATAGTACTTAGCCGGATTAGCAAGCTGCGTCCATGTCTCAAGATCGTTGGCTGTAAGATGATCGCATTCCCCGCTTAAAAACATCTCCTTTATCTTATCGCATACCGCCGCACCGCTTTTACGCAGCGTCTCTGTCAGAATTTCTTTCATTTTCAAAACATCCTGTTTTAAACCTTAAAACAATAGAGGCAATGATTATCAAAAGAGTAACAGCCATAACAGACCACACTACGATATTGTGCTCAATAGGCATCTCAATATTAACCGTAACCCATTCTACACAGATATTAAAAATCATGCTATAGATCAATAACCTATGCCATATACAAAACCTGAACATTCTTGAAAAAGCCAAGAGAAATAGGTCCCATGATAGAGAATGACCTAATATCGGATACAGCCAATTAGTGATACTAAAAGGATAAAACTCATCAAAAATGCTGGCTAATATAATAACCTGCATCAACACAGGATAATACTTCACAAACGTCACACAGACATTCCTCTGTCCTTTGCTAATAAACTTGTTGCTCATAATATGTTGTTGTTATGTTATTAAAATGGGGAAGGCGATCAGCACCTTCCCCTGATTTTCAATCACTTTTTAGTGCTCGTCTTCTTTCTTTTCATCTTACCGCCAACACTACCGCCTTGACGCATTTTAGGTTTGTCTTTCTTATCGACTTCACCACCCTGACGAGCTTTCTTTTTACAAGCCATGATACTAAAAATTTAAAATTGAATGATGTGCAATATTAATCATTTTTATTCTAATAGACAATACTTAAAACACAATATTATAATCCAGCATAATTAGCAAGGGGAGGGAATTTAGTTCTCTCCCCTTGCTAATTATGCTGGATTAAGATCCATTTGAGAATAAGCGTATTTCAAAGTACCATTTTCATCACCACACTCAGCTCCATCTACGATAAAGTTGTAAGAAGCAGGAGATTTATTATATACATTGAAAACACCACCTTTCTTGGAGATATTTTGTTTTTCATACTGCCTAACAGTAGCGGTCTTATACACTTTGCCTTCGTAAGACACGTTTATAGTTCGTATATACCATGTAGTATCTCCATTCTCATCTCCAGAATGAACATATCCTGCCAATATACCACCCATTACAGCCCCGAAATACGAACAAGAGCTTCCGGATTGTTTTCTCTGGGTTGTTGTTCCGATGCTTATAGTAGCTCCAGATATCTCACGATAATCAGCATCCACCACCTTAATATCACAGGTGTAGATTCGGATATTTCCATTTTCATCACCAGTCCATTCGAATCCGGCAATACACTTACCGGCGCCAGGATTACAAGAAATATTATCCCTCCTATATGTAGCCCAAGAGCCGTTTTTCAATGTAATATGCGCCGGAACAGGTTTAGCCTCTGCCTTTCCTTCTTGGTTGACTGTTATGTTAACAGTCTTCCCAGACTCATTTTGCTTCAATGTCACAGTGCCACTTCTGGAAGATGAAGAGCTGTTTGCGGATGAGATTATTACAAATGAATAATCATAACCTGACAAAACAGGACAACTTACTCCTGATGGTTTTTCTGTAACTTCTGTAACCCAACTTGGCTTAGATGATACAGTGTATCCTATCTTACTTCCATTCTTTTTACTTTTTAATTGAATACATAAATATGAGTTATTTGCACCTCCATTTGCATCGGCATTCCAAGTGCTTTGGTTGGCACTAAACTCATAAGTGGCAGCAACAGCCTGTGTAATGTTAACGTTAACAGTTTTCCCTGATTCATTTTGGACGAAAGTAATAGTACCGGAACGAGAAGAAGAGGAAGAGTTAGCTGTCATAGTAATTTTAGCAAGCATACTCGTAGATGTCTGGTCTCTATAATCTACAGAACACCAATCAGGTTTAGATTGCACACTATATCCAATATACGATCCACTTTTGGTACTTGTAATAGTATATTGTATAGTTTGTGCTTCACCTGATCCAGACCATACTTTACCAGTTGTTCCATCTACAAACTCAAAGACATATGGCGCATATCCGCATTTTCCAACTTCATATTCGTATTTGTAGTCGGCATTACCACAATCATCATAACGAACGTATTTAACTTGATCATTCTTACATCCATTTTCTCGCCAAGAACCGTAAGATCCGCAATTACAGCAATTCCTACAACTTACAGAATATTGACGATCTATGCTACCAGAGCAGCTATCACGATAAGCATCATACTGAGTATGACCTACGCAATCTCCTGTTCCGTAATAAGACCAGTCTGTACAAGATTCTCCACCTCCATTAACCCATCTTGTGTTGTTGTAAGAAGAAGAACATGGATTGGTGTCACGTTGTTGCTTCTGAGACGTACAACCGTCGCAACGGGTGCTTCCGGTATCAGACCAAGAAGGTGTTGTGCTATCAGCTACGCAATCACCGTTTTTGTTAGCTACTGCCTGACCTTGGGAATTTACAGCATCTCGAGCCTTCTTATTAGCATCAGCTTGACTGATATTGGACGTAAATGGACCACCTACTTGGTCCTGGGTTACGGTAACAGACGAACCATGCTGACAGCTTCCGCAATTGTTTCTGGTGAAGACCTTACTTGCCTTACCGGTCCAAGTACAAGTTCCCTGCGCGTCAGCAAGAGCCTGACCCTGCTGTTCGACGGCAGCCTGAGCCTTGCTATTTGCGTCTTCCTGACTTACGGTAGACGTAAAAGGACCGCCGGTTACATCATCCTGATCTATGGTAACCTTAGATCCGACACCGCCGTCAGCACACTGTTTTGTAAATTCCTTGCTATATGTTCCGGTCCAGGTACATACCTTATCTCCACCTTCTACCCAACGTTCATTTTCTCCACCATAGCATTCGTTGGTATTAACCTGTTTTTTATAGGATTTACCACCTTCGCATTTGGTTTCAAGTGGTTCCGAATCTTCCCATACAGGATCGGTGTTATCTGTTTCACATGTTCCGTTCTTGTTAACATAAGCCTGGCCTTGGGCTTCTACGGCTTCCTGAGCTAATCTATTTGCTTCTTCCTGGCTTTCATTAGAATAGAACGGTCCACCTACCATGTCTTGTGTTACGCTCATCGGAACACCATGCTGACATGATCCGCAATTGTCTTTTGTAAACTGCTTGCTATATACGCCTACGAACCTACATTTACCTTTTTGGTTAGCAATAGCCTGTCCTTGAGCTTTAACAGCTTCCTTAGCCTTATTATCAGCATCCTCTTGACTTACGAAAGAAGTAAAAGGATTGCCTTCAACATCAGCTTCACTTACCTCTACTTCCGTTCCTGAATCTGGTATCTCACAGTCGTTCTTCTGGAACGTTTCTGTGTAATGACCGGTCCAGCTACAGACCTTATTCCCGCCATCTACCCAACGTTCTTGATTGTGAGTTTCAGAACATTCGTTAGTATCACGTTGCTTTTTCTGAGACTTACCTTCATTACATCTAAGTTCTTCAGGAACAACGTCTTCCCATACAGGATCGGTGCTAAGTGGCGTACAGTTACCGTTTTTATTAACATAAGCCTGGCCTCCTTCTTCTACGATCCTACGAGCTTCTGCGTCTGCCGCCTCCTGGCTTTCTGTAGACGTAACAGGACTACCGTTAACCATTTCGGCCGTAACTTCCATTTCTACGCCCTTATGACAAGCTTCACATTCAGGGACGAATTTCTTGCTGTAATGACCGGTATAGACCGTCATATTCTCGCAATTACCCTTACTGTTAGCAATAGCCTGTCCTTGTTCTTTGACAGCAGTCTTAGCCTTGTTATTGGCATCATCTTGACTTACAGTGGATGTAAATGGGGCACCCACTACATCTTGTTCGGTTACAGTAATCTTAGATCCTGTCTGACCTTCATTACAATCGTTTTTGGTAAATTCTTCACTGTATTTACCAGTCCACGTGCAATGTCCGTCCCGGTTGGCTATGGCCTGGCCCTGCTGCTCGACGGCAGCCTGAGCGAGCGCGTTAGCCGCCTCCTGGCTTTCGTATGAAGTAAAAGGACCACCGGTTACATCGTCTTGGTCTACTGTTACCTGCGAACCTACGCCTTCTCCTTCACAATTGTCTTTTGTGAATACCTTGCTATATACACCAACAAATTGGTTTTTATCTATGCAAGTACCTTTCTTATTAGCAAGATCTTGTTTCTGTTCTTCCATAGCGGCCTCGGCCAACGCGTTAGCTGCCTCCTGGCTTTCCCTTGATACAAAAGCATCTGGGTATCCGGCAAGATCCTTTTCAGTCAAATCAACGAAGCTTCCGGTCTGAGATTCGGCATCGCAATCATTTTTCTGAACACGAGCCGAAGCCTTTCCAACGAAATAATTTGGATCAGTAACGCATTCTCCATTCAGGTTGGCTTGTTCCTGACCGTTTTTCTCTATATCATCAAGAGCTTTCTGATCAGCATCTTCTTGACTTACGTCTGATGTGTATTTACCAGCTTCTACTGTGTAAGTGTAAGGAGCTCCGATAAAACCATCTTCGCAGTCATTTTTATAAAATACTTTTGACTTCTCTACATTATACCATAAATTTGTTTCACATGTACCATGCTCATTAGCATAACCTGGACCTTCAGCTTCCAAGGCATCCAAAGCCTTCTGATTAGCATCCTCCTTAGAAACAGAAGAAGAGAAGCGGCCGGCTTCTACAACGTACTCTACCATAGATCCAACTTCAGTCACTTCACAATCTGTCTTTTGGAACATCTTGGATTTCCTGTCATTGTACCATTTTATGGTATTGCAAGTACCATGAGAATTAGCATAGTCTTGACCTTTGGCATTCAACTCAGCTTCAGCCTTACGGTCAGCATCTTCTTGGCTTATGGTAGAAGAAAATTGCCCGGCTTCGATCGTCATCGTAACCAAACTTCCTTCTTCGGTATCAGGATCGCAGTCGTTCTTTCTAAACGACTTTGATTTCTTGACATTGTACCATAATATGGTTATACAACGACCATGCTCATTAACCCAGTTCTGACCATTTTGCTCAATATCTCTCATAGCCTTGTCATCAGCATCAGACTGAGATATGATAGACGTGTATTTTCCGGCCTCAACAACGTACTCAAGCTCTTCCCCTTTCTCTGTCTCAGGATTACATCCTTCTTTTGTAAAAAGAGCCGACTGTCTTTTATTTCTATAAACTACCTGTTCCTTTTTTTTATGAACTACCGTACATTCTTCAGATACGCTACCATCCCTGGAAGACACTCTTATCTTGACACTTCTGTTGGCACCAGTATCATTTTCATCAAAGTAAACATTAACCTTACTGTTAAGACCGCCTTCTTTCTTATCTATGTTCGCCCAACAATTATCTGCTTTCATTCCTAATCCTCCATCTTAAATTTTCAGGATTTGTACTTACGTTGATTACCTCCGGTGATCCATCTGAATCAAGATCAACAACATCCTTGTCCAGGTGAATTTCCTCCTTATCCACAGACTCGCATTCAACTATTTCAATAACATAATCTTTTATATTACTTTCTATACTTAACTGCGTGCTTGTTTCATCACCCTCAATTTGTTCAAATTCCTTATCCAATTTAATGTAAGGAACGACCTTTCCAGGCTGATAAATAGGAATCAGTACACCATTTATAGTTATGTTCTCATTAACTTCATTCCCATCCTCATTACCAGGCATGGAAACAATCATCGAAACCTGGAACGTGTCTTCAAGACCCGGATCACCAGGGAAACCATAATCAAGCCTAATATCATTGACATCAATATTTAGACCAGAAGCGGTGGTAAATGCCTTTATAACACCCTTTATACCACTATCTCCTGTAATAAGGGCATTGATAGAAGCGGCGTTGGTAGTAATAAGGATCTGCTTATCTCCACCAGATATAGGGAACTCCAGCCTACTAACCGACACTTCTGTGATCTTAATACCTTTTTGCTTGAAAGTAATGGCTTTCATGCTTTCGGTATCGGACTTCTTCACAATTCGGATAGTGATCCTATCTTCCCTTCCTTTCCAAGATGGAGCATCGAAATTCATTTTATCACGACCGACACCTTCCTTCTTATCTGAGGTAAGCCAAGAACCATCATCCATCTTATATATTCTTTCTTTGCTCATAATAACCCTCCTTCATTAAAGTGTCAGTTCCCATTCAACGCCATCATCTACCACAACCTGTACCGTAGCCGTACCGCCTGTGGCTTCAAATGTTATGTCAGTAGGAATAACATCAAATATCTCTTGTACGCCAACACATCCTAAGCCGCAGATAATATCCTTAAACCATTCCTCTTTAGCGTATTTTTTAAGAACTTCTTTAAAGAACTCACGAAGCCAATCTGAATCAATAGATTCCTTAAGTATGGTTTCTATTATTTCCTTAAGCCAAGATTCGTGCATTTCCTCTTTCAGAATCTCTTTAATAAGCTCGACAATGGTTTCTTTATCTAACTTATCAGAAGGCACAGAGCCATCAACGAGATTACCCCCACATATAAATCCTTTGCATTTTTCTGCCATTTCTTATCCTCCTAAATTAACAATGGAACCCATAAGAACTATTTGCTTCTTCTCGGTACACAACCCTCACTTCAGCAAGTTCATCCTGTTGACACATATCCCGGCAGAACCTAACAGTACGACCCTGGACTTTATACATATCAGAAGGTACGACACCCCCGCAATAAGATACAAGCAAAATCTCTGCCGGATCTTTCTTTAGAACCACATGAGAAGTACCGTCAAACACTTCTGTATTGACAGATCCACTTACGTTAATAGCCCTTGAAACGTATTTAGCTAAATTAGCTAAAGCTCCATCTAAAGGCATACCATGATACAAACCAGCTTCTTCTATAGTTTCTCCATCATAGAATATGTTAGAAGAAGGAATATTGCAATGATGCGGGCGTTCGCACCCACCATGACTGCCAAAACAACCGTTACCTGTTATTGCCATTGTTACTCAAAATATTTATTTTTTGTTTTAAAAATTCTATTTCCCTATCCTGGTATTCCATACGGCATATCATTGCATTGATTAAAGCCGTAAGATCAGATTTCTTAGCCAGACTGAAGTAGCCAGCGTTGATGCCGTCCGCACAGTACACGCAGTTCGTGCAGGTGTATCCGTCCGGGCATGGCACCGGCGTCTCGTCCACATGTGGAACATATACGTGTTTGCCACTTAAATCCTTACCAATTTGTGCACTCTTTTCCATTTTGAAGTTGTTTTTCGAGTTTTTCAACCCTTTGTTTTAAAAGCGTATTTTCTTCAACCATCCTATCCAAAAACTTATCTATGTTTTCGAAAACCAGTTCTATATTATGTATAACCTCATTATAAGGCATACCTGGAGTTAATTTGGATATGAATGTCTTGCATCCTGTATAATGAATGCAATGATCGCTTAAATGACCATACGGGCAATCGCATTCTTTTGGAAGAATCTCGCAATTGTCCGTACAGTCATTACATGGATCAGACCCGATGCAAATATTAGATCTCAGAATATCAGGTCTGTCATCTTTACAAGTATTACACGTATTCATGACTTATCTTTTTTTTTGGTGCAAGATAGCAATTTTCATCCACACCATCACAAAAGAATGTCAATCTATGTATTCCAGACGGTTAGTACTGCCCTTAAAAACGTATCCACATCTGTTTTCTATCTCTACATCAGTAATAGGAAGAATAGCATCTTTGCCATAAGTAAGTTCACATTTTGAAATAAAATTTACTATACCTTGATAATTACCGTGAAATTCCCTTGCAAGTTTCCTGCCTGTAGGAATCCCGTCTTTATTCGTTTCAGGAATGCCTATCAAGCACTTTATCCAGTTCGGCTCATTCTTATTATTGCTTCTTATTTCATAATTTATGATATCAAATACAATACCTTCAAGGTTTTTGACATCAATATTGTCCGCATCCATTTTCTTATCAATACGGATCGTACTTGTTAAATCTCGTAATTTCATGATACTTTCTATTTTAGACATTAATGAATAACTATCACAGTGTTTTAAGAGACCAAAGTAAGAAGCCCAACTTTCGTTTGTAATACACTTCTTTGCGTCTTTGGCCACCCTCTCCCTTATTCTCACATAACCTTTATTGTGTTCGGATACACCTTTGTTGTTACGGTGGAAAACATACCCGCAAAAATCAAGAGGTTTATCCATGTCTGTTATAATACAAGTATGCCTTTTAGATCTTATCTTAAGCTCATACCACCAATAATTCTTAATCCTCCATTTGGTAGTATTAGCATCCTCCTTAGTATAAAAAGCAAGGAAATTATCATCAGCATACCTCAATGAAAAAGGAGCCATTCTCTTTACAAGATTATCGAAATCTTTCATAAGGAGATGATGGATAAAAGGACTTGTAGGAGTACCTATAGGTAGCTCTCCAGATACAAAGCTTACGTCTATTACAAAATCTATAAACTTTTTATTTGAAATAAAGTTCTTAAGCACTTTTCTAAATACCTTATCTTTTGCATGATTGTAGCATTTACGTTGATCTATAACCAAGCAATACTTCAAATCAAGTCTATCATAATAAACATGCTTCATCTTTTTAATAAGAGACTTCGATTTAGACGATGCTGTTATGCCAAATCCTGGCTTGCAATTAAGACCATTCATATTATCCTTCTCATAATACAAAGGACCTAACTTTACTAAAACAAGATGCTGATAGATTCTGGTGGTAAGGTCCGGACTGTTTATTTCACGAACCTTACCATTCTTGTTTTCTTTGATAAGTTTGCGATATTTGATTTTGCTAACATAAGTACCATCTAAATACCATTCATACAATTTTAATGAATTACCATCAAAATCAGAATTGAAATTAACAACATCATTCTTTTTAGAATGGTTTTTAAATGCTGCTTCGCATGCTTCTCTAATATCATCCAAACTTATATCTATATAGTTTGAAACTGATTTCGGTTGTGGGCTAATGACGGGCTTACGACCGTCGCGCATCTCTATCATATTTTTATCATATAATCTCATACGCTTGTCTTTTATTGATTCTCCACTCCTGGGAAAGATTAAAAAGAATATACCCATTTTTTTTAGCCCACACAGGGCAAGGCCGCAATTGTTGCGATTCGTATTAGAAGTGGCGTTATTCGCATTCAGATTACGAGGCGAGCAATTACTGTTGTTCGCATTACCGCCGAAACGAGCAGCCAATTCTTTTTAACCTTTTTCTCAACCGTTATTTGCTATTTCAGAGGTCAGATCCCAATGTAAGACTTGTTAGCAGACTAACGGATTTCATTGAATAGCTTTTTTATTGTTTATAATGTTAACTATCTCTGTTGTCTAATGACGTTGCAAACGTATGTATAATATTTTATAGCTACAAAACAATTTGTATTAAATATTTTAAATTTTTGTTTTGTAGCTATAAAATATTATATTAACAAGATACGGCTGCTCCGTAAGATAGTATAAGGCTGCGCCTTAGCGCTGCGCTTATGATGGCTGCGCCATCAATGGGTTGCACCCATTAAACCTGCGGTTGACTGACGTCTAATAACAACTGGGCAAGGCCGCAATAGTAGCGAGCCGTAATAGAAGTGGCGTGAGACGCATACAGAGTACGAGGGGAGCAATGACTGTTGCTCGCATGACAGCCGAAACGAGCAGCCACTCTACTCCTTAAACCGATAGCTGAAGCCCAGTAGCAATTGTCCCATGTATAAAAACATTCTCCTGATCCGATACCTCCGCCTTTTTTATCTTTCCATCCAGTATAAGGAATACGGTGTAAAGCATAACTATCTCCTAAATTTTGGGTAGTTGCCACCTTTTTGTATTTGGACTCAAAATCAAAAACCTCACCATTATTTATAGTAGACCTTTTCTCATATGTCCATTTCTTTTGATCTGGCTCTATATAGATATCAATAGTATTACCTATACGAGTAACATTAGGATCATTTAAACAAGTCTCTACCTGTTCGTATCCCCCTCCACAATATCTAAAGACATCTCCAGACAAATTCATACCGTCGTATAAAGACATCCTTAAAATAATTTCCAAATCAAATTCTGCTGGTTCGTCATTTTCATCTAAGGCTGATATGGTACCAGTCATTTCCTTAAACACAATAACATTCATATGACCTTCAGCCATACTCTTGGCTCCCTGGACGTTCTTATACCAGTATTTTCCTCCATAAAAATCAAACTCTGATCCTTCTTCTACGCCTGTCTCAAATGCAAAAGAAGCCGCCATCTGGCTTTCCATGCACTGTTCTTTAGGATATTCTGAATTTATGAGGTAAGAAAAATGAGTTTTTTTAGTAGGTTCATAATGTATAATAGAAGAATTTGTAGCCCATGATCCATACAACCACGTCTCTTCTCCTTTTTTACGATACTTTACACCTCCGTATTTGCGATAATTGACATCATTACCTACTCCGGAGTTACTTGATATCCCTGATCCAAAAGTATCCGTATTAACCAAGTATTTAGTACCGTACAACATTTCAAGGTGTATGATATAAGCATTCAAGGTCAAAAACCCACCTTCAGAAAAAGGATAAGAAGATTCAGGATCTACGTTATTAGCCCTCGAATACTTAGCTATATTGATTTGATTTACATCATTGCATCTCGGATAAGTTCTTCCATTTAAAAACATTGTGCAGGCGTTACCAACTCCGGCTCCTGATTTACAATTTATTTCTCCTTCATACAAGAAAAAGAAAGATCTTGCCTTGGAGTCTACTGTACATACCGGTCCAGGAGATAAGGCCGTGGGCGGCAGAACAGGGCACGTCTGGCGCAGGTCAAGTCCGTCCAGCATAGGAACCGTGTCCGCGTCGTACACACCAGACCATATTTTCCCGCTTTTACCAACTACCTTATCAACTACGTACAGGCTCTTGCTACATCCTAAGAATATACTATAATTCTTTGAAGTAGTCTCCCAAGGTCTTAAAATCCTTACCTCTGATCCTGAAGCATTATAAAGTTTTTGACTAATGCCATACTCTTCATAAAAAGCCTTAGCGTCAAATGCTCCGGCATCACAATACTTATTTTTATGACCGTTATCCAAATACAGTTCCACATCGCATTCGGCTCTCATTTCCTCGGTTATGCCTACCGTAGGAGCAAAATCTCCGTTTTCAAATCTAAGGAGATTGTTCTTACGAAGCTTTCCGACCGGACGTACTTTGTCTCCGGTATTTTGAGTCATGTCTATAAGGTAAAAATCCCAAGAAGGGAGAAGGCTTTTGTCGCCAACTGATTCCGTGGCTTCTGGAGGAAGCTGATCCTCAGCCCAAGCGGATGCCGATCCTGAAGCACCTTCTTTAAGAACGCTGAAAGTGTTACCATCAGACAAAACAAAAGGCTCAGATTCCTCCCCTTTCTTCGATAAAAACTTTTCCCTTTTACCAACTTGATTAACGACGATGTTCTTCTTAGCCTTATTCCCTTCATCGGAAATAGTGTAATTCAAAGTCGTATCAAGACCTTCATTTATTTCAGAAAACACCGACACCAGTTTATCATTCTCGCCTTCTGTCGGATTAAATTTTACGTTGCTCATTTCAAAAATCAAATTGACATTTATCAACAACAGGCTCACATTTGGTATTTTCATTAACCCATTTCATGCCCTCTTCTTCCAGTATCTTCTTAGCCTTTTCATTAGCATCATCAACGCTAATAAAAGACGTTACGGTACCGGCGTATATCCTCCTGTATTTCTCAGGAGCCTTCCATCCTTCCTTACAACGTTTACTAAACCAGCCATGCTGATCTTCGTTATAATAAACAGTCTTGCATACCCCAGATTCGTTGGCGGCAGCCTGCCCTTCTTGATCAAGGATCTTCGCAGCTTCGTAGTTGGCTATTTCGGTACTGAACTTAGACCATACACGCCCGGCCTCTACCACGTGATGTGTGGGTTGTTCTTGTTTTTGACCATCAGGACAATCATTTTTAAAGAAATCCCCTTCCTGTCTTGTGTTATAATATACCTCGCAACAGCCACCTACTTTATTAGCATACAACGGACCTTCTTTCTCCGCAAACTCTTCCGCTTTCCTATCTGCATCATCTTGGCTTATATCCGAACAAAATTCAGCCTCATGAACGATAAACGTTTCTTCAGAACCAAGATCTTCCGGACAGTCCGATTTCTTGAAAGCTTTTCTGTATTCTTTGTTGTAATACATCTTTTTCATGACAAGATCTTATTAAGTTCTTCTTTAAATTTCTGAATCTCGTCCGGGCACAACCCGCATTCCCCCTCACATACGATTCTTCTCATACGATCTATTTTAAGAACCATATCCATATCAGGCTTAATACCTACCTTATACTTATGATATTGTAGATACTGATCAGCCTTACATGCTATAAAACGATCAGCACACTCACATAAGTAAGATGAAGGGAAAAGAATTTGCTGTGTACTTCCGGTAGCTGCCATGTCACTTCACGGTAAAATACCTGGCGTATTCTTTATTTATATATTCAGAATAAGTAGCAAGATCATCAGGATCCGGGCACCCGTTCTTCAAATTAACAATCCAGCCTCTTACCAACTTTTGAATATCAGCATATCTTTTACTTACACCCCCTACAAACCTAAATTTTCGATGAAGGTCTATGATTTTCTTGTCCAAGACAGCAAGTTCATCATATTTCTGAATACAAGCCGCATTAGAATCAGCTTTAGGTGTCGTATTCGACTGAGGCTTTATAGCCCGACTTTTATTAACAGAAGCGATGTTGCTTCTTCCGCATCCACATCCCATAATTTATTGATATTTAATTAATTATATTTTACAACCACAATTTTCACAATTATTGAGAACATAAATCAATTTAGATGCTTTTTCATATAATTGTTTTACGTTTTCAAAATTCCCTAATCTCATATTAGCTTCAGCCGCAGCCAGAAGAAACTCTATTTCTTTTATTTTGTCAATAACGTCATCATCCTCATGATCACATAACACAGTTGACCTGGCCCATATCTTATCTATGTTAAGACGGATCAGGTCTGTTTTTAAATACTTTCTGTTAAATGAATAAGATGAAGGACTACCTTTTATGGTAATATCGTATATACCATCTTTTAGGTTTTCAAAATCATTTCCACGACCGGGATTTATGCCAAGGGTTTTACTGTTGAATACATTCAGCTGATTCTTACCAAGATAATAAACATACTTATTCTCATCTTCAGGTGGTACAATCTCTATAATAGCCGGTCTGTCTGCCAATATCCCCCATTCCGACTGATCGGCTATGCGAAGCGTTTTAGGGTTGTTTGTACTTACAACCTCAAAATCAAGATGGATGTTGTTCATGCTCTCTTCCCACCCCATTCTGGTAAGGGAATCATCGTATCTGGCTGTTATATCGGCTCCCTCTACCTCAGTGCTATTAACACGTACCTCAGTACCATTTATCTTGACTCCTACTATTTGGGCTACCAACGACTTAGCCATACCAAACATAGGAACAATGATTTCCCCGTTGTAATCAGTTCCTTCATTTGGATACTGTACTACTTCCGTCTTGTACAGACCGTCATTTCTTCTGGCTACTATTCTAATAACCATCTGATTTTCTACATCATAATCGGTCATTACTATCCTGACATAGAAAATGTTATTTCTTATCTGTGGTAAAATATCGATATAGTTCATACCTTATCTTTTTCTACAAAGATAAGTAAATGAGGTGATAAAAGTTTAAACTATTGGACATTAAATAAAAGGTGAGGTGATTATCACCATATCCGATAATAGACCACAGCGCCTAAGTAGGGGGAGAAGCCCTCGCGCCCAACCCCATACCCCGCCGCCAGTCCTATGCCCCAGCGCCGGCTCTTTTCGTATATTATTTCTTTTTTGTGGTAGATGATCATCGTATCCAAATTGGGTCTGTATCCGCTTATAACAGCCCGATAATCATCTGTGCTGTATGTTTTTCTTTGTATTGGAATATTAATGTAAACAGTGTCTTTTATCGTATCTTTTTTAACTATAGCATCCATAGGGAAAGGTATCTCTACCTCCCCTACGTCAACTATATACTGAGGCACAGGAATAGGATGGATAACGGTGTCTATTACCGTATCTATTTCTATATCATGTATTATCTCCTGATTCTTGCATGTTTTACCAAACAAGAAAGACATAAAACACAATAGGAGAACTCCTAATACATGCCCTACCCTCATTTTTTGCAAACACATTTATTACCCTCCTTTTTATTATCTAAAAGATCTTGTATTTCACCATTTTTTATACCTTCTTTTAACTCTTCTCCAAATGGAACTTTTTGCCACCAACTCACTTTGCTAAAGAAATATTTAACGCCTTTTACTATCATCAAATCAGGTGCAAGATCACCAAAACGCTTAAATGCCATTCCACCATATAATATTAAGGCGAATATCGTAATCCACTGGAGAAGCATATCTATAAATTCTGGAGATTTATGACCTCCCATAGACATAATAAGATCCATTCCGGATATGGTAAACAACCCGAAAGAGCAGGCCGCGAACTCAAGAAGGATTTTCAAAACTCCCATTTCGCTTATGCATGTCAATATCTTAAAAGGCCTCTTTCTCTTTCTTCGGATATAGCAGTGTTTGATACTTTTTATAGTAGCTAACAAAAGATTTATAGCTAATATAAACAATATAGAATATATAAGGTGGTGAATCTCCTGGAAATTCATCCACAATGCTGATAATCCGGAAATGAGAAAAGCCCAGAAACTTTCTAAATTCATCCTTCCTACAAATCTGTAAGCCATATTAGAACATAGTTACTTTCTTGCTACTTCCAAGAGAGTCATATACGTCAATATGGACCCAATTGGTACCTGATTCTAATCTAATAGGACAAGGAAGTAAATCCTTAGACTGGATTATTTTATCCCTTGCCTCTTCTGCTGTCATTCCTTTTGCATCAAAATCAATAGCAGCACCAAGCATGTGGGGACTAATATACAATGATCCAGAAACAGTCTTAGACTTAACTATATCTGATATATTAGTCCTAAAACCACGTTCATCAAACCTACCTCCAGACTTCCAAGTATTAACTATCATAGGAGTCTTCAATATGTCTTTCCTAACCACCAGTATAGTATGTAATAATTCAGTTCTTAAGTATCTCCAGCAGAGATCTTTATCTCTGTTGTATTCTTTAGGACCAACTAATTCAACAATACTAAAATACTGACTTAACTCTTTTATAATATCTTCTCTTGTCATAACTTAACCTTTTTTACAAAGATAATTAGAACCTTATTGAATATAAAAAATAAGATAGTGTTTGATTAAAACAAAAAAGGCTCCTGCACAAATATCATGCACAGGAGCCATACATAACATAACAACAATTCACAATCCTAAACAACCTTAACATATCCGGCTGATACAAGATCAGCAAGATTTTCATAAGCTAAAGGAATGCCTGAATCTCTTATGCAAAGATACTTTATTTCTTTATCAATATAATACTTTCCGTTCTCTAAAATAGAATTATATACCCAAGGAATAGGATCGTCTATTGTACCTGAATGCTTTTCTTGAACAACCATATACAGGCTTTCAGCTCCACCTCCCTGACCAGGAACCCAGTCGGCTTGGAGATTGTGATCTTGCCTTACTTCAAACAAAGTCCAATCCAAATCCGAAGATTTGTTTTTGCTACGGAGACGCTGCCCTTTTACAACAGCCGTTCCCATAGGAAGACCTTTGTCGCCGTAAACTCCATCCTTATCCCAAATAGGATACAATCCCTTTATCTTAAGAGCAAGATTCTGATCAGTATTTTCCAGCATAGCCGGCGTATTGATCATCGCCCTCATATACATAGCCGTAGCCTTCTCAGGATCATTGGCTTCAAGGATCTTATTTTTTTCTATTATCTGATCCTTTGTCCTTACTAACTTTTCAGGATAGCCTTCATCCACTTTCATAGACTCAACTTCACTCCTATCGGTTTTAGAAGCTATTTCCTTTTCTATAGCAGCAGTACGATCATTGCACTCAGATTCATATACATGCATTTCATTCATTACCGTATTAGCAATATCAAGCTCGTATTCTGAATCTGCTACAGATACGGTATATATTCCGCTTCCTTTTGCTACATCAATATCATTCTTTACCCTATAACGCATATTCTCATTATACCATACAGACTTACCGTCTAAGCTGTATGTTCGAACAGAATCAGAATAAGCATATTCGCGAGCTTCCTTAACTTTCTTTTCTTTGGCTATAGCAAGCAACTCTTCTTCTGTCGGTCCTGGTGGCTCAGGATCAAGCTGCATAGCAATAACTTCTTTTACACTCGCTTTAGGATTGTCTTGATGAAACTGTTTCTGTTCTTCATCAAGTTGAACCCATTTCCCATCCAAGAAATCTTGATAAGAATATCCTACTTCATAAGAAGATGGATCCAAATCATATCCTTCCCAATAAAAACCTTTTATATTATTATTTACGTAAACCATATTCTATCCTCCCTATTAAGCATTTTCACCTACTCTTATAACCAGCTTATCATTGATATACCAGATACTTAATTCAATAAAGCTATTGGCCGGTATCGTAACACTGTCACCTGACATGCTCTGGAACTGTCCAGTAGTAGGAAGCGGCTGCGTAATGTCAGAACCGGTAGTGTTGTTGACACGAACCTGCCACTCTCGTCCTGCATCCGATGATGATACGGACATAGACAAAGAAGTGGCAGCAGATACATTTGCTATAATATTATGAACACTTGTAGGAAGATTTTCCAATGTTGTAACAACAGAAGGAGTTCCTGCCATAAAATCCAGAAAAGAAATGCTGGCTTTTGAAATAATAACATTAATACCACTATATGTAAAACTTTTATCCTCATTTAATACAATGAACACATTGAAGAAACTCAACCCGTTTCCATCATTAAAACAAGAAATAAGTTCAATATTGTAAGTATTTTCGTCTTTAGATATTACCATAGGCACAACTTCGCCACTAATCATTCCTACAACAATCTTATTCTCATAAGCCGAAACAACGCTATTATAGACATCATCACTTACGGTTCCTGAACTTCCAGAAAACTGATCAAGATCTAAAAACGTCATTTCTACACCAGTACTTACCATACCAATAGATTCCAAACTCTTAACTCCTTCTGGATCTGTAACCAAAATATATTCATTATATACATTGCCAGTTTTAGTAGAAGCTAAATCATCTTTTACAAGATACATGACGTTATCAGCAGCCTCATCTACATTCGGCAAAACAGTAACAATTTGCTTTTTCCATCCAGCAGCAGAAACAGCATTATCTACGTACTGCTTTGTTATATGATCTCCCCATGTCATGTCACTAAGAAGAGTCTTGCTACCGTCTTGACTTCCGGCAGGGGGAGCCGGGATAAGGCCTCCCTTGCCCGACTCCGAACTTGTTCCAGGAGCGGCCTGCACCACATTCTCAAGTCTGGAATCAACCTCCTGGCCTTCGAATTTACTGTTATAACCTATTTCTGCCATATTTATTTTTTGTTAATTTTATCCAACAACTTCTTGACCTGGTCTACGATGTCCATCACCGCACCAACCTTGTTTTTTACGTCCTCAACCTTCTGATCGATCTTAGAATCCAAAGCCTTTAAACGATCTTCGTTTTTACGATACACTAAATACAGGGCTAAACCGATGATTGCTATCGTAAGGATATTAGCCAAAACGCATCCGATTATTATCTGAAACATGATGATTATATGGTAGATAACGCTACCACACGCTTTAATTATTCAACTTTTTACAAATATAGCAATTGTCTCAACCATAACAAGATCAAAGACGCTCGTTATTAACATCGGACACCCATTCTTTAGATGAAAGAACAGATTCAAACTCAGAAGAAGGACTGTCATATACCGGATACGGATATTGAGGATCATCATCAGCCTGCGCGTCTAAAGACTTAAATAGATGGTCATAATGCTCTACGTGTAAAATAACCTTAGAGCCGTCTACGCTCGCTCTTAGGCTACCTATTCCTAATTCACGTCTCTTTTCTTCAGATACGGAATCATATACTTCTTTTGGTATGATAATGAATTTCATATTATTTTGCTTTTAAAGTTTGTAAATAGTTGTAGGCTTTGATACAGTCGTCTTTGGAAAGAATCTGATTGTTGTAGATGCCGAGAAATTTAAATGCTAATTGACAGAAATAAGATGTCTCATTACTTGATGTGCCAATTTTTAATAAACGTTCTAAAGCTCGAATGGTTCCTATTTCAACATGATATTCATTCCATTCGGCATCATATATGGTACCATCTGATGAAAACGCTTTTATAGATGATGTAATCACTCTTAATGAGCTGCCACCTTCACCCATTGTGACAGCTATCGTCCCGGAACCTTGATAATTATACACAGTAAATATATTGCTTGCAAGAATACCACTTGCTACAGATACTTTACCTAAAAATACAGTATCGGTTATAATAGTCCATGTATCTGTAAATGCGATTGATTCAGCACTGACTACCTTATCATCCACCCCATCAGTAACCAGATAGCCAGCATATTCACCTTCTTCATTGTAGCCACTCCCTTCTACAAACCCAAAATTAGACAGTACAAGATCATTACTATTGCCCGTAATGTTGGCAATAGTAGCACGATCTTCGTCCTCGTTGGTTTTGCCAGTGACTGTCCATGCTTGATCAAAGAATAACCAAGGATAGGTTTTAACAAAGTAGTCTTTGATCTTGGTCAGTTCTTCTTCGGTGGCATCGTGGTCGAGAAATACAAGTTCCCAGATAGCAACATTACTATAACTTTTACTCCATTTACCAACTTGTAATAAATTACTACCTTCTGCATTTGTTCCAATATTTAGTTTTACACCATCATATTGTTTAGAAGTTTGTGTTGCTAATATTCGAGAAGCTTGTATTCCAGTTGCCTTACCAAAATTCCAAGTATCCTTGTAATTATTACCTTCAAATATAAAAGAAGTATTTGGTATACTGTCACCGTTAGCAGTCAAATAAGCAGTTGATTTCTCTACAAGATACTGTCTCAACGCCACAACCGTATATCCCTTTTCCTTAGTCAGAACAGGGAAGTTATCACAAGTACCATAATCGTCTACTCCGTCAAAGACGAGTGCGCCGGGGTAAATATCACTAATACCCGATCCTTCCTTCCAAGCGAAATTCTTCATTTGCAAATCATGCCCATTACCTGTCTTATCTACCCATACAGGATTGGCAGCCATCTGCTCATTAGTAAGACCTAATGCTGAATAACGAGCTACAATTCCTTCTATATCAGGAAAAGAATCCACTCTACATGGTAAGTCTGATATCATTTTAGCATACTCTTTAAAAGGTATGGAAGTAGGTACATCATACCCTTTGGATATAAGGGCTTGCCTTATATCCTCTTTGGTATTTATAATCCTCATTAACTTGTCCGATATAGTCCCCATCACACTTCCTCCCCGTTTATGTAATCCAATACCGAACCTATATCTCCGATGTCCGATTTTATTGACTCACCTTGAGAATATATTTCAATAAGTTTCTGATATAAGGTATTATCCCCTATACGATTATTATCTGTAGCCTGCTGCTCGATCTTAGTTATCGTATCAGGATCTTCGTACTTAGTACCATCAGGACCATACCATTCATCCGTTAAATTAGTGTATTTATGACGGACTGGAGTCGGTATAGACTCCAATGTTATTAAATAATATTCGTTACAACTCATGACAATAAGATTTAATGGTTACAACAATTGCATCTACAAACCGTCTTTACATAGCCAGCAGGAATAGCAGCCAGCGTCGTCCCTACGGCTATCGCCGGGTCAGTGCTTTCCATAACCGTCAGTGCCATCTTGTCTATGTCAAGATCGTTGTTGTAAACTATTTCTCCCTCTACGTAAATGCTGCCTGCATCAGAACCATAGCAGTCTTTTACCTGTCTTATATGACGTTGGGTAGCAGACGCAAAATCGCACTCGATACTCAACCATCCTACCGGTATCTGATCAATATTGGATCCAATATTGTAATCAGGATCGGTTGTTTTAAGGACCATATGTCTCAATTCCCTTGTATTTCCGTATCCGTCCATTGTTATATACGTCCGGATCTGAACCTTTCCCTTTTCCGTCTTATAACAGTTTTCTACTATTTCTGTATCGGATGTAGTAGCATCAGGGAAATCACAAACAATACGCTGCCATCCTTCTTGTATTTTATTGAATGTGGCACCTCTTTGTATATCAGGATCGGTTGTTTCCATAACAATAAGATACTCGTCCCGGACTCCTATTATGCTATCTACCGACCTATATCCTCCAAGATGTATTTTACCACCAGGAGTTGTATAGCATTCATCTACGGACATGATATGCCTTTCCGTAAGATCAGGAAAGTCACATTCGGTTTTCGTCCATTCATTAGGTATCTTATCTATTCTCGTCCACTGAGGATAAGCGACGTCCGTTGTCTTAACGATATAATAATACTGTTCCCTTACACCAAGAATAGCATCAATAGCTTGATAACCTTTTATATTGACCTTACCACCATCTGTCTTATAACATTCGTCCACTTCAACGATTTCCCGGTCTGTCATATCTGGAAAATCACATACCATCCTCACCCAATCTTCGGGTATGGAATCCAATACGGTCCCTACCTTAATATCAGGATCAGTTGACTGAAGGACAGTATAAACCTCTTCCCTGGATCCAAGAATATTATCTATGGCTATCAAGCCTTCTACCTGTACTTTCCCTTTTTTAGTAGTGTAACATTCAAGAACATAAGTTACATCTCGTTCTGTCATGTCAGGAAAGTCACAAACCATTCGAACCCAATTTTCTGGAATTAGCTTAAAAACATGCCCGGCAGGGAAATTATCGTCAGTTGACTGAATAACAGTATAGATAGATTCTCTAATGCTTATCTTATCATCTATGGCTTCCAATCCTTCTATTTCAACCTTACCATCCGGAGTCTTATAACATCTACTTACAAACGTAATATCACGTTCCGTCATATCAGGAAGATCACAGTCGATCATAACCCATTCATCTGGTATCTTAGTAAGAACCTTACCTACCGGATTATCCATGTCGGTACTGTCGGTAATTCTATGGGTTTCTTTAAGAACATCCATCTGATCGTTAAGAAGATACCAACTCCATACTTCAACCTTTCCACCAGGTGTACGGTAACATGTTTTGAAATCTTTGATAACTTTCTCAGCTATGTTAATCCACTCCCATTCGGTTGTGGCCGGAATACCAGAAACAGGATGCTTCTTGCCTTCTTCGTCAAGATACCAATAACAGCCATTTAAGGACACAACCACTTGGTAGATTTTGTCCCCTATTTTTATACCGGATTTGCTGTCATCTACCGGTTGGGAGGAACCCCATTTTCCAACTATGTTGGTTATTTTGTCAATGCCCCTACCAAAGGCACCGGCTAAAAAATCCACGCCATTCATGTTATGAAAAAATATTAAATTCAATAAAATCTATTACATTTCTTTATAAGTCTAGGAATGCACCTTATTAACAAAATACATTCGTAATCCTTACCGGGTTAAACAATAACCCTCTATCAATTATCCTACGAATTGATTCACAGGAATCACCGACTACTTTTCTCATAATGTTTAATGCTCCATTTACATCAGCATTAATGAGCTTTCCTACCGAGGATTGAAACAATCCTCGTTTTCTCCTTCTTCCTAAATAGTTTTCATGTTTCCCTATCTTCTCAAATGCAAGAGAATCACATTTCGAAGTATATGATTCTTCATGAATAACTATTTCAATACCAACTAATTCACATTTGTATTCTAAGTAACTAACTAATCTCGCAAAAGGGATTTGTGTAAACTTCTGGTTATTCTTTTTACCCATATTTACATTTTGTTTCCATCCCTTGTTGTAGCCTACAATTAATTTTGTTATCTTGGAATCGATAAGTAAATTAACTATCTTTCTACTGATTTTATGAAAGACATCTTCTATGTACTGTTCTCTATCATAATATAATTTCTTTATTCGTCTTGTTGTTCCTTTTATCTTTTGTAAATCTTTGATACTATTTAATTTAGCAAGTGTTTTATTAAATAATTGATTGTGTGATTTAACAAATTTACCACTAAAAATGATAGTAAAATCCTCACTGACAATAGTCGCCAGATTGTCTATTCCTAAATCAATGGAAGCTATTTTCTCTTCTCTACCTTTAGATACTTCAGCATCTTTTACCTCATAAATGATTTCTATTTTCTCTACCTTTAGATACTTCAGCATCTTTTACCTCATAAATGATTTCTATTTTATATCCACACGCTAACGGCTTTATTCTAACATGTTTGAAATTTTTTATCAAATCAGAGTACTTTTCATATTGAGGAATATCTATCGAAAGTTCCTTTGAAAGAACAATTTTCCCATCTTTAATCTTACAATTCTGATTCGTGTAATACATGTTAAACTCAGATCCTCTTTTCCTATAACTTGGAAGACCCGATTTCCCTTTATACTTATTTGGATGTTTTTTGTAATCTTGGACCGATTTGTAGTAACCTTTAATGTTTTTATCAAGAATACGAAGAACTTGTTGTGAACATTGCGCTTTTAATAATTTGTAATTGATATTCCCATCCAAATTCTTAGTATTCTTCATGATAGTATCAAGTTCAAAATAGGATAACCACTTATCTTCATTGGAAAGTGTTTCTCTGAAAATATATAACGCCTGATTGTACAAGTTATTGCTAATCTTACACAAAGATGATATATTTTCATTTTGACCTATGTTGAACTTATATAATAATCTCATAATTTTTAATACATTAAATGTTATTTATTAATCATATGTCTAAGATACATATTCCATTCGTATTACAGAATAGAATCTATTATTTTTAATATTATTTTGTGCTATATGAAACTAACTTATTTCAAATTATTTTATTACAAAAAAGGGGGTGGAGGACCAGCCTCCTCCCCCTTGGGATATATAGAAAAAAGGAAAATCAAATCTTGCATGGCTTGATATTTGCCGAAGCAGCTAACAAGTCCATAAGGTCTTGAATACCTTCGTGAGCGCCATACGGTACATGGAAGTGTACTGTAATATGATCATCAATTACCCTACCGAAGCCGTTAGAGTAACGTGCCGGCTTCAATGTTACTGAATAATCAGCATACGGAGCCAACAGGTCTAAGCGGGTTTCTTCGTTGGTAAACATACGTTCCATAAGTTCTTGATGAGTCTTACGGAAGTCGAAGAACATACGTTGTTCGCGTTCCTTATCAAGCAATTCAGCTCCAAGGTGAGTGCGCGGAGCCCAGTGCTGTTTGTATTCTGTGTGGATCGGGTTGAAGTACGTGCTGATAGCCTCACGTTGTTCATCCGGATAACCACCATTTACAGCAATACGAACAGATCCTTCCTGGAATGTCAGACGGTCAATCAAACAGTCAGACGGAGAAATCATATAATCTATACCACGGAACAAAATACCGCATTTGCAATTCTTAGGTAACGGATCGGCAATAATTGTACTATCACCAGCTACAGCACCCAAACGTTTCCAATTGCGTCCACGATAAGATTCTGGGGCTTTCGATACAAAGAAATCTTTGAAAATGTCATCACATTCGTCACAAACCATATTAGTTACGACCGTTGTTTTAAACTTGTGTTGACATCCACCAGGTGTACCATAATCTTCGATTGTCAGATACGGGAATGCCGCCTGTAATTCTGCTTTTGCACTACCACCACATTCATCATCCGGCAACGTGATTTCATAAGCTTCTTTCGAAATCTTACAAGAACCACATGCTTCCCAGCTAACAGTAGTAACAGTAGGATTACTACACATATCTGCTGTTTTAGCAACGAACGTTACTGTGGCTGTCGGATTAGTTTCTACAAATGCATCGATATCAGCCTTCGTCAGTTTCTTGCTTACGGCCACAGTGTACATACCTACTCCGCCATCTTGGGCTGCTGTTTTCTCGGCAGTGCTACTAACGGCATTCTTAATGCTTTCTACTACAGTAGACTGATCAACACCATCATCCTCTAACGTTACGGCATAGATCAAACCGCCATCTACCTTAGTATATCCTTCAGGACACTCTTCGCAGCCTTTCATAATAGAAGACAGCTTTTGAGTATAATCAGCAGGCTTACCGCCTTCTTTCATCACCTGATATTTAGATGTAGAAAGATGACGTCCAACTCTCTTAATGTCCAAACCAGGATAAGCGGCCTTAAGTTGAGCCAAAGCATAAGCATCGCCAGTATCACACATCTCCATACAATAGAAATTCATGTCTGTTTCTACCGGAGCTTTTTCCAATTCATCACAAGAATGTATAGGATGGATTTCAACAAAGTCACCTACCTTACCACCACCTACAATAGGCTGATTCTTAATACGTTCTATTGTTTTCAAGATAGCGGCCAAAATATCAACATCTTCGCAAGGATCACATTCTGAGCACATATCCTCACGACCTGGACAGTTTTCGAAAATAATGTAATCATCGATATTCACCTCACCCATCGGATAACCACGAAGCTCGAACAAACGTCCTGTCAGCTTAATATGGATAGGAATACGATCGCCTTTTCTTGCTGTAATAGCGGTATTGTCGTCAATTCCGTTATAACCGAAAATAACTTCATCTACTTTAATTTCTTTGCTCTTCGGAGCAGAAGCATACACTTCTATAATTTCATCAATAGCAAACGTAGGTGTAGAGAATGATTTATCATCAGATACACGGTCGTTCACCATCTCATTACGTCCGATTCTGATCTGGAAACGTTGTTCGTCCTTACGATAACCCTTCAAATCAGTCAATGCTTTCAAACCATCTTTAGTCTGCTCACCATCCAAATCATAGATAGCGATCTGACCTTCTTGAAGCAACAAAGAATCTACGTCCGCCAACTTAGCGTGCGGAGGACAGATAATATGTCTGTCATACGGTTTATGGATAGCCATAGCCTTATAATGTTTTAAAATTAATATTCTGTTATCTGCATCAAAAATAATGATAGTCATATAAGCAACAAAAACGATTAGAGATTAATTAATTTCTAATCGTTTTTGATAATATTTAATTCAATACATATCTTCCTTCTGTCACAAAGGAGATTGGACGTTGTTTGAATCTATTTGATAACGTCCGTATTCGCTTTCATTCAAAGCAAATTGCTTTTCAATCATGTTAAGGATAATACCAATTAATTTGTCATCTAATTCAGGATCTATATCAGTTGAATTAGAACCATCGGATTTAACATACCCTTCAATGTCAACTTCCTTCGGATATCGGTAATACGTAAGATAAACGGTGTCTACATCAAAACCAGACTTGTACACCCTTACCGAATCTTCGCCTATAGTGTAGAACGTTTCCCTAAAATCAAAATCAGGTTTGTTAAAAAAGTCGGCAAGAAGCTCATGCGGGTTTTCGTTCTTAGCCTCCCACATGGTAAAATCAGTGACCGTGCATTCACCTTTGGTAAATACGCCTGATATGTTTGAAAAAGAAAAGAAATCAGAAGGCAATGAAAACAAAGTGCTTTCCGGATTATCTTTATCTCCTTTCTCGTCAAGTTCTTTTGAATACACAACCAACTTTTGGATATAACGTATATCCTCTTCGTTTTTCTTATCAAGGATATAACGAACAAGGCGGTTTTGTTCGTCATTAAAAAGCTGAACAAAACGTGCCTTGTCAAGTTTTATACCACCGTTGGTCATGTTTTCTTCAGCCTTCTGTAAGGCCCGAAGATAACAATCAACAATTTTCATAAATTACTCTTTTTTATCAGAATATTGGTCAACATCAAAACCTTTTTCGTCTTCCTTTTTCTTCTTGTCAGACTTAGCGCCTTCTATTTTTTTATGCTTGTTCTTTAAATCATTATATGCTTCCAGAACACGTGACTTGGTTTCTAACATAGACTTATTGGAAGCAAGAGCCATAGATGCAGAGATGGCGTCGGCGCCCAGGAGCTCGCCATTCAGATACAGTCCGTCAGTATTGATAGTGACAGCCAGCCCCTCAATCATTTCCCTGATCATACGATGGAGTTTAATGACTTGCATTCCTTCGGAAGATTCATCATCAGACAAGAACCTTGAGCTTGCTTCTTTATACATGTCAACGTTCGTATTCTTAGCATCAATCCAATTAGTGAATATGTATTGAACCATACTAGGATCAAGCTCTACGCTATATATAATGTCAAGATACAAAAGCAGATCGTAGATACTTTTCCTTTCAGCCTCGGATCCTTTCAGTTTGTTCATGAACTCGTATAAAATATCAGCCTTATCAATCTGACGTTGTTTCCTAATATCTACGGCTGTAGTTTTGTCTTCTACACAATAATAAGATTCTACATACATCGGATTACCATCTTCCTCTTTAGGAGTAAGAGACTTGGATAAAATGGCTATATATAGCTCAAATAAATCACGGATATCATTAGTGTAAAACAAACGACCATCATACAAGTCAATTCTGTAAGAATCCCAGAAATCGAAGTTCTTTTGATCAAGATCCTCATTGACAGTCTCTTCAAACGGATACCGAATATTCTTAATACGCATATCCATTTCATCTTTCCTATCTTCAAGTGAGTAACCTTTATAACATGCTGAATTGATAAAGAAACCAGTATCATACACCCTAAGATCCTTATCCCATCCACAACAAGATACTGTCTTGTTTCCAGGGAAAGGAGTTTTGGAAATACCTCTTTCCTGATATCCGGAAGGAGCTTCTTCATCCATCTTACCTGTTATAACATAAATAGAGTCGGAATATATTCTCATTCCTCCTACGGTAGCCAGCAGCTTCTTAGACTCATGGCTTTCTTCAAAAATCTTTTTTCCCATCTTTTTATATACCCTACGTCTTTTCATATATGAAAAGACTATGTTAGAAACAAAATTTGCGGCCGGTTTTAAAGCCGACCGCAAGTTAATATTAAAAGTTATAATTACAAAGAGCTTGGTAACAATTCAATTGTTACAAACCGGCTGGTATCTTTTACCCAACAAGCCGATACAGAGTGGCACCAGAATTGTTCTGACATACGAGGATGGCTGGATACAATTTCTTGAGCCGATACTCTGGATGACCATCTACCTTGTTCGTAACCCCACCACATAGAACCGATATCAGGCTTAACGTAGAATACGTTGCTGTTGATATTTCCAATACGAGCTTCAGATGAAGCAGGGATGCCGGCGAATGCGTTAGAATATTCAGGAGCAGTCAAGTCTTCCATAATACATGAATATGATGTAATAGGAGTCATGCCGTCTACCAACTGGCTTCTATCTACCATATCGACATAATCCAAAGAAGGTTCGTGTTCTACAATAACCTTACCAATGCCCGGAATAGTAACACCCTTGATCTTTACAGTTCCTAATTCAAGAGCATCATTTGATCCTGTTACCGGATTATTGATAATACGTTCTGTACCCATAAGCGGAGCCAAGGCACCTAATTGAGAAAAGAACTCATCACGGAAAATCTCAACGATATTCTTGTAAGCCATAGCACCTACTTTGAATTTCATTACGCGATTTTCAATCGGCATATCGCTACGACCACGGAAAATATAGTCAGCAGCAGCCAAGAAGTGTTCACGTTTGATACCACCCGGACGAGCATATGAGATAACGAAACCACGGCGAAGTTGATGATACAGACCTTCATTTTTCATCAAAACACCATTATGACCCTTAACTCTACCTCCACGCATGAACATAAGTTCGTATGCTTCCATCTTAGCCAATTCAGCCAAACAGAACAGAGATACTGTATTGGCTACACGAGCTGTACGCATATCAATGCTTCCATCACCAAGACGAGAACCGATAATGGCATAACTTGCATCACCTCCTCTGATTTCAGAAAGCTGACGAACTTTCTGGTAAGCCTTGTCGATGAAATTCTGCGTACGTTCGTCCGCATAAGCCAAAGACTTAATACCAGCGTACATAGTCGTTTCACCTTCAACACCACGGTGTCCACCAAGCGTAAATTCACAAGTCATAGAACCGGCCTTAGAAGCACCTCCTACACCAGAGAACTGAGTAGAGAACTCACCAAGAACGTTTGTTACCTTCCAGTATTTAATACCGGCACGAAGCATGTCTTTCGGGAAGTATTTAGCACGAGAACGACCCCACAGCTTACACCAATATCTCCAGTTTTCACCTTCTTGTTTCGGAGGGCGCTCTGTAGAGATAAGAGCCTGGCAACCGTTAATCACATCGTAAGTAATAACATCTCCTTGTTTGAATTGTGCATTCAACACAATTTCGAAGAAGCTTTCATCAATACCAGGTTTTGCATATTTCAAAGACGTGTCTTCTACTGTAACCACCTCATACGTTTCTGATACCGGAAGATCATAACGGAATGAACCATTGATACCATTTACGGTAATAGTAGCATCCTGTTTGATCATACCCATATACATAGGCAGAGGATAGTTTGTAATATTAGAAAACAACTCAAGCATACCCAGATGGTTCTTATCCGGATCTTCGTAGTACCAATCTTCTAAAGAGCTAAGATCGTGTTCTACGATACTTTGCTTAACGACTTTAGCGTCGGTATATCCAATCACCGTGTCACCATTCATGGTGGCCGGGAAATTTTTTGTTAAAAGTACATTAGCCATGAACGAAAAAATGTTTTAATCTTTTTTAATCAATATTTATTTCATCGAACTTCACACCTTGAACTTGATCACCTCTATCATCTACCGGAGCCACCCTCTTATCTTTATTTGTATGACTGATGAGCTTATAAATTTTTTTCTTCTCATCAACTACAGCTTGATTTGACTTCTGTTTTACGAACTCACCTGGATTCATAAGAAACATAATCAAATCAGGAGCTTCTTCCGGATTCATCATCATCTCCTTTACCCTCTGAAATGCTTTTGTAATTCCAGGATTCGATTCAGAAGATTTTAGAGCAAAATCAAGTGTTTTGGATACCATAGTATCATTTAGCTGATATTTCGCCTGAATAGAGGACTTAAGATCTTTTTTATATCTCCTAAAATCCTCTGCGTCCTTTGCCTTCTTGTCGGCAGCCTCTTTGGTACGTTGCTGAATAATATCATCCATTCTCTTATCAAGCTCAGCCTTATACTTTATAGCTTTTGCTTCAACATACTCTTCCCCTTTATTAATGATGCCTTTGAAAAACTCATCTGCTTCATCTTTGGGCAACCCAAGAAGATCAACATAATGGCGAACGATCTTTATCTGATCTGCTTTGTTTTCAATATCAAGCTTTTCTATAGGAGCAACATTCGTATCATACTGCTTAAGAATATCAACGATATTGGCGCCTGCCTTATCAGCCTGAATAAGCTTCTTAGTAATATCAGAAACAGAAGTAACATCTATCTTATCTTTAATAATATCCTCTTTCTGACTTTCGAAAATAGTAGACAGTATGTCACACAATGAATCTTCTTTACTAAAATCAAGATCATTAATAGTAAGCTCTTCGCCATTTTCACCGCTAAATACCACATCTTTCAAATCAGGAATAATACCTCTTGAAGAAAGGGTATCCAATACTTTTCTGTAATTGGCAACCGGAACATCTACCATATTCTTATTGCTATCAACTACACCATCTCCTCCTTTTTCATCCACTTTGGGATCAGGAGTAGGATCAACAACCGGATCTTCTTTAATATGAGAACCTTCTTCTATAGGCTTCTCATCTTTATTATCCGGTTCATTACCATTAATAGGCAGAATATCTTCTTCCCTATTATAAACATCATCAACTGGACCAAGACTAAAAATATCGTCCAATTCTACTATTCCATTTTTATCTATCTTTCCCATAGTGCAAAAATATTTAAATGTCTATATTACAGGTAAAAAACTTATAAGTGTTTAATCTTCACTAAAAATTAAATATCCCCAAATTTTATTAGAGATTTTCTAATGAAATTTGGGGATATTTAATCCTTAATTTTTATTGATTCCTGCTACATACCTTTTAGTAGCATCTTCCCTTGCCCTCTGAGCAAGTTCTTTAGATTTTAATTTTAACTCTTCCATTTTTATTTTCATTTCATCATCATGAAGTTTGGAATCGTTTTCAATTTTATTATCTTCTATCCTTTCTTTACTTTCTATATCAGCTTGCCTTACGGCCTGATCTGAAACAGAAGCCAGGAAATTGAGAGAAGTGGCGTCGCTCTTGGCGTCTGCTGCCCTGCCTGCCGCCTGAATCTTCTCTTGAAGTATCCTGTATTGACCCCTCTTGTCCTCCAAAGCAAGTTCATGCTGACGTTGCTTATCCTTCTCAGCAGCTTCAGCTTGTATCTGTTGTTGATTAAGCTGCATCTGATTCTGTTGCTGCTGTTGTATCTGCCGCTCGTTATACGCACGAGTATTTCTTGCATTCTGAATCAGCTCTACCATAGAATCTGATGTAAATATAGAAGCAAGATCATAAATATCTCCACCAGCAGTATTCAATTGCAACATAAAAGTTTTAAATTTCTCAAGCTCATCCCTTTTCTTGGAATTAGACAATGCCTGCACCCCAAGATGCCTTAAACTAAGACCATCTGTACCTATGGATAAAAATGCTCTGGTTAAATCACTTTTTGTGTACATTACAGAAATATCTTTTCCTTCTTCTTGGCATTGTTGAGCTACAGCAAGATGGAGATCCAAAGCACGCTTCTTAAAATAACCGAAATTATCGAAGCATATCTGTGTTTGTAACATAGATGCCGTAACTCCTTGCTGAACTCCTGTAGCAGTCTCATACCTGTTAGGACCGTTAATTACTTGAGGCGTGATACCAATCATTTCAAAACACTTCATCCTCGACCATTCAGCAAGCTCCATTCTTGTTTTAAGCTGCTCTGTCTGCGACAAATCATAGACAGCAAACTGGTTGAAAGGAACACCACCTTTCGTATTTTGAGATGAGGTATCTAATGTTAATGCTCCAACAGACTTGGCTACATCAAGAAGGTTCGCCCATATATCAGCCACATCTTCACCCAAATCCTTATATTCACTTGGAACCAAATTAATGTCCCCTAAGAAGAATTTACCGATCTCCTTTTCAAGAATATTATTTATCTGGTTTATGGAGAAATTATAAAATATTTGATATGGCTGAATCCTGTTAGCCATAGAAGTACCGATATATCCGGCAACCGGTAGAACAAAGTCATAGATATTGCTATCTCCTTTTATCTGGTGATCGATAGGCTCGCCATCCAGATACAGGTTGTCCTGAGCAAGAGCCCCTCCGCTGATTTTAACCCCGTACCTTACCTGTGGAACGTAATCTACGAAATAAGTATTAATCTCCGGATCCTCCATTCCTTTACTCATGGTTCTGGTAATTTTCTTAATACCATTTTCCTGTAAAAAATCTTGAAGAAGCTCGTCAGTTACCATTTCGGTAGTCACTAATCCAGTCTCAGTTTGGTAGGTAATTACATACACCTGGGCAGGAGATACCCAGTATGATTCAGTTACCTGATATAAATCACTACGAACATGTTCGTCACTTAAACTCTGGGCACGATTATAATAATTACCATGCTCTAAATTTGGCATGAATCTGGTCCTATGATATTCATTACCATTACTATCATATCCGGTATATGTGCCGGCTGGAATACCATAATAATCCTCATAAGCTTTTATAGAAGCATAATCATTATATCCTTTCCAAGGTATTACCTTATTCTGATATAACATCCCTACGCTCGCCGATTTGGATAAACTTACATAGCTTCCATTATCACCATTATTATAAGTACCATTGAAATTATCAGCACCTCCTATAAGCTTTTGCTTGTCTTTTGCCGTAAGAAGATGCCCCCACCTTACTATAATATCATTGGCAGTATAATAATGGACACGACCAATATAATCACCATATTGAGGATACTTACTATCTAACGTCTTCGAATAAAATGTATTCAACGGAGACCATCTCTCCGGCTTATAATAGTCGTATCCTACATGATAATTCCTAAAGCAACGACCGGTAAGAAGATAGTCAATGAAATTCTCAGTATCTATCTCATCCATGTAAAAACGCCCCCTGTCCGCCTCAAGTGTATGAGAACCCCATATAACCTCGGCAGTCTTCCATTTTGTATTCATGAAATTCTCTATCTCAGGAGGAGTCATAGACGTTTTCACCTCTTGTATCTGTTGAGCATAAGCCTGCTTCTCTTCTTCGTTAGCAAAATTATTATAATCCGGATCCAATCCTCTATTTAATAACTCTTGCCTAACCCTTCTGTCCAATTCCTCCTTAATGTAATTATGAAGAAGATTCTCCTTCGTGGCAGAATACTGATTCACTTCAGATTCGTCCAATCCAACTACATTATACTTGTCAGAAAGGTTGCCCAGCCATCCTACAAAAGCGTTTACGATCGTACCTATTATATCATAATGACGTAAGAATGATGGAATATTTACATTGTCCCTTATAGACTGAACATCCTTAAGATAAGGAATTACATCTTTCAGCTCCATAAATGACAGCTTTCCTTCCATCATCCTGTAAAAATCTTTGAACTTTTGGTTCTCATCAAGCTGCTTCAAACCAATCAATTCAAGAGAATCCATAGTAGCTTTAAACCACTCCTTGGTTTTTCTCTTGGTAGGTATCGCCTGTACCGGCAAACCTGAAAATACTCCTCTGGCTGGAAAAGCCTGATCTCTATTGAAATATTCCATCCTATTATCCTATTTTTCACAAAGATAAGGAATTTGTTCTCGTCACCTCATTTTATACGGGTTATGTCTTCTTACCGTAAATCCTTTAACCTGTTCCATCTTCTTACGTTCCCTCTTCTTTTGATTCTCCTTCTGAGTCGTACTTTTAGGCATGTAACCCATATCATCATAATACTTAGCCAGAAGAAGAGCGTGGCCAAAGGCTATGATACGGTCAGTGTTGACCCCAGGGCCAAAGGCTATGATTTCATCAAGAAGCTCTATATCAGGAATACGGTAAATGCCCTTCTGTGTTATTTCATTACCATCATCATCATACCCAACAACAACATCCTCCCAACAATATTGAATAACGGTATTGAAAAGCATGCGCTGGTTTGGAACCGTAGGAGCCAAACCGAGCTTGTTGTTCTGACGGGCGCCAGCACGGATAATCTTACCGGCAAGACGTTCACCGTCTTCCAACAACATAAGTTGCTTATTTCGTCTCGTAAGATAAAATTCATACATTCGGTCAGCATTCTCCATAAGGCACTTGGCTCCATACGCCTCTTGAAGTATTTCACAATTCCGACAAAAATCATCTGATGATGGAGGTCTTGATGCATGAGAAGCAACAATACAGTACGCAAATGGGTCATTTATTTTCACGTATCTTTTAAGAACATAAAAGACACCAACAGAATCCGTATCCGCCTTATCCGCCTTGTATGGGTCAAGCGATGAGACATAAGTATTATCAAAAACACCTCCTTCTTCTGGAGGATCCTCGTATATAACAACAGGAGCATCTATGTTACCACCTTGAAACGGATAATCAGCCAATTGTTTGTCACTAAAATGATACCCCATTTTCATGCCATCTGTCTGATAAATATCCACTATCTTTCCAGGCCTACCTTCTTCAAGAAGACGGCTTTTATGCTTCAACGCATCTTCTACAGGGAACCTATTTACATTCGTATTAAGAAAACAATCATCTATAGACAAAGGGAATGCCATTCGTTCCTGGACGTATAAAGCTCTATCCTTTTTGACAAGTTCGTCAAGACGTGATTTTATTATTCCAGTATTTTTATCAAAGTCTGAAACTTTTATCTTTATCTTTTTAAGACCTGGAGCCTTCTCTACTCCAAGATACTTATCAAGAGTAGTCTCTTTCTTTTCATACGCATGAGACATCTGAGCTGGAACAAAACACCCTGATTTACATATACGCCATGTTGGTTTTGTAACTCTCTTATTTAGAATATCATAATTCATTATAATAAATCCATATTCGTCCGGAGAGTTCATGATTTTCTGGGCATCTTGAGACTTTTCTACATTACCGCCAGTTCCCGACATCAAACAAACGCCCCTCATTCTACCATGCATCATATGAGCCGGTCTACCGGCAAGCCATGCTCCAAGCACCGGAAATTTACCTACCTCATCATATATAGACGTATATGGAGTTCCACCTGCGGTCTTCAATGATCCTCGTGTCTTTCCATCATCAACGTTGGTGATTCTTATTCTGGCATGAACATCACGTTGATTATTGATGCTTCTTGTACCTAAAATAACTTCTTTAGTCCAGTCATTACCCGTCCTGTTTATAGTAAGATAAGGAGGAAGATTATCAAGTCCAAACTCAAGATACTCTCCCATATTGGCAAGGTCTTCTTTACTTGCTCCAATAACATTATGCGTCAAATTGTATGTCATTGTAGCATTACGAGCCAGAAGGGAGCTCATTATAGCCGTATTGTGAGTAACGACGTAATTGGTGGTCAAAAATAAATGAGAATCATTATCAACGGTTATACAGGTGGCATGTTCCTTTCCGTATATTGATATGGATCTTATTTTTAATTCCTTACGATTCCTTGATAGTATAAGTTTATTACCATCTAATTTAGCATACCAACCTGAAGCCCAAAACATACGTTGTACAAAATTTATGACATCCATGTCAATATGATACAACATAAGCTCTTCTTCTCCGGTTACTACGTTTCTGAAAGAACGAATGAAGTTTTCTATGAAATCTTTTTTTTGATCTATGGACGATCTTAGAAATTTCTTACAAACGTATTTATCAAAAAACATATCCCCTCCATAGCCACCGAGATAAGCCGCCAGCATAGAGGCGTAGGCCGACGGCGGAACCGGCAGCTTTGCCGTAGGGTAGTTCAGGGCCTCACCTACTGGAATAGACATACTCTTATAATCTAATCCGGCTATGGCTCTAAGACTCCTAACATGCCATTTTCCGCCATGATTGACACGCCATTGGTGATTTCCGCAACAAATAACGTTACGACCGTCTTCGAACACGACTCTGTAGGTGGTTACTTTCCCTTGAGGGTAGACACCTACGACCTCTACCAAATTCCCTTTATCGTCATATATCTTATCCCCTACAACAATATTTCCTATCATCTTTTCCCGGTCCTCAAGATAAAGTATCTCAGAATCAAGAAGGGCTTTCCCAAAACGACGGCACCCGAACATGAATATTCCTTTATTCTCTTCTTCAGCCTGCTTTAGAAATTCGGCAAACATCCATTCATTATCACGAAGCTGTGAATTTCCTGGAATACGATCTTCTCCTACGTCAATCATCATCTTCCAGAAATTGATATGCCAGTATAGCCAAGGATGGATAAACACCCCATTTATGGTAACACCGTTAAGGAGTTTCATAGCCTCATTCTCCCAGAATTGCTTGACATCATCGTCTTGATCTTCATAAGAATACAGGTCATTCCATAACGGGATATCGTTACCCATATTGATATAAAGTTCCTTGCTGTTTAAATTCATCACATAAAAAATTAAATGAGCTTACTTTTAGCTTCATTCTTCACAAAAGACTGAATACCGGATACTGTTTGACCTCCTTTTAGGCTCTTCTTGTTTTTGGCAGCCTCAAGCTGATTATAGACATCCATTATCCCACACATATTAATATAAGATTCAGTCCACTGCATTAAGCTATCAGACAAACTCTTTTGAAACCTAAATTCCTTCTCCCTCTTATCAGAATCCTCTATTTTATCCCAAGGGTTGTCAGATAGATAACGTTCAGCCTTATCTATCTGATCTCTTAGTACAATGAGTTTCCGATCTACGTAAGAAACATCCTCATTTGTCGGCTTTCTTGCTTTCATTGTTGATAATTTTTAGAAAAGCCTCATATTGGGACTTAAGCATATTAAACCTATCTTCCAAAGAAGAAGGATCAACCCTATACTTACACATATTTTTAATACCTTCTTTCACTGATTCATCCTTGAACATAATAGAATCTGTATTATGATCAACATACATAACAAAATCAGATTCTCCATTATTTACTATCCTATCAAGAACTTTCCTGCTATCATCATCTATATTAAGATTATGACCAGCATTTATAGACAATCTATATACTGTACCTATGGAAGAAGCAACTTTTACCATCTCTTGTTGACATAAGTTAGTCATAAAAGACTTCTCCTCTAAATCTATAAAATCATCTAACTCTATCTTATCTTCTTCCTCTTTCTTCCTAAGTATATCTTTTGTAATATCCTCCATCTCTTCACCTACTTTATCTTGCTCAGACAAAATATGATTATAGTAAGAGATAAGATGCTTTATATCTGAATCAAAATCAATCGTCCTCATTATCAATAACTTTTTTGTCGTAAATAATTACATCAATTGCCTCCATAGATAAATTATAATCCGCTTCCTCAAAAATCTCATTATCAGTTAAAGTTCTTAAAAAAGATACAGATATACCTCTCTTCTTAGCAAATGACCTAAGCACTGCATAAAGCAAATCACCAGCAGAATAATCTGGAAGATCATCACAATATGCCTGCAACATGGAAAATAAGGATTTCCTTTTATCCTCGCATTGTAAATGCCTTGCTTTGCTACATCCTACCATAACACTCTTAACTTTTTTGAATTATAATGCCTTCAAAATTAAACGGAATCTTTTCCTCTTCTTGTGATCCATCTTTTTGATAGTGAACAGTCATATGTTTTACGAATCTTCCTATTCCAAATCCTGCTGTATGTATCTCCATATTGAATTTGAAATGACGGGAGTCAATGATATTCAAATTAGAAGAAGTACAGCCACAATATGTCTCTGATGCTGTTATCTTAATATCATGCTTTGACTCAAGAACGAATGAAAATTTTATGCTGTTCCCTTTTTCTACCGGTTCAAAAATGATTTCAAATGATTTACCGTCTTTAGATAAGTCAATATTATATTTCTTGTCATCTGTAGAAATAACATTAAATTCATCAGAATCCATTGTAATAAGCTCTAACCTGTTCCATCTTGACTTCTCATCATAAAAATCAATAGAATACTGCCGGTCCATCCACGAAGGACGAGGAAGTCCCTCCCCAAGCGCACACTCTTCCGTCTTGCTCCAGGCCTTTTGCTTGATGAAGCACGTACATACCGAACAACGATTTTTACCTATTTTCTTACTTACGTATAAAGAAAGAGGCAACATAGAGTTAGGAACGTTCTTGGTATTGTATTTACATCCTTCACACTTTTCAAGACGTTCTTTGTACCAATCAGGATAATCTTCTTTTTTTCTTGGAAGTTTTTTTAATATCGTATCCATAAAAGCATCGTATATAACTTCCGCTTGCAAAATCTTTTTCATTTTATTATCTATTAAATTCCTGTTCTTGAATATTTTGTATTTCACTAAGACTATGACCCTTACGAGATTTAAAGATAGATAATTTGTTGTGTTTTATCAACATATCTCCACTTTTTATCTCACCTGAATCATAAGCATCCTTTATCATCCTTATCTTAATATCAAGGCACTGAAGCTCCTTTTCCTGATACTTGGATAATTTTTCTACCTTGGATTTAAGACGCTCAAGATTATGTTTGCGCCTCTCCATCTCATGAAGATTACAAACCATATAACCTACATACGGGACAGACACAGACACGTTATCAGTGTACGTACATAAGTTATTGGCATAAGAAATACTGGCCCTGAAAACGTCCCGTATTTGATTTCGATCGTAAACGCCTCCAGTTTTCTTCATCACATCATCTATAATATGTGACTCAAATGATATAGGGAAATTATTCTTCGGCATTAGAATCAAAAGTTTTCTTTCTGTAAAATAAAGAAACCAACGCACATTGATCCCTGGAACCTTCCAATACAAAAAGACGGCGCATGTTCTCTATATCCGGACACAAACACCTGGTCCTGTAATTCCCCTCCCTGTCAATCAATATACCTCTTTTCTTCATCTCCGTATCCAAAACCGATACATATTGAAGATCGGTACTGAAACAATGAGAAAACTTCTTCTTGGTATCATAAGAATACCCAAACACAAAATAATAAGCAAGAAGATTTAAATGTCTTGCGTCTATAACATTCTTCTCATTGCCTGAAGCCATAAGATACCCGTTATAAAACAGAAGTATCTTCTTAGCCATATCCACTGTGTCGGAATAAGGCACTAAAAGCCTATAGGCTCTATTACTAACATCTTTATTATCACACTCTTTCATCCGATTATAGTTTTGATACAAAGATAAGGATTAAGAATTTATAAATATAAAATTAACGTATTTTATGACAATGGATTCAGAATTTGCCCCTATATTTGCACTGTAACATTAAAAAAAATAAGACCTTATTATTTGACATTCATTATTTGTTTCTATATTTGCTGTACGTTACAGATATGAGAAGCATGAGAAACAAATTATGATAAAAAAAATATTACTTGTCTTATCATCGTTTGTTCTTATGTTCTTCAAATCTGTAACGGGGTTTTGGGATTTTCCGAACGAAAAAAAGACATGAATCGGATGGATATCCCCAAAAATCCATCCGATTTTTTTTGTTACAGATTATGAAGTTACAGTTAAATAGAAATATAAACATAAGTCTTAGACTTTTGGAGCAGTGGTCAGATGATCCGCTATTCATGGAACTGTATGCTTTATACTGTATGATAAAAATCTCCTTCCGGGATTCGAGAATAAGATTCAAAAACCAGAAAGACCTTCTTCACAAACTTGGAATCGGGTATTCGAAGTTCAAGAACATGACAGGACATCCGATGTTCGATGAGCTGTTCCGTATGACGGATAGTACGTTCGTTGCAAGAAGATATAGGGTTAATGGTGTACAACTTACTCTCGGATGTGGGAAAGTGAATATTCCAAAGAATAGGATTTTAATTAAGATAAAGAAAAATGAAATAACAAACCATGAAAAAGTCCTTGACAGGATAAGAGAAGCGATGTTTGTTAATTTAGTCAGAAACAACGAATCTGTACTGAACAGTGGAGAGCCAAACTCTCAGGCTGAGGTCGTAGACGGAAGCCACTCGTATTATGGATTAATTGATTCGACGATAAGTAACAAAACAATTGCATTGTATTTGAATGTAGGACTAACAAAAGAGAAAGAGATTGTCAGTATGGCGATACAAGACAAGCTTGTAAAAAGGTTCGAAAACATACAATTTATAACATACGTAGATAATCCTCGTGCTTATATTGAAGCAAATGAACATAACTACCCAATAGGTAAGCTGATTCCGGTATATAGACACGGGGCCGTTTTCTGGCAAATAGCAAATACCTGGACCTTATATAAGAAAGGAGCAACAAACAGATGGTATTTTGGAGAAAAGGATATAGAGAAAGAGGAAAAAGAAAAAGTGAGTAAGAAAAACGATTTCAATTTCTTCTTAAAAGACAACACTCATATCCTTAATTTCTTGAACGCCGAAGAAGTTGTTTCCGAAGATGGCGAAATTCTTGGCATAGATCGTAAAAAGACAAAAGAAGAAGAAGCAAGGTTATTAGCTTCTATTATGGCTAAAGAAGCGCACAAAGACTTCTGGGACGGATACGAACGAAGTACACAAAACCAAATTGTAAGAAAATACTATCGCGCTATCATAGCAGAAGATAAGAAGCGTAGAATGGACATGTTCTTAAACTGTCTTAAACAATCATACGACAAGGTTAGTGAATGGAGCCAGGAGAAGATAGCCACCGTAAAATCCGGCATGGCTGAGGCTGAAGCCTGCTGTGCTGAGGTGGGGACGTCCGTCGCTGGGGTCTGCGGTAGGATAAGTAGGAGAATGAAATCATATAATAATGCCGTAGCTGACAAAAAGGCAGATTTTAATGAGGTACGGGATATGTATGCTGAGTTCGCCGGCGAGATGGCTAAAGCGGTTGGTTCGGTAAACGAAGACATTTATACGTATGTTAAGACAGAACAGTTTAAGGAGAAGATAGAAAACATAGATATAACGATCCGATCATTATCGAACAATAGCGCAACAGATAACGATACAGGATTAGATGGAGAATCTATATTCAAGGATATACCATTTGAAGAATTATCATTCTGTAATAATACCTATCTTTATCCTATATCCCATTATTCAACATTTCAATGATTGATGCTTGAGAGAGGGGCTGTTATTAGTGGTCGCAGACAGAGCCGAAAAACGATAATCTCGTAGAGTATTGACGGAAATGACCGTTAGCCACTATTATGCCCTAATTGTATTCGCGTGAAACACTATTACGATCTGCTATAAAGCCACTTATTTGGATTATTATTTCTTTTTAATTATGATTAATGTATTTTATGTTTTTGATTTTATTTTATTTTAATACTTTTGTTTTGTAAAACAAAATCAGAAAAAATATGGCGATTAGTTACGACAAAAAAATCATGGAGTGTGTTCTTCGTTCAGTTATGTCCGAAGGTAATGTCGCACAAGGAAAGGCTATTAAGTCTATTTGTAAGTCACCTAAACCGTTGTTTATTACCGGGAAAGGAGGTAGTGGGAAAACAACGTTCCTTAAACGTATCATACCGGCATTAAAAAATGCGGTTGTTGTAGCCCCTACGGGCATTGCTGCTGTTAATGCAGGAGGTCAAACCATTCATTCATTTTTCAGAATCGGAATGCAGCCATATATACCTGAAATACGGAAAGGTGCGTTTATGGATAACTGCGAATATAAATTCAACGGAGGCTCGGAAAAGATTTTACAGAATATAAAGTATCTTATCATAGACGAGATTTCTATGGTTCGCCCTGATCTACTTGATAATGTAGCCGACATCCTTCGTCATGCAAGAGGAGACAAGGATCCGTTTGGCGGAGTGAAGCTTATTATGGTAGGTGATTTATTTCAACTTCCGCCGGTAATTAAGGAGGATTTTTTTAGAGAAATATACGATACATCTTACTTCTTTAGTTCCAAGTCTCTTATGGCTTCAGGAATGGAAATGGTTTCTTTTGAAAAAATATATCGTCAGAAAGATGAGAAGTTTATCAGTATTCTTAATAAGGTACGTGAAGGGCAGATGGACGATGATGTATTTGATACAATAAACAGCAGATGTATTCAGTCTGATAATAATCAAGGATATGTTGAGATTGTAACTACCAACTCAAAAGCTACGGCTATTAACGAAATGAGAATATCATCTTTACCTGGTTCTTTAAGAAAATTTGAAGCTGTTATAAACGGTGATTATCCTAAAGATGCTCCGGTTGAAAAAACTCTTTTCTTAAAAGAAGGATCCAGAGTGATGATAACCAGAAACGGAGGAGAGTATGTCAATGGATCTCTTGGTACTGTATTATCTATAAAAAAAGGGGAGATTGAGGTAGTTCTTGATAAACCAAAAGATGAGGAACATACTAAGGTTGTTATAACACCATGTTCGTTTGATAAAGTAAAATACGTAAGGAATGGATATAAGATAGAATCTGAAGTAGTAGGTTCTATTGTTCAGTATCCTATAAAAATAGGTTATTCTATCACAATCCATAAATGCCAGGGCCTTACCTTAGATGCAGCAATGATGGATGTATCAAATTCTTTTGAAACAGGACAGCTATATACGGCTCTTTCAAGAGTAAAGTCTCTTGATGGAGTGTATCTTCGTCAACCTATCCCTAAAACGATAAAAACCAGTGATCAGGTGGTGATAGACTTCTATAAAAGAACTCTTGGTAGTGGAGGTATTGTGAAACCGGTTCCAATGGAAGAGCTTGAGAAGTCTATCATGAAATTGTCAACCGGATCTGAAATAGATTTTGCAGAGTTTAATTTATAAAAATATACAGTTATGAAATTTGGAGAAGCTTTGGAAGAAGTAAAAAAAGGTGCATTAATTGCACGCAAAGGATGGAATGGAAAAGGTATGTTCGTATTCCAGCGACCTGGAGATATGTTGTCTACAGATATGATAGTTAATAAAGTAAAGTCATTGCCAGATTCGTTTAAAAAATATATAAACGATTATTATGACATAACCGAAACCAATATGATTAAATTCTGTGCTTATCTATGCATGAAAGATGCTAACGATGATATTGTAAATGGATGGGTAGCTTCGCAATCAGATATGTTGGCTGACGACTGGATGGTAATTGGTTAAATAATAGAACTATGGCAAGAGTAGATAAAATATTTCAAGACAATTTGGCTCTTATAATGAGCCAGCAGTGGGAAGAGGTAAAGCGACCGGTCTACGGTGACGGGACAGGCGTCAAGGTGAAGCGTATCCTGCAAGTATGTAACCAGTACGATCTTCGTCGGGAATTTCCTCTTGGTTCTCTTCGCCCTACTAATCTTAAGAACTCTATAAAAGAAATTTTGTGGATTTGGCAAAAAAGATCGGTAGACGTCAAAGAACTTGGTCTTCATATCTGGGATCAGTGGGCTGATAAAAATGGAAAGATTGAAGGATGTTACGGCGATATGATCAACACTCCCGTTATATTGAATGATGCTAAAAACGATACTTATATAATCAATGCGAGCAATTATTTTATTAATGGAAATGAAATAACAGGTCGTGCTTATGAAGGGTATGGATTTGAAAATCAAACAGATTTTATTTTATGGTCGTTGAAAAATGATAAGTCATCAAGACGTATCATAGCATCTATGTTCAATCCTGTTACTAATTCTGTTAAACCTCTTCAAGAATGCGCGTTCCAGATCAATTTATCTGTTAAAGAAGATGAGTTATATATGACTCTTTATCAGCGTAGCCAGGATGCTGTTGTTGCTGGTCTATGGAATGTAGCCCAGTACGCGGCGTTGATGATGATGTTTGCTCATGACGCAGGGTTAAAACCTGCTGTTTTCACTCATTTCATCCAAGATATGCATGTGTATGACCGGCACGAAGAACAGGCTAACGAACTTCTTCATCGTTCTCTTTTCGGTCCAGTACCGCAAGTAACTATATCATCCCGTATGGACGGGAAAGGGTTCTATGATTTTACTCCGAATGATTTCGAAGTTTGGAATTATGAACCTAAAGAACAGATAAAATTCGAGGTAGCAAAATAATGAACGTAAGCATAGACAGGAGAGTTAAGATGATTTCCCTTGCTAAAATAAAGCAAGGGGATGAATTTAAAATTGGTGGTTATAGATATGTTGTTGCATGCGCTTCTCCGTTTAGGTTTGATGAAAGTAGTAGAGTAAGTGGAATCGAGTTCACTATCTTTTCGTATAAGGGTAATAAACTTACCAGAATGATTGACGGTATATTCAAACGAAACTCTATTCTCATGTTTATGCCTGGGGGAGATGCTTTAATATTAGAGTGTTCTAAAAGAGAGTTAAATAATTATTTTGTTAAAATATAAAGACAATGACAGGAGCAGAAAAATGCAATAGATGTGAGCAGTTTGGTCCCAACGGTCTTACTGATTATCCATGTAAAAGGATTCCCTCAAGAAACTGTCCTTGGTTTATTAAAATATCGGATAAGAAATATAAGAAGATTCTTGCCGATAGAGTAAAGAAGATCAAAGAGAATGAGAAAAAGAAAGAAGAGATGATGAAAGATCAGGATCTTGTCGAAGAAGTAAAACAAAACACAAAAAGATTAATGCAATGAAAAAGAAAAATTTAAAAGAAGAAGAAGTAGAGGTAATTATTCCAAAAGAAGTAGAAGCTATTAACATATGTGGAAATATCAATGATTTCATAAAACATATTATATATGTCAGCTTGGATAAAGTAAGTAATGATAGGGCATTTATCATTAACGATGTTCTGTATATGGTTACATACGCATCCATAAAAGGTAAAAATACCCCTATTGGAGTATTCGTAAAACAAAAGGATGCTGAATCAAAAGATATTGCTATGCCGTTTGAGGATATTGGAAGGGATGTAAATGTAGTGTATCCTATTGAAATAGGAAAGATGTTTAAAGGTTTCTACATTCTTGGAAACGGCGCTGTAGCTATCGATTACGAACTTATAGACAATGGAGGTTTCGAAAATGATGATAGCATTGGTAAAATCGACATGAATCTAAATTAGTGTATTATGGTACTATATATAGCAGCAGATCCAGGAAAAGACGGAGCCATAGCCTGCATCGACCAGGACAGTAAGCTAATATCAAGAATTGCTACTCCAAGAGTAGCAATTTCAGGACCGGTAGACTTGACTAAAGAATATGTTTTTTGCCGAGATACGATCGTAGAAAACAATCCTGATAGGGTAGTATTTGTCATAGAGGACGTCCACGCCCTGTACGGCGTAAGCACGTCCTCTACAGCCTCCCTCATGGAGAACAAAGGCCAACTGCATGGGCTGTTCCTCTCCCTCTGCATGGCATTCCCAGACATAAATTGCTCCGTCCATTTCATAGCTCCTAAAACATGGCAGAAATTAGTTTGGACACATTCTGATAAGGTTATGGAAGCCAGTAAGGTAAATACTAAGAGAACATCATTAGCTTGCGCTAAAAGACTATGGCCAAATGATACGTTCGTTAAAAACGAAAGATGTAAGACAGCTCATGATGGAATAGTAGACGCTATGCTGATAGCAGAGGCAGCAAGGAGAGTTGTTTAATATTATTTATATCATTTTAAAACAGATTAAATCAAAATTAGACTTTTAAATTGTATATTTGCAGTGTTAGATAAATCATAATCGTAATTTTGAAATGAAGGTAAGGGTTTCCGGCATATTAATGAATAATAGACTTTCAAATATCTCTAAGATGTTTGAAAGGACGGTAAAGGATTCAGTTACGTCGAATATAAAATTAACTTTATATTTTGATCACATCCGGATACAAGCCATGAACGAACGTATAACATATACGGAGGATATCTTTGACATAAATACTGATATTTCTTGTGACCAGATATTTTCATTTTTAGTAGATGCCGGAACCCTTATTTCATTTTTCAAAAATCATAATCAGGATATAGAAATAGAAATTGAAAATGATTACAGTATCGTTTTTAGGTACAAAAACGGATCATTTTCTTCAACATGGATTGAAGATAAATCATTCCCTGATTTCTTTTATCCTGTTGGTGATTCGATTCGTGTTTTGAGTTCGTCTTTTATACAGTCGATGAAGAGATCTTTCACTTTTGTTGGGACAGATGAGTTTAGACCTGCTATCTGTACGGTTCTTATTAATGTCAAGAAGAATTATATTGATATTGTTTCTACTGACATGTTTCGTCTTTTTATAAATAGAAAAGAAGTAGAATCAATTAATTCGGTTTTGAAAGATAAGGCTATTATGCTTAGCGAGGTTGCTGCTTCTATTTTATATCAATTTCTTTCTGATAGGGAAGTTGAGATAGTAATCTCTACAGATGGAGTGCGAACATTCTTATGCTTTGATAGCGTTATAATATCAGATATGAATGTTGAACAAAATTATCCAAACTATGAATACGTATGTAACAAATTTGAAAAATCGTCTCGTGTTAAGTTTGATAGAGATTCAATTATTTCTATTCTTAATTCTATGACGTTGATAAAAAATAGCGTTTGTGTAAGAGTAGATGAAAATGGTAGTATAACAGTAATGTCTGAAGATCTTGGAAACAGGAAGATGATTATGGAATCTACTTCATGTGAAATAATAGAAGGTCATGGATTTAATTTTTCTATTAGCAAGGATAATATCTTATCTTCTGTTAAGGCCCTTATAAAAGGAGATGTTATCATGGATTGGTCTGATCAGTATAAAATGATAAAGATGTTCAATCCTAAATACGAATCAACATACGTCTTAAATCAAACATTGTATAATCTATAAACAATTAGTAATATGGCTTTTAGAGAAAATAGAAGTTTTGGTACAACTTATTATTTGTACATTAGTTCAGATGGTAACTTGTATGAAAAAAGTAGCGAACCGAAAGAAGGTTTCGTTCAACACATAAATCCTAATAACGGTCAGCCGGCAGGATACTGGAAAGAGTATTATAATGGAGTAGTTGGGTACATCAACTACATCGGGTTAAAAACAAGCACTCTGCCTAATGGAAATACTGTTACTAATTTCCTTATCGTATTGAAAGATTACGAGCTTAATGAAAACTATTGTGTTTCCATACCTCTCGTAAATCAAAAAGGAAACATCAAGGGTTTTGTTAAGAGCTTCGTAAAATACTACGAAAACATCGATTTCAGTCGTGAGATTTATTTCAATATATTTAAGAAGAAGAAAGATGATGAATTTGGTTCTTCAGAACTTATTATTGCATATGCTGGAGTAAACGGAGAAAAAGATCAGCTTATTGAACGTTTTTACAAAAAAGGTGTAAATGGCTGGCCCGATCCTGTTGAAGTTATAGGATTTGATGGTAAGAAAAGCCTTGATTATTCAGCTCAAAACAACTTCACTTATCAGAAGATTAATGAATATTCAAATAGATTCAATAATTCTATTAAAGATATCAGAGCTGGTATAATGGCTAAATTAGGGTTAGGAGGAAATGCTCAGCAAGAACCTATGGCTCCTCAGACTTATACCCAGCAACCGGTAGCACCTCAGCAGGTTCAGCAACCTCAGTCTGTTCCGAGTGCTATTCCGTATCAGAATTACCAACAACCTGTGCAGCAACCAGCACAATATCAGGCACCAGCTTATACGCCACAGCCGACAGCTCAGCCTGCTGCTCCTGCGCCGGCACCTACTACAAGGAGCGCCAAGCCTCAGCACCAGACTCAGCCTCAAGCCCAGGCGCCTGATTTCCCACCTATGGAAGTAGATGATCTTCCTTTTTAAAAATGTGAATAATCAGCCCATTAGTAAGTTAATTACTCTTGGGCTTTTGAAGATAAATAATAAATAGTGTATAATATTACGAAACAACAATGGTAGAAATAGTTACAAAATTCCCCCTTGTAAAACTTCGTAAGAAGATTACTAAAGAAAGAATTATGGCTAAACATGGGGATAAATTATGTATGATCTACTCAGAAACCATAGGTAAATACAAACAAGGAGATGAGTGGATCGATGATCCTAATGCGGCAGACATAAATACATTATGTGAATGCTATGAGGCAACTAAGGATCTACAAAAATATGGTATTGTTTATTGTACGGTAAAAATTTAAACAAATGGAGGATTTAAAGAATATAGAAAAGCTTCTTTCTGATAACAGTGATAAAATAAATGGATCTGTTTCAGATAAGAATAAATTGAAATCAGAAAATAAGTCTGTAAAGAAGAGCGTTAATAATGATTGTATTTTAAACGGGTATCATAAGGAGTGTCAGGTAGGAATTAAGAAGTTATATCCTGATGTTGAGATACCTGAGTACAAACATGAAGGAGATGCCTGTTGCGATATTCGTGCATATAGGGTGGTGAAGATGATTAACGATATGGGGATTGAAATAGAAGTTCCTTCCGATTTTGAATCAATTACCTTATATCAAGGGTATTCTGTTAGAATCGGTACCGGATTTAAATTAAATATTTCAAGTGGATGGTGTGTGAATGTTGAAGGACGGTCCGGTTTTTCTTTTGATGAAGGTATTGTTATTTCTAATGCACCTAGTAAGTGTGAATATACTTACAAAGGAGAGTATATGATTAATCTTATTAAGGTCAATAAAAAACCGACTGTAATTCATAAAAACGATCGTATTGCTCAAATGGAAATCGTTCCTCAGTATAAGATGTTATTAGAGGAAGTAGAAGACATAGAGATTGAAGATGACAATGATCGTGGAGAAAAAGGTCTTGGTAGTTCGGGAGTTAAATAATTTTTAAATATTTTTACAATGAGTATGTTAGGTTTTACATTCATTACCGATAGCAAACTATCGATGTATCGTGAAAAGGCTATAAAATCCGAAACGCTCGCAAAAGAGGTTGAGGAAATGCAAGATATGGCTTTTATTTACGAAAAAAGAATAGAAGAGAAGAATAAAGAAATTTCCAATCTTAAATCGGATATAGCTTCAAAAGACAAAGAGATTTTATCTGTTGGTAAAGATCTTTCCGTAGCTAAAGAGGAAATAGAAAGACTGAATAATAATCAGAAAAAACTAATAAAAAGTATCAAGGATAAAACAGAAAAGCTTGAAGAAGCTAATTCTAAACTTGGTAATGCTAATTATAGAATTAGCGACTTAGAAGAGAAGAGAAGTAAAATATCATCTGACTTAAAAAAGAAATCAAATGATTTGGTTGAAGCTAAAATCAAAATAGGTAATTTAGAAAACGAGGTTTTGGTTGGATCCAAAACAATACAAGATTTAGAATCGAAGCTGAAATTGACGCAAGTAGAATTAAGAGGCTACCAAATGGGTATAATCGGGAAAGATAAAAACAATGTTGCTGAGCCGGAATTAGATAAAGATGAAGAATCAGATAAATATGTAGCAGAACCGGAGAAATTTGATGAAAATAAAGAAGTGAAATACAATACGCTTCTTGATACAGATGTGATTCAGGAAGAAGTTGGTGATATTGTGGATCCAGAAAACGTAGCTGAACAAGTAAAAGACACTAAAAAGAAGAAGAAAAAAAAGAAGTGAGTTATTTTAATGGTTTTATAATATTTTAACCAATAAATACACTATGCTTTAGCAAGTGGATGAATTGATTTGATTAACTTTGGGTCAAAGTTTCAAATAAAAAAAAACTTCGGAAGGGCATTTCCGAATTGGAGAGCAAGAGTGATTCCAATGATAGCAATATCAGGGTTTCTTGCGTTTGTATCCAAGAATCCCACGCGCTTTAGGCGTGGGAGTATGTCAAGTTTTAATGTTTGCCATATTGTTGGTTAGTGCTTAACTTTGCGTTGAGAGAGTTTTTAGGATAATTATTGGTTAAAAATTTAGCTGTTATATGCAGGCGTCTGTGAAGATTCCTGCATATCTTAAGGTCCTGTAGCTTAGTGGTGAAAGCAGGCGGCTCATAACCGCAAGATCGTGGGTTCAAATCCCTCCGGGACCACTGTCCAATGGTGTAATGGTAGCACAACAGATTTTGGTTCTGTTAGCGGAAGTTCGATCCTTCCTTGGATAACGGTACATATTTTGTATAAGGTGTTAATTATATCGCTGTTTGTGGTGTGTGAACATAGCAGACAGAAATAGTCTGGTAGTTAAACGGATATAACAGAAGTTTCCTAAACTTTAGTTCCGGGTTCGATTCCCGGCTGGACTACAATATGGCCGATTGGGTGAATGGTTTAGCCGGAGGTCTGCAAAACCTTTTATGGCGGTTCGATTCCGCCATCGGCCTCATATTCGGATCATGCCACAAAGCCGGATAACGAATTTAAACAGGTCTGCTAATGTTTTTGCTGTAGTGGCATGTGGTAAGAACGTTAGCGGACCTTCGCTTTAATAACGTGAATTATCCAGAACAACAAATATTACAAATTCTTAATTGTAGATTGTTAAGTAATCCGATGTATGTTATTAATAATCTTCATATATACGATTGGGAATCTGACTTCCTGGCCATAACAAGATCATTGTACGCTTATGAAGTAGAGGTCAAGATGTCTAAGCAGGATTTCTTTAACGACTTCAAAAAGGATAAAAAACATAAGGTTCTTAAAGACGGCATTATTAAGGTAGGTGGTGTCATAAGCTATCCTCCAAACTATTTTTATTACGCTTGTCCGCCTAATATGATTGACGTAAATGAAGTTCCGTCTTATGCCGGGCTGATTTATGTAGATGTTAGTAAAAATAGGATGAACGTCGTTAAGACTGCACCTTTAATTCATAGACAGAAGTTTGATGTAATGGGTAGGAGACTGGTAGATAAGTTCTACTATAATATGGTTACTTGGAAGAAAAGAGCTATTTCAAACGTGTATGCAGACCCAGCCAAGGAAAGAGAGAAGGGCGTGCGTGCCGGAGCTGAGGCTGTAAGGAAGTCGGCCTGGGATGCGTTCAGGGCACAGTGCCCGCACATCGCTTTTCCCTATGGAAAAGAATTTCCGATGTGTGACGATCATGAACAAGATCATCCCATGAGAGACTGCATACTTCAGTGTGAAAAAGGTAGAATATTTAAAAGTAGATTAAAATGAGCACCCCACGTGAATTAAGTAGAATAGCTAATAGGATAGCCGGTAAGATGACTGATGATGGATGGGTTAGCCCCGGTAGAAAGAATCTCGTTTCCGATAAGAAGGTTATGGAGTTAATAGATTCGATTTTTAATGAAATTTGGAGAGAATTAGATGACGGGAAAAGAGTCCATATCAGGAAACAGATGATTTTAAAAAAGATTTTTGTCAGTAGGCAAAAAGATAAATACTACATACAATGCATAGAAAAAAGGGACGCCAAATAGACGTCCCTTTTTGTTTTTTATAAGCAATACAGACGTGAATAATCACATCACTTCATTACTGTCCTTACCAACTTAGAAACAGCTTGTGTGATAGTCCACCTGATGTTAGCATTAACATTGATAGTCTGAGGAGTACCGTTTGCATCCAAGTTAATTACCTCCTTGTCTATTTCCAAGAACGGATCACCTGCTGTCTGGGTAATAACCGTATTAGCTGTCTGACCACCAGCGGCCGTAACCTTAAGAGTATTTACCAGATCGTTTATATTAGTGTTCGCTGCAATACCGGAGAATACGATACTGAAAGCAAAGCCCCCTGTTGCACCAGGGTCGTCGGCAATAACAGCGCCGTTGATGGTAGCCTTGCCTGCCGCCTGATAACTGGCAGGTATTTCCAGCGTCAGAGGATGAGTCTCGTCCGGAGTTAGAGAGAACGTTAATTTAGTTGAGTTACTTGTACCGTTGATCGTTACAGTACCACCTCCTTTCCCTACGGATGCAGTAGGATCTATTTTTACAAACTCAGCTGCCGCAGCTTGGTTGATGGTAGCAGTTTTCTTAACACCGCCTGATTCGGCACCAAATTCTACTTGTTGCGTGCGCTGTACACGACCTTCGTATTTTTCACCTGATACGGTGACTGCCTGATCACCGTCACCTGATCCCGGATTGAAGGTTACAAAACCTATTTTCGATTCTGCCATGACATTTATTTTTAATTGATTAAGATACCGACAAATATATGATTATTTTTTATTATCTTGTGTCATTGATTTATTTTTATTAAATACGTAGTGCTATGGGTTTTTTATCATATTTTAATCCTATTTATTTCTTTGATGATTATTTATTATGTATGTTTGCAACATAAATATAAAATATTATAACCATGAAAGTAGATTTTTTTAACAGTACGGATTTTTTAGGATCTAAAACTAAAGAAAGCAAGATCCGGAAGTTGTCAATCAGCAAAAGTAAGATAATGACTATCTCTGTCGATAATTTGAATTGGATGGGGGTAACGGATGCGGTTGTTATCGGCTTAGAAGAAGGGAAGATATTTGAAGGAGTTGAAAATACGGTCTTTTATCTGGCTGCTTCTGATGTTGAAGACGAGAGATCGTTTAAGGTAAATAACCTTGGTGTAAAATACAAGAGGATTTACTTAAAAGACCTGCTCGATTATCTTGGATGGGATATAGGAGAAAATTCTTATGCTGTGTATGATATTATAAAAGAAGACAGTAATCTATTCCGTCTTCAGTTTAGGGTAATAAAAAAGAGTAGGAGTGAAAAATGATGAAAGATTTGTATATTAAAAACAAAAGAATACTACTATTTGATTTTGACGGGACGTTGGTTGAAACCATATCTGGAGGTCTTTATGCAAAAGATCTTACTGATATGAAGATTAAGCAAGATGTCGTGAATAGGGCACTTGATCTTATGGAGCAAAATGACGTTAAATACTTTGGTATAATAAGCAACCAATGTGATGTGGGTGTCGGGTTTGTTTCCGATGAAGATATTGATGCGAAGATAAATTATGTCCTTAGATGCGTTCATGATCTTGCAGTAAAAAGAGGTATAAGAGGAGTAGTGTATGGTCATTATGAGTGTTTTTCAATTGATGAACATGATCCGATGATGAAGCCTAATCCTGGTATGGTATATAAGGCACTTGGTGCTTGTAGGTTGATGATGGATGGTATAACATATAAAGATATTGAGACAATGACGCTGATGGTAGGAAGCGCCAGTGGTCTGCCAGGGCAGTTCTCTGATTCGGATAAGGTATGTGCTGAGAAGGCCGGCGTTGACTATATGGACGTTATTCAGTTTCTTGGTAAAGACCTTGATTTGAATTATGTGTTGTCCAAAGAACATACAAGTGAAGGAATAGTTATTCTAAACAACGATCATATATATATCCTTGAAAATCCTTATGGGGTTGATCTTAATATAAAAATTGAATTAAAGGATATTTATAGTGAGGAGTTTGATACTCCTCCTGTCTGTAAACCTCCTTTATTTACTTTGAAGTTGCGTATTAAAAAAGATCAGGATTATAGAGGATATAGCGATATTATAAGAATAGATAAAGGAGACAATAATATTACATTCACAAGTTTGTATCATAATCGCGAATAATACATAATACGATACAAATTATTTATGATTTGTATCGTATTATGTATAATAGCCAAAAGCTATTCCGATTATTAGCCTAAGTGTTGAAACAAACACTACGTTATTTAAGAATATATAGTTACCTACGGATGTTTACCCAAGTTCGTAGCTCTAAGGTAAGTGATTAAACAGTTCTGGTATTTGAGGAACAGTGTTGCTTACGAAAACCTTAAATAACATTGGCGATGGGTACTAACAGAGTTTTTACTCTGACTTATGTTGAATAAACATTAAAAACGTTTGTAGATATGGTGTACGTACAAGACATAAATGGTAAACCTATGATGCCTACAACAAGGCATGGTAAGGTAAGACGACTGCTTAAAGAAAACAAGGCAGTTGTTGTGAGCTTATGTCCGTTTACCATCAAATTAACGTACGTCACATCTGATTACAAACAAGAAATTGTGTTAGGCGTTGATGCTGGGACCAAACACGTTGGTCTATCAGCTACAACGAAAAGCAAAGAACTTTACAGCAGTGAAGTAATTCTTAGAAATGATATCGTAGATCTTTTGTCTACCAGAAGAGAGCTACGGAAAACAAGACGGAACAGGTTAAGATATAGAAAACCTCGTTTTAATAATAGAATAAAAAGCAAGCGTTCAGGATGGATAGCACCTTCGGTGAAATACAAAGTAGACGCTCATATTCGTGTTATTGACAATGTATGCTCTATACTACCAATATTTCGTATTGTTATCGAGGTAGCTCAATTTGATACTCAAAAGATTAAGAATCCTAATATATCAGGTAAAGAATATCAGGAAGGTGATCAACTTGGATTTTGGAACACAAGGGAATATGTTTTAGCAAGGGATGGGCATAAATGCCAGTATTGTAAAGGAAAATCGAAAGATAAGATCCTTAACGTTCATCACATTGAATCCCGGAAAACAGGAGGAAATTCCCCATCTAATCTTATTACCTTATGTGAAACCTGTCATAAGGAATACCATAAAGGTAATATAGATTTAAAAATCAGAAGAGGCAAGTCGCTTCGCGACGCAGCCGTAATGGGAATCATGAAATGGAGATTGTATGAAGAACTAAAGTCTAAATACGACAACATTTCTATGACTTTCGGTTATGTTACAAAATATAATAGAATCAATCACGACATTGAAAAATCTCATGTTTCAGATGCCTTTGTTATTTCTAAGAATTTTAATGCTATAAGATTAGGATATTATTATAAAGTAAGATTAGTAAGAAGACATAATCGTCAAATTCATAAACAAAAGATTCAAAAAGGAGGGATAAAAAGACTAAATCAATCTCCTTTTGAAGTTTTTGGTTTCCGTTTGTTTGATAGGGTTATGTTTGAAAACAGTTATTACTTTATATTTGGAAGGCGTAAAACCGGCAGTTTTAACATTCGTGATATTGATGGCAAAAGCCAAAAGAATATCACGTACAAGAAATTTAAACTATCAAGGTGTAAGCGTTTTATGATACAAAAAGAAATGAATTGATTAATTTGAATGAAAATATAGATATGAAGGTAAAGAAAACGGCGATAGTCTATCATAAATCGGATTTGGATGGCGTTGTATCAGCAGCCATCGCAACCATGTACGAAAACAGTAAAGACAGGGATGTTGTTTATATCCCGTATTCGTATGAAGATGATGTTAAGAAAGTTACCAGCAAAGTGCGTGACTTAGATGTTGTTTACGTTCTTGACGTTTCTTTCGGAGCCGATTCTAAAACGGTTTTCAAAAAGTGGCTTGATGAAGGAAAGAGCCTTATGTGGATAGATCATCACAAGGGAATTATAGAAGACAGTAAGACATGGGGATTCACTGTTCCAGGGCTTAGGAGAGTCGGTGTCGGTGCGTGCGCTCTGGCCTCGGACCTGCTGATGGGGAAGGTGCCGGCGATCGTCCGGTGTCTGTCAGACTACGATGTGTGGAATAAAGAATCTGAATTAGGCTGGGATACGGTAGTAGCTATCCAGTATGCCTTGAGATCAAAAATAAGACTCAATGTGTTAATAGCATTGTCGTATTTGTATGATCATTTTAAAGAAAATATGAAGGACAATGAGGTGGATTTAATTTTCTATGATCTCGCTAAAGAAGGACGTGCTATAATTAACTACATGGCTGGTAAAAACGAACAAGAGGTAAGTGCGTACTCGTTCGAAGCGTATGTTGATGAGGTGAAGGTCGTGGCGATAAATACCACGGAATTTAGTTCTAAAGTATTTGATTCTCTTACACGAGACTGGTTAGATGGTAGGAAAATTAAAGCCCTGATGCCATTCTGTATCATGCCAGGTGGTAAAGTTAGGTTCTCTCTTTATGAATGCGTAGAAGATAGTGCAGATTGCTGTGAGGTAAGTAAGAGATTCGGTGGTGGAGGACATGCTGGTGCTGCTGGATTCGTTATAGATGTATCAAGCGACCAATTTAAGGACTTCCTTGAAAAACACAAACTTACTTCAATTCAATAGATAAATAAGGTTATATTTTAAATAGGATTGGTTAATATCAATCCTATTTTTTTTGGTGTTGTGTGAGAGGTGGGTGGGTATGTGATGGTAGAGAGGGTAAAAGATGTTTATGTAACGTGAGAGAGATATGAGAAAGAGGTTTATGTGATGAGGGATATGAAAGATGTTTATGTGATG